TTATATCCTATATTCATCATACTTATGAGAAAGTGTTATCATAGACATACCAGCAATAATTTTTATGGGAATAATATAATTGTCTTCTTCGGTTGCTATAAAAACAAGATCAGCATCATCTTCGGATAAAAATTTTATGCGTAATTTTGCTCCCTTTACGTTTGACATTGAGCGTAAATGCACAATATAAGAATCATACCTTTTTGAAGTTGCAGTTTTCACTTGAACCCTCTTTAAGATTCCATTTTCATCAACAATAAGATCATATGATTGACTATCAGTCAGTGGCAATGAGATTATATGTCCACGTTCTGTGTACCATAAAATCGCTCTTGCTATTCCTACATTTCCTTGTCGTTTTGAATTTATTTGTTTTAACATGGCAGAAGGGGAGGGAATCGAACCCTCAAATCCTTTCAGATCACTGATTTAGCAAATCAGCTCGGCTCGCCAATCTCCGACGCCCTTCTATTTATGTTAGCGCTGGTCTTCCAATGGTAGGGACGATGGGATTTGGACCCATACTCGGCAGATTATGATTCTGCTGCTTTACCAATTAAGCTACGTCCCTAATGGCGGAACACGGAGGACTTGCACCCCACACCCGAAAGTGCCTACTGCTTTCAAGGCAGCGCCAGTTCGCTTGTCTGGTTCGTGTTCCATGGCGGAGTGCGGAGGACTTCAACCTCACACCCTGAGGGTGTCAACCGTGTTCGGGACGGTGCCGGATGCCATCCGGTTCACACTCCAATTGGTACCTCCAGAGGGAATCGAACCCTCATTTGCTGCTTAAGAGGCAGCTACTCTACCGTTGAGTTATGGAGGTAAATATCATACCTATGGGAATCGAACCCATCTTCCCGATTAGCTATCGGGCGTGCTACCATCACACTCTAGGCGTTCCCCGAAGTCGTCCGTCAAATGGGCGGACTATCGGCAGCTTGGTACCCCAGGTGGGATTCGGACCCACACTAACTAGTTCTTGAAACTAGTGCCTCCTGCCATTGGGCTACTGGGGCAGATTTAGAGAATCAGAAATAACGATAAAACAATGCATGGAGAACGAGCACAAAGACATTAAACCTGAAGAAAATCAATTCTCTAAACATCAAGTGGAATTCGAAAAAACAATTGCTCGTGATTGTGCACATAATTGTTCTGGTGAATGTGCCTTAAACGGAATGAAATGCGTCTGGATTTTCTGCCCCAAAACTTCTAAGAAATAAATTGGTGCGCTCGGCGGGAGTCGAACCCTCACTCCTAAGAATTAGGGTTTGAGCCTAACGCGTCTGCTATTCTGCCACATTATAGTGGGGGTGGCGAGACTTGAACTCGCAACTTACGGCTTAAAAAGCCGTTACTCTACCAATTGAGTTACACCCTCACACTAAGCCTCCTGCCGTTGGGATGAGTTAAGACCACTCGAAATTGATCGAATGAGAAATAATTTGCCCCAGGCGAGATTCGAACTCGCAACTACTAGTTCTTAAGACTAGTGCCGCTGCCAATTGGGCTACTGGGGCGCAAATTTCATCACTAGTTTTTCAATACGTCTACCGATCCCACCACATAGTCGTGTCTTCATGGTTGCGGCATATGTTTCAGTCTGAGTATGACAATTAGGACAAAGAAATTCCAAATTCTCCTTCCTGTTATCTTTTGGATTTCCATTTTTGTGTTCTACCTGAAGTCTCAGAAATTTACCATTCCAATTGGAAATACCACATTTATTACAACGATAAAATACACCACTTTGTAATAAAGCTCTGAATAAAACATAAATATTTTCCTTATATATCCCAGTCCTTAGAGTAAGAACATCTTCCCACCTACGTCTCGGAAGAAACTTACCACGATTTGCACAACACCCTTTCCAATGTGATATGTCAATGTTGAATTTCTTTATTACCTTTTTCAAGTGGCCATGCATACCACCAGAAATAAATGATATTCCTAATTTTCTCATTAACATTGCCATACAATCAGAATCTCTGACTAATGGTTCTAGTATTTCTTTAGTGTATTTCATAGGTAGAAGTATCTCCTTTATCTACGTTTGCCTCTGCCTATTTACTTTTGGTAAGTCAGATGCCGCTGCCAATTGGGCTAGTCAGATGCCGCTGCCAATTGGGCTACCCCTCATGAGAATTTCTTCAAAGACATCACCTCACAAGCCTTCAACAACTTAGCTCGTTCATCGTCAGTAAATGGTTTAAGAGCAATCAAAATTGAGTGCAAGGCCGCAATTAGATCTTTCTCCCTCTCTATTTCCATCTTTCTCAGCGTAGCCTTCGGACCATCCATGTTAATCTCCTCACCTACTCCATGTAATCTCCTCACCTACTCCACCATTTCTTTTTCCCATTTTGTGATGTAGGCTATGTCATCGATTTTGAAATCAAACGGATTAACCATCATTGGTTTTCCTGTCTTTCCACAAACCACATATTCTTTACCATCAGCGTTTATTTTCCCAGAATACCCCAAATGTTGCTCACCACATCGTCCACATTTCTCCGTCTTCCACTTAACACCAGTTTTACGCGACATCACTCACTCCAATTCCACCACGCCACGCCACGCCAGCAAGTATTTAAAATCCAAAATGGAGAAAAACATGCGATCAAGCATCAAAGACATCCCGCCACACCTCATCACTCTCGCAGAAACATACCACAAGAAAACCAAAATCCCTTACAATGAACGAAAATTCAAATTACAATTAATCGATATGGTAAATTATCTAGAAAGCCTAGGTGTGAAAGTAGTATGGCCAGAACCACCAGAAAATGATCCTATGAAACGTCCAATTAAAGCTGGCACAGTAATATTTGAACATGGTATGCAATATCGCGTACTTGAAGATACTACTGCCCATGGTTGCCCTTTGGTTGAAGAAATTAAAACAGGACGAAAATTTATCAAGACAATATATCAACATTTAGTGTGGCCAGAACCGCAGAAAACTACTTAATCTGATAGACATGTACTTTGGTTTTCTTAAAATAATCTTTTGGTTCAATTGACCCAACATCACTATAGTGGCGGCAAGAACTAGAATAATTAGTTGACATATTAATTCTACGCATAGTCCTAGTTGCTGATCGCCATACTTCACATATTGGTTTTTGTAAGTTTCGTAGTTTCATATATTATTTTTGTGGTCTACCCTGTGAACATCAGCATTCGCACCATCATCGCTGCTTCGCATTTCGCCAGTACGATGCCTCCCAAATCAGCGGGGGCCACAGGATAGACAATTTTCCAAAATGGTGCTACGAGTGGGATTCGAACCCACACTGCCATGCGCCTGGGGCATGTGCCTCCTGCCGTTGGGCTACCGTAGCAAATTGGTCGGCGTGGAAGGAATTGAACCTTCACTCTATCCTTATCAGGGATATGTGCAGAAACCACTACACTACACGCCGGAAACTAGGAATGGCACCTTCGGCAGGAGTTGCACCCGCACTAAGACGTTCGAAGCGTCTCGTGCTATCTGTTACACTACGAAGGCAAATGGCGTCCCGTACCGGACTCGGACCGGTATCAACAGATCGAAAATCTGTTATCCTAGCCAATTAGATGAACGGGACATTGGTATCCGCACGGGGATTTGAACCCCGGTCACGAGGCTGAGAACCTCGTATCCTAGCCAGACTAGAAGACGTAAATATCACAAAGGAGAATGAGATGACAAAAGCAGATGGTAGTCATATAGAAGATTTGTTCTCTGCAGTTATAACTGGCAATGTTGAACTTGATAAACACACACTCAAACCATACAGAGACCTAGTTTTTAGAGTTGATATTGAGAAATGCACTGATACTATCGCCGAAAAAGGAATTGAATCTTTTCGTAATCTTCTGATAGAGAATTTCACTGTACATGTTGATAGTCTTGTTAATGGGAAAGTAATACCATAAGTGGGGTGGTTGAGCGGATTCGAACCGCCAAATCGCCAGATCCACAATCTGGTGCTCTAACCAATTGAGCTACAACCACCATCAATCTTTTTCATCCAATATCCAGGACCAGGCTTTGATAACCCAAATTTCCTACACCACTTCGTAATTGCCTTATCACTCACTCCGAAATCACAAGCAATCTGGGTTGTTGGCTTCTTCCAAATCAATACTTCAAGAAATTCTTTCGTAGGTGGCCAACCATCTTTCCTCAAAACGCTTCTCTTTGAAGAACACTTTTTACAAATACCAAACTTAGATGACCTAGTAATTATCGAATTACATTCAATACAAAATCTAGCTTTACTAATAATCTTAATTTTATTCTTACTACCATGTGTTTTTAATTGCATCTCGCAATTCCCACAAACAAATCTAAGGTTCTCTAGTCTATTATCACGATTATTGCCATTTTTATGATCAAGAATTAATGTCAATTCTTTTCCACACCAAAATGGTAGTAATCCACATATATTACACTTATATTCAATTAATTTATCTCTTAAAATATATCGTCTAACAGTACTTTTATCACATCTGGAATGTTCAATAAAAACTTTATTAGGATCGAATATATTTTCTTTTTTCTTAAACAAATTTTGAAAATCAATCTCTTCAAGCATTAATTTTTCTTTCAAAAAATTAGCATTTGCCCCTGAACCACAATATCCAAAGAATCTTAGTATGTCTCTCAAGGAAGTGCATCTTTTTACAATATCGATTAATTCATCTTTGGAGCACATTTTCAATCTGCTTCGCATGTACACCTCCTCTGCACGGTTCGATTTATATTTGACTCGAACCGTGCAGAGGTTATCAGTTAAAATAACGGCGGCTATTCGGATGTCAAAGAACCCTGCCAGCAACAACGGAACACTTCACCAAATTTAGTTCCGCAAAGCCATGCTGGACTTAAACTGGCATCCTCGGCAGGAATCGGACCTGCTCTTCAACCTCCGCAGGGTTACGTGCGAATCCACTACACTACGAGGACATCTCCTTATCAAATTCCCGAAAACAAGAACGGGGTGGAAACTTTCGTCGCCACCCCGTTCGGGAAAACCTGACTTGTTGGGTGGCGTTACGAGTCAGGTTCAGTTTGTTCACGCAGCAACATATGCCGCTTAATGAGCGATTCTTTATCGCTCACCTGTGAACTTAACTGTATCCTGACGACTAACATACCCATGACTTCATCTTCTCCAACCTAACTTTGCCTCGACCTTATCTATCATCAGAACCAACGCTGTAAAGTATCCGATGCGAAGCAACCCAATTAGAAACATCAGAAATCGATGACCGCCTACACAACTCGATCACCTGATAACATTGTCGCGAATTAAAGAAACGCACATGACAATCACATCTTCTTAAGTTCATCATAGCAGCCAACCAACGATAAGCCTGACGACGAGTTATGACCTTAGAACACCAAAATTGATCAAAAACTTGATGCGCCTTTCGCCTAAGATCAAAAAGGCGCTCACGACGGTAACAACATGATCTGATTAACACCATGTCTAATGTATCTTTGCATCATTCTCCTGATCAACAAACAAAGTCTGCTTATACCAATTAATCGTATATTCCAAACCCCTACGCAAATCCCACTTAGCCTTGAAACCCAACCTTTCAGCGGCACGTGACACATCCAAACATCGTCTGGGTTGACCATCTGGTTTTGAATGATCCCATACAATCTTACCTTTAAAATCACATAATTCAGCAATCAACATGGCCAAATCTTTAATCTTAATCTCACAACCAGTACCAATATTAATAGGTTCTGGTGCATCATATTTCTCAATAGCAAGAACAATAGCATCAGCACAATCGTCTCTATATAAAAATTCCCTACTTGCCTCACCAGTTCCCCAACACACTACCTCATCCATATTATGCTTAACTGCGTCCATAAATTTACGAATTAAAGCTGGAATAACATGACTACTATCTAGATCAAAATTGTCATTTGGACCATACATATTAACTGGCAATAAATAAATTCCATTGAAATCATATTGTTGTCGATAACCTTGTAGCATCACCAATAACGCCTTCTTAGCAATCCCATATGGAGCATTAGTCTCCTCTGGATATCCATTCCATAAATTCTCTTCCATAAATGGAATAGGTGTAAACTTCGGATAAGCACAAATCGAACCAACTTGAACAAACTTCTCTACTGATGGGCATTTATGCGCCTCATCTATCATATTTAGACCCATAGCCATATTATCATAAAAGAACTTACCAGGATTATTCTGATTAGCACCAATACCACCAACTACTGCGGCCAAATGGACAATAATTTGTGGTTCAATTTCATTAATAATCTTACGACAAATATCTCTATCTCTTAAATCATGACCCTTTTTAGTACTTGTTAATTCCAATATTGCCCCAGCATCATTTAATCTCCGTACCAATGCTCCTCCTAGGAATCCATGCCCACCAGTAACAAGCACAGTTGTTTTATTTAGATTCATACTCATCTCCTATTTTAATTATTTATGCAGGAAGATCAAATTTATCATAGGAGGAAAATCATGCGCATAACTTCATTGGTAGCCAAGCTCAGTGGCCTGGTCACCTTCAACGACAATACCACATCAAGCTTCCATTCGCAACTTGAGAGTGATATATCCTGGAGTGAGAACCAGACGGAAGGCTTAGAGAGCACCCGTCAAGTTTCTTGGTTCTACGAAGACAGAGATTATCCATTCTGGGAGGCTTTAATCATAGCAATACAACATGCTGGAATCCCAAATTTCGAATACAATGAAAATGGCCCACGACCAGCAGTACAAAAACATATCACTGACATGGTTGCGAGAATGGATTTTATTCTTACAATGAATGATGGACACACTTATCACTTCGCGACAGTAGCCACAGGCAAGACTGATTTACTCACCATCACTCCAGGATTCACAGTTGGAGACATACAACTCACCAACGCTGGAGACATAGCCAACTTCAATAGATACTTAATCGAAGTTGAGAACATGTTCAGTCTGATTATGGACGATGTCGTTGTCGCCTAATCATCATGCTCTAACTCAGTGTGCCAGTAAGCATCAGAAACAAACTTATCCCAATTCTTAGGAGTGTTTCTAACTTTCTGCAGAACCAACCTAGGACTCCAAGTAGGTTTAACAGGCTGACTCCTCAACTTCAAGCCAACATCGGCCATAGTCCTATCAGCTTTCCTCCTGTTGCAGGAAATACATGACACAACACAATTAGTCCAAGAAGTCTTGCCACCCCTGGACTTAGCGACAATATGGTCGATAGTTAACTCCTCAGTACCAGGACGATCACCACAATACTGACAAGTATACTTATCACGCCTATAGATGTTAGCCCTAGAGAAAGTGAGCTTTTTCTCAGGAATTTCGCCATACTTAATAAGTACAATCACATCTGGGACCCTAATCGGATTTCTAGCCGTAACAATATATGGTAAATTTTCGACGGCAGCAAGTTCTGACCAAGAATCAAAATCATAGACTTGGTAGTTATTCGCGTCAATTGCTTTGGCTCTACCTTCGAATAACTTAGTAATCGCGTCCATCACTGTAGTGACACGAATTGGCACCCAATTCTTGTTTAAAACCAAAACAGGTAAAGTCAAGGTACCCATACTTTCCTCCATCCTCACTCAGTTCTTGTATTATTTTAGATTGGTGCGGACGGAGGGAGTCGGACCCTCAAAAAACCACGTCCTAAGCGTGGCGCGTCTGCCATTCCGCCACGTCCGCAAAATTTTTGGTTTACTTCGAAAGAATAAACCTAACATCATTTGGTTGTGGGCATTTATCGGCATATTCACAACTGGTCACAATTGCGGACTTATGTGTACGCATCAAGGCTTTCTCGATAGAGTCAATTACACAGCATTTATATAAATCATCTGCGGCACAGACATATAACGTTAGACTATATCTCTCATCATCATGTGTACAAATCGCATATTCTACTTTATAGAGTTTTGCGTGACTCAATTTATGTTCTTTCTTCTTATCTTCCATATTAATTAAAATACTCAAAAATGGAGTGGGTGAAGGGGATCGAACCCTCGACATCGACCTTGGCAAGGTCGCACTCTACCACTGAGTCACACCCACATCAGCTGGAGCCACCAGAAGGATTCGCACCTTCGACCTGCTCTTTACGAAAGAGCCGCTCTGCTGGCTGAGCTATGGCGGCAATATTTTGCTTGAGGTACGCAACAGCTTCTTCCATGTTTAATTCTGATGTTGTTTCATTTGACTTACTACTATTAGAATGATCGGCCCAATATATTACCCATCCTTTTTCGCTCGATTGAATCGAGATAGAAAGACCATCCTTATCTGTAAAATGTTTAGTCAATTTGACTTCTGCAGATGGCATTCCAAACATTCCATACGCCATATTTTGCCTCCTAATATTGGTAGCGGGTAGGTGAATCGAACACCTGTTGCAAAGGTTATGAGCCTCGCCAGAGCAAGTCCCGATGTTTTGGGACAACCAGCCCTTATTGCCACCCGCAATTTTGGAGCCACCAGAGGGATTTGCACCCCCGACCTGAGCTTTACAAAAGCCCTGCTCTACTTAGCTGAGCTATGGCGGCAAAAATGGCCCAGGGGGACGGACTTGCACCGTCGCTTCCAGCTTTTCAGACTAGTATGCATCTAACTACATCACCCCTGGAAGGAAGGCCGCTCTGCCATTAAGCTACACAGACACAAAAGGTCTGCAACGGGATTCGAACCCGCATCTGCCCTCTGGACGATGGCCCTTACGGGCCAGCCGGATTAAAACCGGCAAACTTGGAAGTACCGGTGGGAGTCGAACCCACTTGGTCACGCTTTGATGTGTTGATATATCGTTTTAATAAATCTCCGACCAGTCTCAATTTCTTCAACCATCGGGCACCCATGTGCAGTTGTATCAGTAAGAACGCGAAATTGTTTTCCATGTTCAGTAATAACTGTTCCAGCTTTAATAGGTTTCATTTTTGCCCAATATCCTGGTTCTGGTTTCTTAATATCATACTTCCTACACCATTTAGTCACAGCTTTATCAGTCACCCCAAAATCCTTCGCAATATGGGTTGTTGGTTTTTCCCAAACTATTTTTTCTAATATATCCTTGGGAGGACACCTTGAGATTTGGTTTTGAATATCAAATAAAGATTTGGTTTTCATTCTTTTGGTAAATGGTGATTTTGACCAATCAATATTTCTCCCACCATGAGTATCAGTTTGCATATCGCAATTTGGGCATATAAATCTTAAATTTTCTAATCTATTGTCTGTATTATCGCCATTTATATGATCAAGGATCAAAGTCAATGGTTTTCCATTCCATTCAGGACCGAGACCGCATAATTTACATTTATATTCAATCAATTTATCGCGAGCTACATACCTGCGAATTGTAGAACTAGGATATAAACTACCTTTACAAAAAAGTTTTTCATGCGAAATTGGCTTAAATTTCTTATAACTTTTCCCTTTATTAGCGCATAAACCCAATGAAATATGCGAAAAATTTATATTATCTTCGATTAGCCTCTTTTTCAACATTCTATAACCACCACCCATATTTCTATACCCAAGGAATCTAACTATTTCTATAAGCGTCTTACTCCTACTAACCAAAGTCTGAAATTCATCTTTTGGAATTTGCCAAATTAGTCCACGTTTCATTGTATTCTCCTAACAAGGTTCATATTATTTTTGACTCGAACCATATTATTGGAATCCGAGGAGGGAATCGAACCCTCATAGATCAGGTTGCAGCTGACCTCCCTCTCCAGAGAACCCGGATCTCAGGCGTGCGCCTAACCGTCCAGCCCCGGCACTAAATATCGGTATGGCATGGCATCCAACAGACAAGCATAGAAAGAAAATGAGTAAAGGAATGAAACGATGGCTCAAGAAAAAATGGGGTTGTAATTTTATTGACGAACAATACATCCCATTACTTGGAACAATGTACGATAAAGACTTAGCCAAGAAGATCGGTGTCACAACACAAGCAGTGCACACACTCCGAAAGAAGCTTTGTATTGCCTCATACACTTGGCTCGTCAACAGATTTGGCAGTGATGGCAAATAATGTTGGCAGGGGTAGAAGGATTTGCACCCTCGCTGACCGCTTTGGAGACGGTCGTGCTCCTACTACACTATACCCCTATATTCCAAAGACTTAACTAATGGACCCGCAGGGAATTGCACCCTGATTACCTCCGTGCGAAAGAGGCGTACTCCTATTGTACGACAGGCCCACAAAATGGTGGAGGATATCGGCTTCGCTCCGATCACCTCCTGCATGCAAAGCAGGCGCTCTCCTGAATGAGCTAATCCCCCATATCTAAAGCACGATCACCAAGAACATAAGTATAGCGATAAACTAATTTCCCTCTTAATTTCTCCATAGTGTCTGGTATTGACACTGTCGGAGTAGTTTGAAGTGGAAAATATGAAGCGTAGAAATATCCAGTTTCTAGAACTCCACGATCACGAAATCTAATTGGTTCAGTATCAAATAATCTCGGTGCCGGTGTTGATCTAGGTGTTGATTCCATAATTCGAGTAGTTGGATCTGTCGGAGTAGAAACCAAAGAAATATCCCTAATAATCGCTTCATCTTCCTCTTGCTGCATCTGTCTAACTGCGTTATCTTGAAGTGTTTGCCTAACAACAGGATCACGGTTAAGTATTTCGAAACCTTCTCGTAATGTCTGTCTTGTAAAGCTAGGAGTAGGAATAGATCGATTCTGTGATTCTACTTCCGCAGACAACGCGTTTAACATTGTGGTGGATTTGCCAATTCGTCTGCCAGACATGAACACAGCAGAATAATCATTGCGATTGTCCGTAACTGGTGCTAGATCAACACCCACTACATACTTAACCTCCTCACCCAACACCAAGGTACGTGACCCCAACTCATCCATGATCAACTCCTATGGTGCGGGTAACGAGAATCGAACTCGTATCTCAACCTTGGGAGGGTTGCATTCTACCACTAAACTATGCCCGCTAAAGCTCCAAAGTACGATCACCAAGAACAGGTATGTCTCTAACTGTTTCTATTTCTGATGGTCGCACACCACATATTATGTCAGATGGAACACATAATCCTCTTGCGAAATACCTACGCTCAACTGTGAAACTATTCGGATCTAATCTATTAGGGAGACGACCAATTACGTACAAATAATTCCAATTCAATTCATCACGAATATAATTCAAAATTTGTGAAATCACATTTGAAGTTAAAGCTGAGTCCACCACATGCTCGCCAGGACTTTGTGGAATTCCTTGAAAACTATCAAGAACAGGTATATTAGCATAAACAACTGCCCTAGGAATAGCAAATTCATCTAGAAAAGCTGGATCATCGACTGGTATTATGTTACCAAGTATTTCTCTTGGAATACTTGAAGCTTGAATTAGACTCATATCTATTCCTTGGGCGGAATAAGGGATCACACCTTATTCCGCCCAAGACATCAAATACTACTTCTTTTCCTTAGCAAGCTTCGCAGTCTCCTTCACCACGAAATCATCTAAAGCCGCAGATCCACCAGAAGCATAAGCAGCAACGTAACCAGCAACTTCAGCACCCTTATTCTTCCAATCAGGATGTTGAGCAAACAAATTATCCAATCCTTCCAACATATTCTTCGCTAAAGTCGAGGCAATTTTACGAAGAGCAATATTCCTCTCATCCTCACCAGGAAAAGCTTTCTTAATCCCTTCCTCAATACCTGGAAGAGCAGCAATAAAACCACCCTGCTGGTATTCCTTCAAATTCTTGGCAATATCATCAAGGACAAATTTGACAGCCTTCACCTGATCTGGTGTAGGCTTGGCTGCAGCAACCCAGGCAAGAGCAGAAATCTGACCAGACTCATTACAGATCTTCGTAATCTGCTCTGGAGTCAATGGCTTCTCTCCACAACCAAATGGAATCATCAACAGACCTACTACCGCCAAACACAGGAAATTACGTCGCATCATGGGTTTCTCCTTTTTGTTAGACCCACTGTTATATACTAAATTTGTTAAAGAATCAAATTTCTGTCGCCAAGCTCAACTGGAGCAGTTAATTGTGGCTGATCAACAACATTAACTCGTGATTGCAGTCTTCTCAATGCAGTTGCTCTGGCTACATCAATTGACCTAGTACCGGAATAATTCCCAGGCGGAATAGTACCAGTGAGCATCCCAAAACATTTAGAACATCTACGTCTGGAAAGTTTCTTACCCTTTCCACCGTCCCAATAAGCTAGTTTATTACAACGAACGCAAAAAGCAATCATATGATTAAAATACATATGGAGCCAGTGGTGGGTTCTGCCCCCACTACCTCGATCTTACCAAGATCGCGCTCTACTGATTGAGCTACACCGGCACCGAAAATGGAGTGGGTGGCGGGACTCGGACCCGCGTGATCCAGCTTGGAAGGCTAGCGCCTAACCTCTAGGCTACACCCACAAAAGGTGGGGCTGCGGTGGTTAATTCCACCACGTAAGGGTATCCCCTTACGCTGACATCCAGCCCCAAAATTGGTCGAGGTGACGGGATTTGAACCCATGGCCTCCTGGACCCAAACCAGGCGCTCTAGCCAAACTGAGCTACACCTCGAAAATTTTAGATACATTGGTGGAGGCGTAGGGAATCGAACCCTACTAGTCCTATCGGACGCTGCGTTTACAGCGCAGGTGTTATCCCACTAACAAGCGCCTCCAATGGCTCCCCAGGTAGGACTCGAACCTACAACCCCATGATTAACAGTCATGTGCTCTACCATTGAGCTACTAGGGAATAAATTTGGCATCCCCGACAGGACTCGAACCTGTAACCTACAGATTAGAAATCTGTGACTCTTCCATTGAGCTACGGGGACCAAATACAAGAACTGAGTGCTGGCTCCGCGTGAGTTACGCTCGTTCGACGCTGCACGTCTAATCAAAACCCAAAATGTATAATCACATCAAAAATTCAACCCCCAAAACCTTGTCTTTCCTCCCAACATCCATCAAAATCTTTCCAGGCACAACCTCCAAAGTCCGAACAACCTTTCCCTTAGCGAGTTTCAAATAAGCTGTCATTGGCCTTTTGTCCAACCACCCAATTTTAAATTCCTTCCCTTCAAAAACCAAAGAATGACACAACCATCTACATGTCTTTCTTTTCATTCCATTCTCCTAACAGCGCGGGGGTGACCAGTATTCCTGGCCACCCCCGCGAATTTCCTCATTTATCGCTTTGGGTGGCCTTTAGCCAGTGCCTCCGAAATTATAGGCTGGCGCTGTCGGGAGGCTTACGCCTCTCGTACACCAGCTTGAAGTAGGCAATCGTAGCGTAGACATCACATCCTCCAACCTATTTTTTATCGGACATATGTACGTCTTAAATTCCCTTGCTGCTTATATGTACTCGTCTCGCCTGTCTACAAATAGATTCAAACATCACCGACTTACAAGATGGACATTTTGGCAGAGGACCAAACTGACTTTCAATACGTTTTGGCTCAACCCAGGTTCGACACTTGTGACAGTAATCTTCCGAATGACTATGCTTGTTCATGATGTTCTCCTTAATGTTAGATACATCACCGCTTCCCTATCTTTTATGTTGATTCCTACGTAATACAAACGTACTATAATAGAAAGGAATCAAAACATGGCAACCATAGAAGTGACAGCATTCAGTCTCGATGACGATAGATTCGTACTCTCGCCTGTAGCAGTCAAGTCATTATTAGAACAATTAAACACAAAGAATCTAAACGTGATTAGAAATTATTGGACCGACGACAAACAAATCATCGGTTATGTAATAAAAGGATCTGCCAAAATTGAAGGTAACAATGTAACATGTCAAGTCGAAGTCGATGATGACCATATTAATAGAAGAATTGAATCAATCTGGAGTCCAAGCGAAGCCAATATAATCACCTTTACCGGTTAGACGAAAAAGTGTCATTATTCCAATGAACTTTCCATAAATTCTTAAAACGACCAGTTTCCTGACAAGAAGACTTACCAGGAGGCTCAATATGAGAAACCACTGCAGTAGCAACCATTTCACCATCAAAATAGAAATAGATTGGGTCGCCAGGAATACATTTCGGTTTAAAACGAAAACCCCAAAATTCATTATGTCCTGGAGGTGGTTCATGCCAGAATTCAGTTCTAGCTGATTCAGGGACGTTGATCTTCATATCAAACATTATCGGATCTATTAAACTATGAAATTACATTTTCGCCATACCAGTAAACATAATCATACCATCCTTAAGGTGAATAATAATGAAATTACCATCATTTTCTATCTTAACCTCATCAAACACCTCATCATAAGAAACCATAGAGACTTCAAGTAAAGTAGCAGCCCAAGTCAACATAACATCGATACTGTCCAACTTATCAACTGCTTCACTAACCTCCTGATTCTCCATAGCAAGTTTGGTCGTGAGGAAGTCAACCCAATTGGTGCTTCCAACCATTTTGACAAAGATTTGCATTTAAATCTCCTAAAATATATTTGCGTATTTCAAATACAAAGGAGACCAATATGGACGGCAAAGACCTAGTGACAGTTGACAATTTAATCTTTTTAGCGGAGACCACCAAAGCAATTGGTGTGGCAATCAACGAAAGTAGTGAAGAAGAAAAAACCAAAGTAGAGCTATGGATACCTAAGAGTCAAATTGATCGACAAACAATACATCAGAAAGGAGACATTGGTGAGGTTGATATTCCACGTTGGTTGGCGGAGAAAAATAATTTAGAATACGAGGACTAATATGCCAAGGAGAAAGAGTAATATCTACACAGAAGTACAAGACGGAGATATTATTGACGTAAAAGCTCTTATTGACGGAAGAAACTTAGCACTCAAAGAATTATATGAAGCCATGACTATTTTCCAAAAAGGACGGAAAAAGAAGAAACTCACAAAGAAAGATATCTCCGAAATTGAGCGATATATCGAGAACGCTAGAAGATCATTAAGTGGTGCCCAAATGCTATTAAATTAGGAATTGGATTTATCTTTAGAGTTCAAGCCATCAGACAAAATTTTCTCAGCATGCATCCTATCTAAAGCCATTTTGATCTGATTCTTCTCATCTTCAGTCAAGACCAATCCTTCTACTCTAAGAGTGGGAGAATCCAAGTTCAATATAAATTTGTAGCTTCCCGTTAGACCAAATAACATTACAAGCTGTGATTTCTTGTTTCCAATCAACATGTGATGTTAGACTAGCACATATTGCTTTAACAGTATGTGGGCATCCAATTTCTTTTCTTTTCCAGATACGCCAAATCTTTATAGAAGCTTTTGACAATGTGATCAAGCCACTCCAACCAGCTCCAACCAGCAATGGCGCACATGACTGCAACACAATAGATCAAAGTTTGAACAGCACTAACCGAAACAGATCTACCTTCATCCACACGTCCATATACCGCAATTAGACAAATACCAGCAGCGAATACTCCAACAATAGCAGCAATGACAAAACCAACACCCAAAATTGGAGGGTCTTTTAAGTTACCGCCAGTAATACTATGGTCTAATTCAGTTTCTTGGCTCATAATTCTCCTTGGTAGGAGTCATATCAAGTGCTCAGAAACATAAAAGTCCGAATACGAAAGAACCCCAGTGATGAGCTGGGGTTCTTTCTGAACAGCGTTAGATTTAGAGATTTGAAACCGTGACAACGGCGTAGTAAAGACCGCCGTCCTCGATGAGTTTCTTGCCGTATCTTGTCATGATCCCCTTCGATGGAGTGAAGGAATTCGGATCAAGCACGGTTGGAGTGCTGAGCAGCGGGATGTACGGAGCGTAGAAGTATCCGCTATCGAGCACCGAGTTGCCCTTGAAGCCAAGCAGGATCTTGCAGTTCGGGAACAACGGGTCCTTGTACAGCTTGATCTTGCCTTGGATCGTACCGGCAGAAGTGATGCCAATATCGATTCCGTCTTGGGCGAGGGCGTCCGAACCACGGAAATCGTTCAGCTGTTCGAACTTGCTGGCGATATCCGCCGAAGTCACCATCCAGTTCGCGGGGCCACGGAGCGTGGTGCGGTGGATGATGTTCGCAACTTCCAGGACCTTGTAGAGCAACGCAATGTTGCGGTCCGTGAAGTTAACCGAGGCACCCGCAGCAGTTGCGAAGTTGTGGGTGGCGCGGATAGAAGCGGCGATGATCAAGTCGTTGATGATTTCGCGGTCAATCTCAGCAACCATTTCATCGGCCATCAGGTCGGTGAGGGTTCCTTCTGCGTCGATGTTGTGCACGCTCTTGAGGTCCTGAGCGGCTTCCAGCGACCAAGTGGTCTTGAGCTTGCGCGTTACAGCAGAAACTGAATCGCTGTCAATGCTCAGCGTCAGTTCTGGTTGGAACGGGTTATTCTCAAGATCAAACTCGTAGTCAGCACGAGCGAGCATACCAGCAGTCAGAGTGCCCGAACTCAGAGTGATAACCACTGCGCCAGTGGTATGATCAAAGTGAGTTGCGCCAGAGGTGGATGTATCAACAGTAACTTCTGGGCAGTCTGAGCCAGAGCCAACCAGAACGAATTCTGGATCGCCGTTGGCGTCGAAACCGACCTGGAGGCATGGGGTCGGAGATTCGCAGTTATCAACATCTTCTGCGTAAACGTTGACAACCACTGTTCCTGCGAGGATTGGGCGGTGAACCAACGTGCCGGTGATGACGTTTCCACCAACAATCGTCAGATCCTCGTCCTTAACTGTCTGAGAGCTGTAGTACGGGTCAAGCGCCCAACCGTTTTGGCGGCTGAACTGCTGAGCCGTATTCTGACGCATTATCTGCGTTCCAGCAACCGTCTGGCCTTTGGAAATGGCGTAACGATAGCGGATGTAGAAGATCAAGCTGGCTGGGGTGCTCATCGGCTGAACACCAACAAGGTTATCAGCAATCAAGCGCGGGAAACTCTTGCGGATCATTGGCAATGCAAAACGAGTAAAGTCTGCAATATTGCCAGTGGTGGTTGCTTCCTCAAAGAGCGGAGTGCGGCTCTTTGGGTCCCATGCCTTTTGCTGATTTTCCAGCATTGCGGCCATCAAGGCGTACTTCTCAGGCCGAATTTCTGAGCACTTTGAAAGTACTGGTGCCCAACGTCGAATGTCTTGGTTTTTCTTACCTTCAAGGAGCAGATGAGCTTCGCGCTCTTTTCTGACCTCTTCGGTAATAACCCCACGAGCGTGACTTGCGAGCTTCATTTACGTTCTCCTATCCCAGGTAGGGATTAGCCGATGAAAGCTGGCGTACCATCCAGTTTGCCAGCAATTTCATTGATGGTTGGGTCGTCAGAAGTCAGTCCATTGCTGCCCTGAGTCTTCGAAGATTGCTGAGACTCAACCAGAGTCTTTCGCGTGGTCTTCGGAGTTTGACTATCAGTGCGGAGATCCTCAAGCTTAGCTGGCTCAGTCTTTTCCTTTGATTCGGTGACTGGGGCAGCTGGTTTCAGCTTGGATTCCATGGCCTTGGCATGTTTAATGGCGTTCATAGCGATGGTAGTCGCTCTGTTCGCCTTTTCTGCCACATGACTGACTTCTTCCTGCGATTCAAGAAGCTTCGCACGAAGCTTCTTGTTTTCGGCGACCACAGCCTGGTAATCCTCTGGAATTCCATCCAATTTGACACCTTCAAAGAGAGCTTTAAGCTCTCTGAGTGTCTTGGATGAGTCAGATTCCCCAATAGCTGCCTGTTTCTGCGCCTCACGAGTGACAGTGTTCACTCGTGCTTCTAGGAAAATTTCGATCTTACGACGTAGCTCAGCCTTCTCCTTGTCAACTTCCTCGATGCAGACTTTCTTAGCCGCATCGAGTCGTTCAGTGAGCTTCCGCTCAGCGGACGATTCTACTGTCTTTCGGAACTCTCCAAGGGATTCAAGTACACCTTTAATCCCTTCCTCAGAGATTCCAAGTTGCTTGAGAAGGTCTTTGATCTTGTCCATCGTGTTTTTCTCCTCACCAAGTAGTTTTGCTCGGAACTAATTCCTCAACTTATTTACCCAATCAACAAGAAATTACCAATCTCACGAGCAAGAATCTTCTCGCGAGCTTCCTTTAGTTGTTTGGGATTCATCCGTCGCTCACGCGACTCACGCAATTGATTAAGTTGTGTTCCAGAAACACTAGGTTCGGCAACAGAGTCAAAAGTAACAAATTCGTAACCAGGTTGCACCTGATAAGAGTCTTCCCCCTCATGCATCACTATTTCCATGTCACCAACACCACGAGATGATATTCCAATCTGTACTTTGCGTTCAAGTAAGCAAGCTAACTGGCTACCATATGGCATACGAGTGTCATTAAGAACTTCAATTTCACCCATAACAGTCTTGCCTTCCATCCATAATTTGGTAATCAAATGTGATACACGATCCAAATGAATCTTAGCATCTGGTGGATGATCAAATTCACCCATAACACGACGTTCTTTGATAATTGGTTGAAGTTTACCAACTGCTTCTTTCAAAATGTCATGTGGGTAAACACGACCATTAGCATTTCTCTCATCAGCACGTTGGAACACACCAGTACAACGCATGACTGGAACTTTAGACCCAGAAGCACTTTCTGCTAATACCTTCTTCATATCAATTACTTGTAAAGGTCTCGAATCTTGTATGAATTGAAAACCTTCAGGAATGACACCAGTTTGTGCGATATAATCACGATTCACGAGTGGCAAAGTCGCAATCATTTTTCATCCCTCAATGTCTAATCTATTTTTGATGAAGTCATAACTAATTCCAAATACAAAAAGACCCCACCAATCATACAACTGGTGGGGTCTTTGTTAGGCTCTACTTACCACCAACTGGCTTCGCGGTCTTTGCTGGCTTTGTTCCATCGTTGTCCTTGGTGACAATCTTTGGCTTCTGAGTCAATGGCTTTCCTGAACCATCCTTACGAGCAGCTTGCTCACTAGAGTAATCCTTACTTGTGGGAGCAGTAATATCATTATCCTCAGTCATGCCTTTTTCCCAAGGCTTACCGGATTTCTCTCCATCTTTCTTGTCTTCACCATCGGCCTTGTCTTCTTTTTCGCCACCTTCTTTATCGGCACCTTTCTTCTTGAACATGTGTGCCTTCAAAGCTTCAGGAAGTTTCCCCTCTTCTACTTCTTCTTTCTCTTCCTTTTCACTCTCACCTTCAGCATGCTCTGCTGCTTCCTCCTCAGGAGTCTCGGAAGCTTCATGTTCTTCGTGTTCTTCCTCTGATTCACCTGGGAAATGGGCCTCTTCTTCGCCACCCTCAAGCCCACCTTCTAATTCGTCAGGCATTTCATCACCAGGCATTTCCTCACCTTCTCCTGGCATTCCGTCTGCTCCTGGCATCCCTTCGCCAGGAATTTCCTCACCTGGAATTCCAACATCTCCTGGCATTTCTTCGCCTGGAATTCCTTCATCTGGTAACCCAACCTCAGGCTCCATTACGTCATCCTGAGCCATGTTTGACACAATCTTGGAAATCACATCGTCAACAGGCTTATCAGTAACAATGATCGTCGTCTGATCTTCCGCTAATCCTTCCTGCTTCTTCGTCTTTCCCTCAGTAGCAGACAATGACGAACGACGCATTCCGAAGCGGCGACGTTTCGTACCAGTCTTGAACTGATCCTCAGCAACACCCTCACCATCCTGAAGATCACTCATCGTGTCTTTTTTACCACCAACTTTGGCACCATCACTCTCAGTAGGACTCTTTGCAGCAACACCCTTGCCATCCTGGAGGTCACCCATCGAATCCTTTTTGCCACCATCTCCACGTCCATCACTCTGTTTTGGAGTTGTTGCGGCCACACCCTTACCATCGCTCACACGATCCATCTTGTGACCACAACCCTTAAGATCTTCATTAGCTAACTCAAGAGCTTCCATGATCTGCTCATCCATCGAAGCACCACATTCTGGACAAGCTGCACCCTTAGCAGTCATGCATTCGGCCATATCATAATTGCCTTTGCACTCGGAGCAGCAAACACTCTCCGAGGCAGTTTTCTTAGACTTCAGTTTGGAACCAGCATGTAATGCTTTCTCATCAACATTCATATTTGGTTCGCCAGCTTCGCCCATAGCGTCGCCCTTGGCTGGCTCTTTGGAACCAACCTGACCACCTGGCTTGGTCTGCGTAACAGTGTCATCAGCAACACCGCAATCTTCTTGCAGGCCATAATTGTGGTCGATTTTCACATCGACTGCTTTATAGGCGTAAGGATCTTCTTCGACCTCTGGAAGGTCACCAACTGACACATGTTCAACCAGGATTTCGTTAAACGCCGTAACCAACTCAGACTCATTCAACTTTTTGGCGTGTTCAACGTACACACGCAATTGGAGTGCTGCGTTTTCAGCGCCATCTTCCTCAAAGAATTTAGAAGCGTTCTTCTTCCATTCTTCAAGTTCAGCCTTCAAGCCAGTAGCATTAAGCTTACCAATAGCTTCACAAACTTCCTTCTTATTGAGCTTTTTACCTTTGTGGGACTTAGCCTCAGAAATTGGCGTAGTTTCAGTCTTCTTGCTGTCAGCTAGGGTCTCTTCGGCTGGCGGTGTCCCTTCCTCAGCTGGTATGTCTTCCAGGTCCAAATCCTCAGTGGCCATCGGAAGTTCTGGACCACCTAGACCACCCTCATCGCCAGCAGCCGCGCCTAAGTCTTTACCAAACATCTCTGGCTCAACCTTTGGCGGCTCGGGAATCTTGCTGTAATCCTGCAGAGTCTCAATGTCATCCATTAACGTCTCGCTGGTGGAAGCAACCAATTCCTCAACTTCCATCAGAGTGGCATCATCGACTTCATCGGAGAAACCTTCAAGCCGAACAATATACTGATCTAATGACTCAATGAGTTCAGGATCAGACTCACTTCCCTCAAGAACATTACGCATGTCTTTGAGAGCATTGAGGTACATCTTAGCTTTAGCAGTCTTGGTGGTCATGTCCTCCATGAAAATCATGTGGAGGAAATCTTGATAATCAGCTTCAAAGTCTTTAGTCTCTGTCAACGTTCGAACATTCTCTACCAGAGGAGCATATTCAGAGCGCCGAGCAGTTTCACGCCAATTTTCAACAATCGTGTCCTTGTTAATGCGACAATTAGTTCGATAGAGAAGTTTACCGACATCATCACCCAAAGTCGTATTAAAGCAACCCTGCGCGGCAAGAGCATTACCAACCAAGCTTTGCATCTCAGTCAGATTAAGCAAACTAAATTCCTGATCTTCAACCAAGAATTCAGCAGCAATCTTGACTGCATCTTCAACTTTGTTCTCTGAAACCAGACCAGCCAAATGCTTAATCCTGTTCTGGAATCCATCAGACTGGTAAGCACCTTCAGCAACCGACTTCATCGCTCTAGCCACAACACGGCGGCGAGTCAATTCACTAACTGGGAATTTGATTGGGCTATTGTTAAACACGGCTTCAACAATCCGACCACGACTAACACGCACCGAATCCTGAAGAGCTTCACTAATTGCTTTGATGATATTGGGTTTGACCTTATCGTCAACTATCGATTTTGCAACGTTCACATAACGCGCAATTCCATCGCGAGCTACCACTACACCATCTTGTGGCACAACACTGGAGCGGAAACGTTGTCCCATCAACCTATTGAAGATTGAATCCGCTTGCGAAATATTGTCTTCGCTAATGGCGTCAACCAACTCACCAAGGTTCTTACGGAATGTATTTTCTTTCTTGTTTTCTGTTATTCTGAGTTCAGAGATATTACCAATCTTGATGCGTCCCTTATTAAGACGCTGAATGTCTGCTTGGTAGTATTTCTTTTGATCAACGTCCTCAAATAGAAGACTACCACCATGAAGCGAAACTAATCTCCAATTCGCTCCAGCTTCCTCGCCAATGCGTTGGATTCGCTCTGCAAACAGAGCGATCTGAGCCTGGGCGCCTACGTTGATCAGGTGCAGAAATTTACCGGCGTCCATCTCTACTACGGACGCAGGCTTCGATTTCTGATTTGTGATCACGCTTGCCATGTTTTGTCTCGTCCTTTCATCACAATCTCGCCATAGCGAGGATTAAGTCCTATGTCTATCTTAAGTTTGATCAGCACTTACTTCTTCATCTTTATCATTAGGAGTAATTGTGGTAGGTGTTCTAATTATCTTATCAACCTCTTCTGAAATAACTTTCTGTGGATCTATAGAATTCGTAGCAGCATCGACTACCTCATCATCACCACCAGTCACCAAAAGCCGTGTCTCCTTGATTACAGAATCAGATTCTTCCTTAGCAATACTATCACTCACCAAAACACCCTTATTATTCTGCAATGAATCTAATTCTTTAGAATTAACGTACCAATCAACAGTTGGGGTTTGAAGAACTTCTTGTAAATCCAATTCTCTGACATTATCAATACGCTTTTCAAGTGTGTTGTATTCAACCATCAACATCTTTTCTTGTTCATCAATATCTTCTTTAGTTGCTGGCGGTTGGGTTTGTTTCTCACGACGTTTCTTAGCTTCCATTTGCATAATTTCATCTTTGGTCATATCAGTGAATCGTTCAAGAATCCATTCGTTCGGGAACAATTGAGTTTCTAATAGGTTGCCTATGATATCAGCACGTGTATTCCATGTTTCAATTCGATATAACTCGTCAATTGCAGATGCCGCAGTCATATGTAGATCGAAACTCTTTATGTCATCTACCGAATAGCCTCTCAAGGCCAGATGGACTATGACCACCTTTTTCAAACCAATAATAACTTCGCGCTGAATCCACTGAATTGCTTTAGCAAATTCTGGAGACACCGAAGCAAGTGATCTGCCGTCTGCTTCACTAGGTTCGCCAATACCAACACGACTAAATGGAATTTTAAGACCAGCAATCATCTTCTTCTTGAAATATTCAATATCAGCTATCTGGTCAAGATTTTCAGCACCAGGAAGCGTATCAATCGTAGGACCTGTCCCATCAGCACGTTTTGGCAACCAGAAATCATCTTCTTGGATTAATGGGTTCCAACGTTCATTAACTTGGCCCGAAGCTGGATCAACAAATTTATGCTTCTTCATCTGACGAGCAATCAATTCAATATATTGAGGAACTTGTTGCGATGGTATATTTCCAACTGGGATACTAAAGATTCGTTTCTCAGGAGCACGTGTAAGTCTATAGATAAGAGCTGCATCTTCCATCAATCTTAGACGTTTAAAATCCTTACGCCCACCATCTAGAATTGCCCTGCCATAGGGATGATATTGTGTTTCAAAACTCGTCAATCGTAGATGCATAACCTGCCAAGGATGTAAGAACAATGGTTGCATAGTAGTCGGGTCTTGGAAGAAGAAACCAACTAGATCACCATGTTTGGTTTGAATACGCGTGAAATTATACACATTCATAAAACGTAATGATGCTACGCCATCCCGATTTTTGGTGGTTACAATTTCGGCTGGATAATCTCCATATTTGCATAAATATCTAATCATCGGTCTGATATCTCTGTCAGACAGCAAAGTATTATATAGAAGATCTTCAACTACCATCTTGATTCTAGTACTTTTAGCCTTAACCAATACCGAATGCTTGCGTTCAGGATCAACTAGTGATGATTCGTCTCCATACATGTCCAATGCCAAGGTAACTTCGCCAACTTCGTCCATCATATCATAGTCTTTATATCTTTCTAACCTATTAATTTGTAAATTTGTCTGTTCTAACAGCGCTGATTGCCTGCTAAAATCAATGAAATCACCACCAGAGACAATTCTATCTAAAATATCTTGGTCTTGGTAATTATTGTCGGTCCTATAAATATTAGCCTTGCGAGCAAAGGCACGTATTCGATCCCATACTTGCCAATTAAGTGGCATATTTAGTGAACCTCAATTTCTCTGCTCCATATATTTTCCTATACGATGTCTATCACAAACGCATGGTCCTATTTTTACATACCAAGTTAGAATTCACTAGACTGTTCTATGCTTCTATACACAAGACGCATAAAACTATCATCGTCCATCATAACTGCATCATTAATATCAATACCTCTACCCTTCAATAATTGTACAATTTCAATTATCGCTTCGGGTCGCCAACTTGGAACAATATTCTGAAGCTTTTGTTGTAACAAAGCAACTTCATTCTGAAAATCCTCTAACAATCTATTATTTAAATTCTCTGTTAATGTAGCTGCGATTTTTTCGATAGCAGGGTCATTCTGATTCATGATCATCTCCTTATAATATCTTTACTTTGGATAATTAATTACATTCTTTCGTTTAGTTACAAATGCCTGTTGTGTGGCTGTTTTAGAACCCAATGGAACTCCACCAAGCTGGTTTGTAAATTTACGCAACTCATCGTCAGGACTCATTGATATAGATAATTGTGGCGCAGTAATAAATGGCATTAAAACATTCAGACCACCAGCATTACGCATATCATCTAACTTCTTTTGCGATTCAAGTATTGGCTCAGATTGATCGGAACCCTGAGTCGGAATTAAAGATGTAGGCTCGCCCTGCACAGCATCCATAATACCAACTAAGGCCAATCCCATAGCAATCGACAAGTCACTATGATTACCAGGACCATCGACATGTCCAGTTCTGTTATTGCCAAAATGCACATAGATTGTAAGTTGCTGCCATAATCTACTACTATAGATTACAACTCCTTCATCTTCTTCATCATGACCAAGATTATCTAATATTGCCTTATTTAATTGTGGCTTATAGGTAGGAGATGTTGGAAAACCTATTTTCTTACTCAACTTTCCAGTCGGCAGTCTCATTCTAAATAAATTAGCATATCCAATATCACTATAAAGAGATTGGCATACTGGTATCCCTAATCCAGTGCGTTCTGGAACAACAAAGGCATTATTATACCATCTGGCAATATAATCAACCATATAAATTAATTGTTTGGGCATTACCTTAATATTTAATTCTGCTACCTGATGCATAGCGTTACAATCAATTACTTCAATCGCAGAATAATCGTCTGCCTCACCAGATGAAATATCGACACCGACACTATAAACATGACCTGGCTTAGCTGGTTTGATTATTCTTCCATTCTCAATTTCCGGTGGTTCTGGTCTTACTGGTTTATGCCATATGCGTAATTGATTTTCAAAATATAACTTGAATTCATCACCGGTTACAGGATTAGTATAGTCAACTTCATTAACCACTTGATAGTCGTCTTTGATTGTTTTTTGTATGTTCTTCAAGCGGTCTGGCGGCAGAACAGAATTGCCAGTACCAAGAAATTCAGCCAATACTTCCTGTCTAAACTTATTCTCCTCACCACGACTTTGCAAAATCCGATATTGCTCTTCAAGCCAAGGACTCCACCAAGGACCCCATTTATCGATTTCTTCTTTTGATTCACATTTACGAATTCCAGCACGTGGCGATATTTTAACAGTATTCCCACTTAATTCATCTTTATATGATAATTCCCAATCCATGTCCCACCAATCAACTTTAATAGGATGAAAATTGTTTTTATTTTCAACAGCATCCTGCCAAGTTGAATGATACCAATTACCAACTCCATTCGTCGTTGAGATCACTATGGTAGTACCACCATGCATAACTGTACTTGCGCCACCTGCCCACATAGCATCCATACAAGGAATGAATCCAGACTCATCTATTAAATTCAATGATGACGCATTGGCTCGTAGGGTATCCTTACCACACGTCAAACTCTTAATTGACGACCCATTAGGGAATATAATATGATGTTCATTATAGGTTGGTGGTGGATCTCCCCACAGATCTTTAAATTCTTGTGGAAGATTATCATATGGGAACTTAACATTTTTAGCTAAGAATTCTTTAGCATCTAGATCACGTTTGGATACAATCAAGATAGTCTTATGTGGGAAGAACATTGCATACCACAACGCAAAAGCACCACTTAAAGTAGAGATACCACATTGTCTAGTCTTCTTATAAACAACGAATCTATTTTTTAGAAAATCAACCAAAGATCTGCGTTGATAACTGAATAAACTAAACGGCAAAATACCTGCTTTCTGGTGTTTAACTTTACAGAAATTTTCAATAAAGAATATAGCACTTGCTTGGCAGCGCTTAATAAGCGCTGTCATCATTTGCATTTGATTAAGATTTACTACTTCAATCATCTAGTCAAATCCTCGTCTTCCGTACGAGGAAGCTGCAACAGTGTCACTAAATCCATCCCGCCGCCCTTGGTGCCCACATTAGTTTGAACAACCAATTGATTATTTTTTGCGGCAGCTAGGAGTTTTGCAACAGAATCTAGAGCACTAGTTGCATTTGTATTAATTTCGGCCTTAGTTTGTAATAGTCTAGTCCAAGAATCTACGAAAGCCGGTGGAACCTTTTTGTTTACAGTAGCTGCTTCTCGTATCATTGGTTCAATCAATTGTATTGCTAACTCAATCTGACCACGATCAGTTCCATAATTAGCAATGATAGTGTCTATAACTGTCGCAAATTTAGTCAATAATTGACTAATCTCAGCTGCATCCTTTGGTTGTGGAGCTGTATTCATTAAATCAGATTTTGGGACTTCAGGTGGTGCAGGTGGTCTTAATTCTGGTTCCACAACTGATTTCGACATTTCTGCGATTATTGGTACGTCTCTTACAACTTCTGGACGTACCGATTGCGCTATAGGTTCCTGTTCTGAATCAATAGTATCTGTTGGCTGCTTGCCTAATTTATTAAGCAGACTAATTAATTCTTTATCTTCTGCTATTGGTTGGTCTGGCATCGCAGTATTCTCTCACTTCTAGTAGCCAATCCAAACAGGGATTAACGTAATCTTTCGACTCAGTAATTGGTCTCAATTTATCGCCTTCTAATACCCAATTATCAAGTGAAGCAGTATGTCCAGTTAGATTAACAAAACTATCATCACGCTTAAACCATCCACCTAAACTAGTAACTATCATGTGTTCAACTAGTTTGCCCAAAGCATCGATATGTTTGTCATCTAATTTGGATAGAGCTTCGTATAGATCTCTACCTCGTTTATCAGTATTTTTAGCCCACCACAAGATTGACTCTTTAATCTCATCTGGTAGAGGCTTGTTGTGAATTCTATTCCCTCCTCTACTTGGATCATTATTGGCAGTTTTCTTTGGTACAACTCTGCCAACCATACTCCTATGTTTTACAGTTCCAATTTTGCGGCGAGTTCTACGCAAAATTCTCTCTTTGGTAGATTTAGGTGTTGCTTCCTCAATCTTCTTATTCATCATTCTGGTTCCTTAGTACTTGGATCATTCCCATCATACTGTTTGCGTTTGACCGTATCAATCTCTTCATTGACAGGACTATCAGTAAATTCAAAACTTCTAAGACGTACTATTTTCAAGAAACTAGTAACGGTACTTCTCGGCAACCCAGATTTAGAAACTAACTTAGAAATAAGTCCCTCATGTGGTTTATCATCGTCAATGTATAATTGCTTAATTGCATCAAGAATCTTTACATTATCTTCACTATGTTGACATAATTCTGCAGCCTCGTGTAGGAATCTATCTAGTGCATGACTCTTCGGAACAGTTTTGTTTTCTAGATGTGTCTGGAATACAGGACTATTTTTACGATCACGATTTTCTTTTTTGATATATGCCAAAATCACTGTGCGAGCAATTTGCGAATACATATTGAAAACTTTTGATTTCCCACGATAATATATGGCGCCTGGTTCCAATTTGACCTTACAATATGGACATCTACCAATCCGCTTAACGACATCGCCAGTAAATGCATAACTCTCAATCAATACTGAATCATTTGGGCGCATTGCGTTATAACATTTGGCACAATGTGCCTTTGCCTCGTATTTATATAATGCGCTTTCTATTTGTATCCAGGCAGTTTGAAATAAGTCATTGATCGAAGAGTCATCTTTACCTGGACAAATTTGTGATAAGTTATGTGCCTTGATGATCTGATGAATTAGTTCGGACGCATGAATCATAATCTCATCACGTAATCGTACGTTGGTGCATGCTCCTTCAAGATATTCGTGCAGAAGTCTCTCTACTTTTTCGTTATCAAAATAATAATTCTTATGTAGAATTTCTCGTCGTTCAAAATCTTCATTAGGTTCCGGCTTTACGCAACTTGAATTGGGACTTAATGAAGTCTTGGCCATCGATTTCTCGCCCATTCACTAAAATTTTCGTGGAATACCCCATGCTCACAACTGCCTTGAGGTTTTCCCTCGAATGTTTGTACAAATATTTATTATTGAGAAAGAAAAATCCAAATACCCTTGCCCAACCCCTCTTATTCACACGGACTGCCCGACCTATTTTCTGATCAAAATCCGACCATTTAGCCCCACCACCAATGATAATTAAATTTTCGACGCCACCTTTAATATCGAGACCCCTTTTGAAAATCTTACTACCAATAATTGTCCTCAAAGTTCCCTTTTCAAATCGATCAACACAATCCTTACGTTCTTCTCTGGGAGTTTGTCCATAGACAAACCTGGAACCAGGAATTAATTCTTGAAGTGCGTAACCCAATGGCTCGATTGGTGAAGTTTCAACTAAAATCAATGTCCTGTCGTCTGGGAATGAAGATACCACATTAGCAACAAGTCTATGGAATTCCACATTTTCAATTAATTCTTCTTTCTCGGCAATATCATAAGCACGACCATCAGTCTTATCGCCATCTTCACCAACCGCCAGCATTACAAATTTGATAGGCACAGTTCTACCAGCGACCCGCACTTCATCACGAGATGCCTCAGCAATTATGTTGCCTAAATTCTCCTTTAGCAATAAAGTTTGGACCGGCTTATCTTTATCATTGACAGTACCTGTAAAGCCATATCTCCTACGACCCTTAAAGTATTTCTTAAACAGTGCTGCGTACTGACTAGTAGTTGCCAAATCAGCCTCATCGACCAATAACAAGTCACATTTGGCAACGAATTCTTGGATTTTGGTAGCATGTTCTAATCTGGTTTTATAAGCCGACAATTTGATCTTCCAATCTCTTTCTCTAAAATAATCAGTCACATATTGGAGAAATCTACCTTTCAATACCATAATACCACCTGGATTATCATATATTGCTTCTGCTAATCCTGGCGCATATTCAAAAACTTCTTCAACTCGTTCATCATGCTTATTGGCCCAATTAGTTAATGTCTTCAGAGCATCATTTATAACGAAATTTTTAAATATTTCTTCCTTATCTGGTCTTTTTGGAGTAGACAATGACTGAATACTACCAACCACAACTAAATTATTGTCTGGCATATAACCGTGACAAAATAAACCAATATCATTGTTGTGTACTACGTTACGCAGTGTCAATCTATCAACAATTTGTTCAAGCACAACTATTTGCTCAGTAATAACAACTGTAGGACAACGATAGCTTTTAATTAAACCAGCCATCAATTCAGTCTTTCCACCACCAACTGGAACATTGACAAGACCAATTTCTTCTTTACAACAACACCTAATAGATCTAACTTGATAAGAATCTAACGTTATGCCATCCAACAACGTCTCAGTTATCTGGTCTTCTTGTGGAGCTGGATACTTTGGCGCAGGTCTCTCGTCATTGATGTCTAGTGGAATATTAGCTTTACTACAACGCTGAATAAGTTCATTAAGAAATGGGAGTGCCAATCGACGACGTTCTACATTATACCTCCTAAACCAACCATCCCATCCAGAACTAATGAAATGAGCACGTGGACTACGAACACTAAACCATCGTATAAGATGTTCCTCTATAGCTGGACTTAATTGCTCTAGATTAATAAAATGGTTATCAAGAATTCTCGCAATCATACTCATCAAATACAGATCTAACGTTTAGAGAGCGACTGAGCGATTTGACCAAATGCATTACTTAATTCCTGAGTAGTATCTTGTTTTCGTTCTAACTTCTGCAAATAATTATCAAGCTCAGCACGTGTAGGAAATATCTTAGACAAACGATCACCAAGATCTCGTAATTCTTGTTCACTGCGTTTCTGTTCACCAGCTCTACCAACACTCTTAACATTAGATTGTGGAGCTTTGCCAACCGGTTGAGACCCAGGAGCAACCGTAGAAGCGTCAACTGTCTGAGCCTGCGCCGAAATTGGAATGTCTTCTACAATAGGCACACGAACCAAAAAGTCTACACCACTAATTCTGAAAAAACCATCCATTATCTCGATTTTACCTTTAAGTGCAGGAGCTATACTTTCCAAATATGTAGTCATCTTCTTGATACCTTTTTTACTCAAGTATACATGTGACATTTTATGCTCCTCTGACAAAGTTCTCAATCAGTTGTACTTTATCACGACACATAATTACAACTGGCTGATCTTTAATTTTGGTTCCGTTGCTCATAATGATTTCACGTTCATTCGATTCCATTACAATACCAATCATGCCTGTCCCAAGGCATTTGATCATAACACCTGGCTTTACCATCGATGCCACAGTAAACAATCGTGATTCTGGCAAATTATCAATTAAATCCCAATGAGAAGCGCGAATTGTATCATCACACAAGAAAGGCTTGACAACATAATCATAATCAGTCGATGGGTCATATACCATGACTGATTCTATCATTATTCGGCCAAGTGATTCTGGGTAGAACTTATCTAGAAATTCTCTGAGTGGATTACCTGGTATGGCATTTAGCCATTGCTTCGATTCATAAGCACGATATGGCTTAGGACCACGCAATGGTTGGTATTCCCAATCGAAATCATGTAGTTTATTCATTTAGGAAACCTGTAAATGAAAGTACGGGCTAGCCCTTGTTTCGCCGTTCGGCAAAGTCACCACGACTTGGTACTGGTATGATCCCTTGAGGACAATCTTGGTATCAAAAAGATACATCAGAGTAAATGGATTAGTTCTATATGTTCCTTGCCGCAGACCAATTCTCATCGGAGCACGATCAATAATAAGTTCACAATTATCTGTAGTCATAGTAAAAGTAGCAGTTAATCTTGGAATAATAGGAGCAATCTTGTTAAAATCAAAATCATATAATGGCAATGGTGTAATACCAACCTCGATTGTCCTTGTCTCTGGTTGAGTCATTTTAATATCCATTGGTTCAAAACCTAGCCTGATATTAGTCAAACCATCGTCGCAGAAAAATCCGTCAGAATATAACCAAAATTGATTACAACATGAAGTCCATAAACTTTCGTCATTTAGATTAGCTTCTTCAGCCGTTGCGCCACTCCCGCCTGGATCTGTAGCAAAATAAGACCATACATCAAAGAAAATATCTGGCACCACAATGCCATTTGCAGGAACATCCCAATATAAATGAAATACTCCAGGTCTAGGAGTACCAGAAGAATCATTATCTCTCGAAATGGGACTCGGGTACATGGTATCTGATGGAAGCACCACAGGAAATTCGGCTACCAAATTCTCTGGTTGAACTGCTGATTTATAAACAGATACCTTCCTAATGGCATATGGATCGGTTGGCACACCATTTCTATAGAATGTAACATTTAAGTCAATTGGATTACCCAATCTACCACTAACTCTAGGAAGAATGTCTGGAGCACTTGCCATAATAAATCCTCTGTTTCTTTGATATCTTTGACATCATTTCTCATCAGGCGTATTATTCTGATTTTTCATGTCTTTATTAAATCTAGTAACTAACCATGATCTCTCTTCAGCACTAAGTAATAACTGCTCACATAAAGATAACTTACAGTGCTTCTTAAGAATATACATCTCCTCCATTACCATGTTCCATTCACGCTCGCACTCCTCTAGGGTCTTTTGGGCGAAAAAAGGTTTCAGTTATGGGTAGATCCAGAGTGAAATCACGACCACAATCAGGACACACAATCTTGATATCGGTACCAATTCCAGGCATCGAATCGTCTAGAAACCGTCTGACAGCTTGTGTGTCTTTAGTGTGCATGGCACTTACGATTTGACTAATCTTAGCTTTATCTTGAATTCCATTGATACTCTCAATAACAAGGTTTAGATTCGATTCAATGGCTTCATTAATTGGAACTTTATTACTCGCTCCGCCCACAATACGCTCTTTACTTTTCTGATAAGTCTGAATAGTACGCATGTCATAGCCACGCAGATACCTAACCCCAACCCAACATTCGCGTTGCGCTACTTCTGATAGATATGGCAACACAACTTTGACTGGTTCAGATTCAAATTTTGGATACTTAATGGTACTACCCAACTTATTGAGGTCATATTCATAAGTAAATTCGGCTTTACAATTGTCATCTGGACAAGTCACAATAAATTCATAAATATTGCCATGCGTAATACCACGCAGGAAAAAGATCAAGAAAGTCCGATCTCCATTAATTAGATCAAGTGAATCCATTGACGCATCAGGCAACTTAACACAATTTCTGAACATATAATCAATAGCCTGATTAGTTTGAGTCAATCTGGCCGTAGCAAAGATTTTATCAACATCGATACCCATTGGTCTAACCTGAACCTTACCGTCTGGTATTTTCCCATTATAATAGACACCTCTACTTGGAAGCCAACAATTTTCCCATGGCATTAATTGCTCTTTTGGGGTATTGATCAATACATCAATAATCTGTTCGGCAGTGGCACCAGGACTAATCGTTAAATGTGGTACTTTAGCACTAAAATCCATTCTAGATGATGTAGATTCCTCTGTAACATCTTTCTTAATCTTACCAATATTAATTTCCTGTTTAATTTCTTTCTTACTAGAATTCTCTTTTTCAGTCATGTTGATCTCCTCGCACATATTTACCTATGGAATTAACCGTGTGATTGGGATTCATTAGTTGTTTCAAATTCAGCCCAATCAAAAGAAAGAGTGACCACCAATAATTTGATATTGGTATCAGCATAACTGAGCTTCCCTGGAGAAATAGATATTGGCCACGAATTTTTCAGGGTGAATTTTTGTCGCTCCGTGCCTTCTCCATCTAACAATGAAAATATCGAATCTTTCTTATACCCACCAGATGGATGATGTTGCTTAATACCTTCTGAAACGGTAAAGACCGAATCTTGCCATTCCTGAATCTTTTTTCCTATGTCGCCATTGTCGTAGAAAGTTACGCTTGCATCATCCCAACGCACACTCTTTGCATATTTATACCATATGAGACCAGCTAAGATTTCTTGTTTATCAAACTTCAAATCTGGTAATCCCAAATCTCTGGCTATTAATGTGTCATTTTGTGAAATTGGACCTAACTGCGTAATCATCCATCTGTGGTTATAAAGCAAATCAATAGTATTTGGCGGACCTGGTTCTCCTTTTCCATTTATAACAAAACCAGGCATTTTTACCTCCAAATACCATAGAAGCCGCATAAAGCGGCTTCCATAGCCAACTCTATTTTTATGTTACGCTCGTTCAGCACGATCGTAACGCATTGTTACCTCAATCGTCTGAATGTCTGTGCTCTCGTAATCCAGAGTATTCCAGTTAGAATTTTGTGGCCAACAACCATAAAGACTCCAAGTTTCTCTAGCACTTCCCATGCCATCAAGCATCTGAAGTTTAGCATCTTTTTTATAAGCACTTGGCAATGCCACAGTTACTGCTGGGATATTAACTGCGATGTTAACCCAATCCCACATATCCTTAGACACATCATCTGGTTGCTCACCATCATACCAAACCATCTTCAGCGATTCCCAGGAATGCTTACCAGCAAAGTAAGCTTGTTCCTGGTTATGATGCATCACTGGTTCTTCAATTGTCAAATTTGGCCGTGACGCCTCTTTGAGCAAAAGAATGATAGGGTTACGCCTATCCGCCAGAGTCTGGAATGTCCAGCGATGTTTTCTTCTGGTCTCAACTGTATTAGCAGGCCCAGGACCACCCGTACCATGAATGATGAAGCCAGGCATATTTCCTGTCTCCTTAACTTGTCCGAATTATTTTTGAATGATAGATAATTATTGGGTCTGATTAGTGGCCTTATAACTCTTAATTAGTTCACATAAATTGGAAATATGTTCCTGAAATTTATCGCATCTGTCTTTATTATTCATATTCCTAGGCGATGGATGATATACCGGATAGACATCAACATCAAATTTTGGCGATCTTATAATTTCACCCAAATGATGACTCATTGTCTTATCTGGACAAAACACATCAAAAGCAACCTGACCCAACGTTATAACCAAGATTGGTTTCAAAAGCTTAAGCTGAATTCTAAGAAATGGTTCACAACATCTAGTATGGTCATTAGTTGGCTTATCATTCCCCAGAGTATGACACAGAACCGTATTTGTTATATAGAAATCATTGCGTTTTAAGCCACCTCGTATTATTGCTTCATTAAAGAATTTACCGGCTTCACCAACAAAAGGTTCATGTTTGATACACTCATTGAATCCAGGGTTTTGTCCCACGATTACCCATTTACTGGGACTCATATTGCTCATGACATGAGGATCAAAAGTCGTGTCTTGTTCAGTACACATTTTACGCCCAAGTTCACACATACCACATTGGATAACAGTATCATGAAGCGGATTGAGCATTCGCACAATTCGCTCATTCCAAGTTTCATTCTCTCTGATCATTATTGTATCTGCCATATTAGTAAACTTAATCGGTGGTAACGGTTTACCAAGTTTACTAATGTCCCAATCATACGCCTCCATGCTCTCCCAATCCATATTCTCAAATACAGTGTGGGGGTGCTATTCCTAGCACCCCCACCCATTCATTACGCCGTAACAACACCACCCGCAGCCAGAACCTCAGCAGAACTGAAGCTTGCCTCGGTCCTCAGAACAACCAAGTTCAACGCAATGAACTCAGCTGCACGAGTTGGCTTAAGGAAGAAACTTACGTACAACTCGTTACGATCAATGCGCTCTGGAGTATTATTGCGTTCGTCGCAAACAACCAAGAACCCAGTCAAACCACGACGAGCCTGGATGTCAGCCAAGAATGGATTACTAACGTTCACAACTTGTGCGCGAGTAATCTCATCATTTGGCTCAAACACAAACTGTCTCAAGAAGCGAACAGCATTCTTCTTGATGTAAATCAACAACATCCTAACGTTCACACGATCAAGGGCAGAAGACCTTCTCTGTAAAGTTCTCTGGCCCCAAACTGTAATTCCATCCTGTGGGAAGTTAACAATCGGATTAACAGCATTGCCAAAACCATAAAGCAAGTCACGCTCACCTTGTGTCAAATCAACTTCAACATCAATTGGCGTTAATAGGTGGCCACGAACTAGACCAGCAGGAGCAAACCACTGCTCTGCATCACGCGCAGTTCGTGCGTACACCGAAGAAACGTGACCACTCGGTGGAATGAAGATTGTCTGACCACTAAACTGATCAAAAACCTTCAACCATGGATGGTAGAGTGCGCCATAACTCGAATTAATCGCTTGTGCCAAGTCACTGAAGAGCATACCATTATGCCAATCAACAACTTGCTGCGCTCTTAACCCAAATGGCGGGTCAATAATCATCATGCAGTCTCCACGAGCCTCGCACATCTGGAGACCACCACCGATTACCGAGCCAGAGCTTGCTCCAGGAATTACCAATAGCGTGATGTCAAACACTTCTGGATTCTGGAACGCGAAAATTCCAGACTCTTCAGCTGGATTACCAATGATTGCTCTATCAAGTTCAGTTGAGTATGCTGGATCAGAAGGAATACCATTAGCACCACCAGAAAATTCCTTCTGGTTAATTGCACCTGGCACTCTAACTTCGAAGTTTGTTGGATCTCCATCCGGATCATTGTTCAGGAACGATGGTCTAGAAATCCATTCAATGAAAGAGTCGCCATTCACACCACCAAATTCCGATCCTGGGTTAATGACATTTGCAACAAATCGAGATTGAGTTGGGTCGAAAGACACATCATCGACACTATCAACCAAATTGTTGTTGGTGTCATAAATCTGGATCTGGAATCTACCAGCCACATTGCCATTGTCCTGGCCTTCGTTTTGACGATATATCTGCAATGTCAGGAGATAATCGTCAATCCATGTACCAGGAGTCTTCGCAACAAACCATCCAACAATGTTCTGGAAGTATGCGGAGTCAGCTGCACAAGCATCGCTAAATGGGCTAATCTCACAACTGAGTGGATTACTTGGGGTAATCGTACCAGCATCTGGCAGAACAACACGACTATCACTAAAGACCGTATAGGCACGTGTGTAAGGATACATTATGTTCAATTCTTCGCTAAATCTCAAAGTCTTGAGATGCGAAGTATCAGCAAGCATTGAGAGCTGATCAAACTGATTGTCAACATAAGTCTCAATGACAATCTGTTCATCACCGCCAGGAACAATCATTGGATAGGACCGCCAGTATCTTGAACCATTGTAGACTCCACCATTATGGATGCTGGAGGCTACAGAAGCAGCGGTCTTATTCAATCCCTGTGGTACAGAGAAAGTCACATCTGTTGTGGTAGTCTGACTGATGTTCCTAATTGTTACCCTATTATTTTGTGTGGTGATGTTATATGGACCTGGATCGGTAGAAATTAAATAACTTCTTGGAATACTGTAAGCGTACAACACTTGTCCAGCCTCAAGAGCAAATCCTTCAGTCGAGACTAGTTGAATTGGTTGTCCAGCAGTATCAGTCTGGAAGCAAACAGTCTCGTCAGCCTGCGCAATTGCTCTATAAGGAGCAACTCCGCCGAGAAGAGCGTTTACTGCCGCCGCAAATGTAGTAGCATCATTATATGTCGAGCCATCGGTCATTGTGTATTCAACAACTGTGGCTGGATCTTGCTGATCGACATTAAAAGCGAACTTACGATTATCTGGAACAGCTTCGAAAGTAAATGTATCCTGATTACCAAGTGGAGCCGCGCCAGTAACCACAATTGTAAAGATTAAGCCATCACCTGCATCAATTGGGTCTGATGTGCCTGGTACCACACTCTCAACAATTACATCGTCAATCATAATATAACCATCTGAGTTACGAATGACTTGGAAAGAAGCTCCGTCCATTACTGACCCAACAGTAGTTGGATCACTAGTAATCAGGACAGTGAAAGTATCATCAATAGAACCCTGATAACCATGGATATTGCTAAACTGCAACGTTGCCGTTGTCGGCCCAAACGTTGAGGAAACGTCAATATCATTATAGTTAATATTATCAAAGAGCGCACGATGAATAGCAATCGGAGCTGTTGCACTTATCACTCGCGAGCAAATTCTTCCGAAATTAATCCCAGTAAACACTGGAATTCTACCCCAACCAGAAGTGCGAGATCCAGATGTGTCAATACAAATATCTGACAATTCAGCTGGTTGTCCATCCTCGCATTCAACTCCAACGCGTAAGATCCACGCCCTAGTTCCCTGCTCAAAATAGGCTAATACAGCATAGCCTAAAAAGCTTTCTGGGAATGGACTCCCGAATGTATCGATGTATTGTTGTGAATTGCTAATGAAGGTTGGTTCCTGAACTGGACCCTTCTTAGCAGTACCAATGAACGCAGGTGTCAGAGCGCCTGTCGCAGCCGGTACCACACTAAGATCGATCTCTTTCGGGAACACACCTGGAGAAAGGAAGACTGCCATCGTGTATCTCCTATATTGTCTGCCTCAATCATCAATATTTTTGCCGTCCGCTATTATATAAAATAATATATGCCACTAAACTTCTTTATCTTCAACTAGCTTCTCTGTGTCCGATATAACTTGTAAACAACGCTGTTTGCAAAGACGAGTCACTTGCTCTATCCACAGTCTATTCTTCCTGAACTTATAACTCTGACCTGGCTTTAATGGGACATCTTGTGCGCCTACATAGAAATCAGCACGTTTGTTCCCATTAACCAACGGTGGCTTGAGATGAACATGTACCAATTGCTTAGAAATATTCAATAACATCATTATCCCACCTTCATTAGACGCAGTTTTAGCTGCCCGCATCTCACGCATTGTCAATGGACGTTTCGCCATGCCTATCTCCTTATTTGTACGCTAGACAATTCAGACTTTCCTTGAACAGTATCCAGAACCTCACCTATCCCGTACTCTGGATTCGCCTGCTCTCTTAAAGTAAATACTCTTCCGAGGATTGTAGAAACGATCTTTTCTGGCAATGGCATCCAACCTTCCATCGAAATAGCATATTCATAACGCTTATTTGCTCGTTGGTCGGCAGGTAATTCATCATCTACCGCCACTGTCATACCATTATACTTTAAGAAAACACTTCCTCTAAGATGTTCATCCTCAACCATAAATTCTGCAACAGGATTAAAACGAGTACGAATCTGATAATGAATAAATTCCAAATCTCTCTTATGCTCAGCCCACACAGATAAAGAATAATTGATCAATGAGGATATTGGTCTATATGCCAAAGCCACTTTAGTACCTTCAGTGTCAACAAAACGCTTACTCATGTAATGTGTATGAGCTGGACTAAATTTTGGCGGGTAATGTTCATCGCCTTCTCTTTTAATTGACATAATAGGCAATTGTACGCGTCCACGAACCAAATCTTGCGCCCAAATTAGATAAGGCTTATCACCACCACTAATTCTAACTTCCATAATACGATAACCATCCTTAGTCGGTACGGGGATCCCAGAAAAATAATTCTTAATGCCACGATCCATTGTTCTATAACCCTGTGGCAGAAATTCATTAATATCAAATGAAGTATTAACATTCTGATTCTCAAAAAGGATATCTTCACGTTTAGCAACTGGTGGTTGCGGTATAGGACTAATAAGAGTTCTGACAATCGGTTCCCCATCCCTATCCTTTGGGGTAAAACGCTGATCAGTAACCTTAACTGGATTAGCACCATCATCATATTCAAATTGATAAACTGGCATACCAAACCTCCATTTGATATGTTTGAGATAGAGATTACTTCTGCTTCAAGAGATTCTTTACATATGCTTCATTTCGCAGATTACTAATTGCAGTACTAAAAGCTTGTGATTCCAATTCTATCTTTTTTACTTTGCTACCAGTAGGATCATCGTCAGTTTTCTGGATAAAAATAATTGCCTTATCGTCAGTTATGGTCACCTTTGGCGCTAGTCTACCTTTTGAGCGTGACTCGATTTGTGTGCGTGCGTCTTCAGACAACTTAGACAATGCTTCCGACCGCATTTCTGCTATTTTTCTCAATCCAACATCTAGAAGTTGTTTACTAATATTCATGAATTCTCTTTCCTAAAATCAACTTGGATAGTCTTATCACCAGTCACATTCTCAACCAAACATGTCCAATATATCCAACGATACTTGAAATTACCGCTTTCACTTGATTTCAAGCACCGAAATGTATCAATCCTGTTAGTAGGCCCATCACGCAAATCAGTAACTTGCGCGATAGACAAAGTATTATGAGGAATTATAAGTATATCACCTTCCGCAATCATCTTCTTACCGAACATCTTAAGAACATTAGCTCTAGAGAATTGAACTGTCGTCTGGTTCGGGAGATCCAGACCCCAACGTGTTAATTGTGCCTCAGCTGGTGCGGGCACAAAACGACCTTTAAGTTTAATGCCATTTCTATAAGTTGGATCTGGATCTTCTTCCCAAACATCATCTCGGTTAGCCTCATTACGTTGGCGTCTAAATACAGTTATCCACGTTCCTGATATGTTAATCATCTCTTCAGCCAACCTCTCGACATAAGCTATATCTGGATTATCGTGATTATAAATTGAAAGCAATGAATTAAGACGCTCAGCATCACTACGATGATCTGGTAATTTATCAATACTCGAAAATTGTTGCTGTGGGTCGAAATCAGTGATTGACATTATAATATCGCTCCTAATGGTTGCGAATTCGGACGCATATCTGGATCACGAGTGGTATGAAAAATGTCCCGACTATTCACACAACCACTATAATTAAATCCAGCACATGGCCCAGCCGCTTCTTCTGATTCTTCTTGTGATAAAACTCTGGCATTAGCTTTCAAAATAGCATAATAATCAGCTATACAATGACCAGGACAATCATTGCCTTGAGTTGGCGGTCCTTCTGGTAATTGAACGAACCATCCAGTAGATGTTGTCCCTGATGGACGCATCACCCAGACAAGTTTAGAACCAGGAATCAAACGCAATACATCACTTACAGGAATAATCGAAGCATTACAATGCATGTCACGCAATAAAGCAGTCCCTGTGACTGAGCTTACTGGCTCACATCCAGGCACCTGGATAACGCCTCCAGGCATCACTTCTAGCTTATTAGCTATATTAATCATTACCACAAAATCGGCCCTAGAGGTTCACCATGCAAAATGGCGTCCTCTACTGCCTTATCCTTTTCTGCTTGACCTTCAGTTCTCAATGCGTCTCCATTAAGATTGATCGTCCCACCGTCTGGTGCTGGCATGCTTCCGAATTTACTTCTAATATTCCCCAGCATGATTTTGGCTTCAGCAACTAGTGCGCGTTTTGTTAATTCTCTAGCCCATGGAGTCCTAAAATTTCTAACTGGTGGAATATATTCGACAACTACAGGGAAACTACCACGCGGAGTTGGATATAATTTAATTTTGTTATTCCCGAGTACTTCCCATTGTCCTTCTGTTCCCAAAATTCGTTGACTAAACTTCCTATATGACATCAATAAATGATAATCAAGCAAAATATTCTGAATACCAGTAACATTGCCCACGTTGAATAGGAAACTCTCTGCTCCGAATATGTCTCCGATTCTAGTGGTTGCAGGGTCCCATTTTACATCTTTAATCCAATATGCATCTGCTGGTAATTCATAATCATTCACTAACGGTTGTGTGTAGAAATACGCATATTTTTCTTCAAATGAAAAGTATGTAGAAATGAAATCTGATGTCACTCTAATTGCTTGTTCAAGCTGTGCTTCTGTCAATTCAACCATTACTACAGGATGACCAAGCGTACTCAAAGTCTCAAACTTTATTGGATCTGAATCCACCTTGAGTACTACTGGTAATTGATCCGGCCCTAAAATACTCATAGTTTCACCAACCCCTCCTCTAATTCAGCATGACAACGATTACAAAGTAAAACGCATTTAGAGATCTCTTCTGATAGTTTTTCTAACGTAAAACGACGCAACCCATATGCTATTTCAAAATTCTTCATTAATCTATCTCTATGATGGAAATGCATTGCCGATAAACATTTGTCGTACCCACATAGTTTACACGAACCACCAGCCATTTGCACTAATTTATATTTCTTATTTCTAGCAGTAGATTTCGAATTTCGTAATCTATGTTTCTTCTTTTTAAGTTTAAAACATAATAAGCAGCGAAACGTAATCCTTGGTGTTTTGTTCTTTCTGTAATCCTTGTCTGATCTGAATTCCGTATAACCATGATGACGACAGACTCCAAATTTTAATTCATATTTTCTTGGTTGACTAGTAGGTCTATCAAAACCAGCAGCAGCGATTGCTCTATATGGGTTAGAGCTAGCACGAATACCTCTAGACAATTGCATTAGGCCCGAACCCATGCCTGTGTTCCTCCACGATATGTTTTATTAAACAGAAGACACTAAGATGGGAAAGTAGTACCACCAGCACCATAAATATATCTTGCAACTTCTAATCTAATAACTACTAGACCAGTAGCAGCCTCAATTATAGCTTTGAAATCTGCAACGACGCTATCTAACTGAACATCTGGTTGCCTGTTACTCGCATTGGAAGCACCAGGACCAACCCAGAATTGTCCAGCATTTACAACGATTCTCTCACCAACTGGTGTTTTAGCAAATGCATCTCTACGACAAATATGTCCATTAAACGATAAACGAGCAGTTTTATCACCAAATTGTGGTGTATAAGCCACAGGTTTGGTATAATCAAAAGACAAAGTGCCATCTGATCCAGAGCCAGCGCCACAAAGATTGTCCAACACTGATTCAACAAAAGCGATATTTTTCTCGACTTCTCGTATTGTTTCTTCGCGTTTGGCTGGTCGCAACGGAGTTATTCTGAGAAAACAGGTAAATGGAACATGAGCATATTTAGTAATCAAATGCGGTGGAGCACCAGGAGCCGTAGACAATCTTGTTGGAATGCTAACTTCTGCCACAAGTCACCTCGGCTGTGGTTCAGATAAGATGATAGACACCAGATTATGGTGTCTATCATCCCGCTAAGCAGCCAGATTAAACAACGAAGGCGTGGCCAGCACAAACAGCCTGCGCTTCGCCGTACAGGTCGTCGGTAACGTGACCAGGAACCAGCTGAACTTGCATCTCGCGGAAGTTTCCTGGCAGGCGAACTGGGAAGTCCAGTCCAGCAATACCAGCGTAAATGTCCGCCAGCGTGCAGTTGGCTCGTGGCTCCACCGTAACCGGATGACCGTACCGGAATGCATCAGTGCGGAACGATGCATCACGATTCTCAAGAACCTGGACTTCTTCACCTGGCACCGGTACGTAATTGGTGTCAAATGGAGTCGTCAGATGCTTGACGCTCGTGTGCCTGCGATTATCTCTGACCACCCGCAGTCTGCGGAAAATCGAGATTGTCGCATTAGCCGGTTGGGAATTCGCCATTTTCCATCCTCCTACAAGTGTGATGGCAACCGCCATCCTGTTCAGTATTATTTTTGCTCGTACATCATCAGATGAAATAATTCCAAATACAGCAAGGCCCCACCAATATAGTGGGGCCTTGCTACTATCTACTACTTATTGCCAATTGATTCATCATCGTCAGCAGGAAGACCTTCATAAGAAGGTGCTACTGCCGCTGTTGCAGTCGCTTGTTGCTCGAACTTCTTCTCTTTAAAGATCCATTCATCATTAATAGGAATAAACTCATCAGCAGCATGAATCAAATCACCAGCAGTAGAACCATCAAAACTCACGACTTCAACACGACAACCAAGTGCCTTCAACCGATCAGCCAAAATCGCAAAATCACCATCCCCTGTAACCAATACAATCGTGTCAACTTTTGGTGCAAGCATCAATGCATCACAAGTAATTGTGATATCATGAGATCCTTTAGCAACTGACTTCTTATCGCCCACCTGTGGGTGAATCTTCATCTCTTTAACACGAAGATCAAAGCCGATCCTTGACAAAGCATCATGGAACCCACTCTGATCGACATCAGGCTTCTGCACAATGTAAGCAATAGCCCGAACGAGACTACGGCCATCTAAAATGCCAGTAAGTAGTTTACCATAATCTACTTTACTCTGTTTAAGGTATTTTGCAGAATAAAACATATTCTGCACATCAACCAATACTGCAACACGATCATCATACACTGGTTCATTGTCTGGCATTGCTCTCTTCCTTTCTTTGATGGGAGATTGGAAATTGTGCTCGTATACAGACGACCACCAATAACCTCATCCCCCTACCGGTTTCGCTTCATCCCATTTGATCGACTTATACAAGCCGACCAACCACGTATCCACAGCGTTTCTATCCCACCGCCAACGAGATGAAATGTCTGTCTCAAAAAACAAGACTCTCCGAGTATTATCAATCGCGCTGGCGGAGGCAAAATATCTACGACACAACATGAATTGTGGAACCTTATCAAGAGAAAGCCTATTACCATGCCATTCCTGTGGTACTAAGAATTTAAAGACAGAAGATTTAACTTCTTCTGTAGGTTGAATCAATACCAACGTAGTTAACCCGTCAACGTCAGATAACTGAATATTACTCGCATCAAAGCATTTAACTAATTCAGTCACATAATTCGGATCACCAACTACCATCCAAGTTTCTTTCAAATGAACTAAACGTAGTTGATTGAAGGCCCACTCAAGAGATGCTGATTCTTCTTTTAATTGCTTCACGACATTTTCAGGAACACCACGACCTGAAGCAAGAGCCTGTAATCTGTCTCTTACATTCTCAATCGTGGCCAACTGTCGTATTGTTTCCATAACCACCCCTGGTTGTAGTATCATGGTATATTACCAATCAAAGTATCAGTGAGAAGTAACCTTAAAGTTACCTTGCTCAAAATAATAACGCAAAGTAATTTGTCCTTTAGTAATGACACCATTAAATCCAATCCCTTGATCCGAGTCCGAAGCCAAAGATTCGGTCGGTAAAACATCATCAACTGGTTTGAAAATATCAACATAAGTAACTCCAGGTATATCCTGGATAATTTGATAAAGCTTAGACACGTACAAGGCAGTTCCCATATCCCAATTATCAATATTAAAGAAGTCATCAATAGCATTTTGGACCGCTACCTTTACTGTACCAGGATCGGCATTTCTACTCATTACTATTGTAGCGTCAACATCAATTGGCTTCACTGCTCCATCATATACGCGAACTTCATCAGTCAAAACATTGATCTCTTCCAGATAAGAAATCAAACCTTGCTTAAGACCACTACTCGGTTTAACCGGACCATCAGGACCCTCAGCTAACGCATATACCTCCACAATATTCCTATTAATAAAATTATTTTGAATTATTTTAACACCATCTTCGACTGTAGGTGCAGCACGAACAGCTGTCACTACCGAAGTTAAATCTTGATCAACACCAGTTCGAATGACACCAATCGCCTTGGATACTGCACCATAAAATTGATGCTTAAACTCTGATGCTAATAAACCATAATCCTCGCCACTTACAGCGTTCCCATGTGTAGCATATTGCTTTGGTGCGCGACGTTTTGCTTGATCCAGAGTTTCTTCATCAGTACCACCAGATGAAGGCGAAGGATTTCTAAATAATACTTCAACCGAAGCTGAGGCAGGTGGTTGTGGCGAAATAGGTCTAGTCTCGTTAATCGTGTTAGAAGCAATTCTACCACGCACACCACCACCAACACGATACTGGACAGATATTGTCTGTCCAGCTAATGGAGATTTACCAGCTTGATTATTACCAAAGACAATCCGAGTACGATCCCCAAGATATTTCACCTCATATACTTCATCATTCGCCTCAGCTGTCTCAATCATCTCAATTTGACGCCATGTACGCACTGTCTGCCCAGAAGTAATTTGAACAATAATTGGTTCTTCCAAAACATTGCTTAACTCAATATCAACATATTGATCTGGACCACCTGGCGACACAACGATTATTGGAGTCGCAGTTTGCCCTTCTATGCCGTATGCAATAATACCACGTTTGTTTGGAGGAATAACAATGAATGAAGTCCAATCACCAGGCGAACGATATATTTCATAATTGACCTGTCTCCCATCTGGACCACCAAGGGTAAATCTAGTAGCAGATGGTATTCTCACTTCAGAAGGAACCGCATTCGGCAAGCTGATTTCAACATCAACAATCGCTGGAGTAGCACGCATATAACGTTGATTAATAAGGTTTAGATGCTGAATCACTGCTTGCTTGGTTTGTGCGGTAGACAAAAATGACTCGTCAACCAAAATATCCGAGCGTTCAGAAATAACACCACCAATGTAAGCAACCAACTCCAACATCATAATAACACCATTACTAGCAAAGAAATCATTAAAATCATTTGGATAATAAGATCTTATATATTCAACGCCAGCACGATTAAGAGTCGGAAAATCAAGAGCAGTAAAATCGAGACTACGTAACTGAGCTGGAGCTAGGGAGACTCCAAATTCCTCAGGAGAATTCGGCATTTCGAAAATAACCGTACCCATTAATTCACCTCAAGTGACTGGGTTAGAGGTCTTCGTTGGTATATTTAATTCCACCAACAAATTAGGAGTAGTTACTGGCGCACCAACAAATGGATCTAAATTGAATGTACCATAAACCTTTATACTTAGTAAATTATTATCATCTGTCGTTTCCATTTTAACATCGGACACAATTACTCTAGGTTCAAACTGTTTGATCGCAGCAATGATGTCAGATCTAAGTTGATTTATATTCGAATCAGTCATAGATTCGAAAACAAAACGTCTAATTGGAGTGCCAAAAGTAGGACGCATCATTCGTTCCCCTGGAGCAGTCAATAACAATTGAAGAAGATCGTTTCTGATAAGACGATCATCAACTTGCTGTGATAAAACCATCTGATTACCACCCATGAATGGAGCATTATAGCCATAATATTTTGCCATTAACGGACCACCTCCTGCAATTCAAGAGTTTTATTATATAAATCCTTAGCTGTAGAATTTAGAGCATTAAGTTCGTCAATTATAATTTGACGTTGTCTTAACAATTCTGCTTCTCTAATAACCAACTTATCATATATCTCACCAGCAGCCGTACTACCACTATATTCCAACACCACTTTCGCAGCATCCTTGGCCTTACGAGTTTCGTTAATTTCTTTTTGATTATCTTGAACCTTAATCTGATAATTATTAACATTAGTCATAGTAAGATTTAACTCGTCTAAAATTTTATTAAAATCATTCTTCGCATCCTTTATGAGTAAATTAGTCTCAGCTTGAGTAAGACCAAGCATTTGATAATCCAACAAATTTGTGTTGTGTTGAATATCAACTTCCTCAGGCACTTCTAACGGCGTCACAGTCCCTGGAATTTCCTCTTCGAATTCTAGAATTTGTCCAACCTCGAATGATTTTGTGCCCAAACCAACTTGGGTTTGGCTACCAGCCGCAACACTGAACACATAAGTTCCATATGTTTTTTCTCTATCGTCCTGTGAAACAACTCTCTCCGGTAATTGTCGCAATTCTTCAACGCTAGAAATAATTTGGGAATTCTGGCTACTCCTAGGTGGATCGTTACTAGATACCGTAAAGGTAACGTTAGAGGGATCACTCTCACTCTTTGGCAAGATTGATTTATATAAGGCAGTAGGAGCGCTAATTATCATTCGCAGACCTTAACAACCTTCTCTGGGACCTCATTGAATGGCCCATTGCCAACAACACCTCTATCCGCTGGTACTCTCTTCTCCTGGTCAATTGGCGTTGGATCAATCACAGTCGCCGCCGCACCAGTATCATTCTGAGCACCACCCCCTGGGAAAGCCAACGGTAAGAAACCAGTATGGGCTGGTGCATTGTCATTTACATTCATGTACCAACCACCTGGATTCAACTTAGCTTGTCCACCACCTGCATCGAAGGCTATCTCATTCTCGGCCTTCAATGTAATCCTATCTCCAGCCTTCAAAGCTATATTTCGTTCAGAAACAATTTCAATATCACCTTTACAATAAATCTGTATTGGTCCATTCTCATTATTGCGTATAACAATCTTCTCAGCACCATCCTGGTCCATGATCATGATAAACTGATCTTTACCAGTCCTAGAACGCCAAATACCAAGTTTATTCTTTTCAGAAAACCAAATACCACGTTCACTGACATCAACTGTCTCTACCCAAGCGCCATCAACACCAACACGACCATCTCTAGCTTCGATACCTTGATTGATACCACCTGTTGGATCGGCATCTGGAAATTGCTCTGGTTCTGGTCTTAGCTTATTATCGCCACCAACAGCAGTCTTCAAACGAACATAACCATTAGCCTTATCCAACTTGAGATGGTAAGTATTCAACTCTGGATTATCAGTCATAGCAATCTTAAGAGCAAACTCATTTTCTAGAAGCTTTTTCCACTCACGAGATATTTCAGATGAAGTATCAGTACAGAACATCATATAATCTTTACGATCATTCATCTCGATAATCTTGGATTTAGGAGTATACCATCTAGTAGTATTAAGTTCATCCTTATCAATAGCTTCAAACGCAAATCCACGAGGAGTACTAGGCTCAGTTGTCCAACTACGACGAGTCTTTAGGAACCAACCATTTCCACGAGGTTTCTCTTTAGTTTCAGCTTCCTTTGGATCTGTGCCACGATCATCTAAAACGAATTTACTACCCCAACGACTAACAAAACGAATCTGACGCGAATCTCTACCGGTCCAATTACCAGTCTTTTCATCGTCTGCGTCAGGCCCAATCTCCTCAATTAATTGACGTTTATAAAAATTATCTTCTTCAGGATGAAAACCCATATCCATCAACTGGATTAGGTGTCCACCTTTAGAACGAAACTTAACCCATCGTTCGTCGGTCTGATTCCATTTAGAGAGAATTCGTGCTTTACCATATTCAGGACGAGATTTAGCATTCGATACCTCTTCACACCCAGATCTTGCTCCTCCCTGTTGTGCATAACCGACATCACGCATTTCAAACTTATGGCCAGCACGAGTTCTAATTTCATATCGTCTTTGATCTCTATTAGCAGAATTCGGTTCATTTTCATTTAATAATTTAACAAAGTATTTAGTTCTTTCTATCTCAAAATCATGATCATTATCAAAATCACCTTCAAATTCACCTGTGTCGCCATCATTTTTCCAATAGTAACCGACATCGGATAATATTTCATAAATACCATATTTGGTTGCTTTAACATTATATTTTCTATCTGGATTATTAACCTCTGGCTTTTTGCCTCTCTCAAAATCCGACTTAGATATTGCATCCTGTCCAACAACTGCGGGTTCAATATCATGTTCTTTCGGGAAAAACCCAACAGCTGACGTAATTGTAGCATTACCATAACGATCACGTGATCCAAAAGACATCGGCCTAAAATCTTTGGGTAAATATTCCTCTAAATAATCATCTGGTTTCCCATCTGATTCCTCATCCGCATTAACCGCCAAAGGAGAACGAGTATATATTGATTCTAATGGATAATATTTCCTGCGAGTGGGAGTTGCAAAGCCAACCCATATTGGTCCATAAGGATGTTGTTTTTCAAAGATTATCCACACCAAATCACCAATTATAGGATGTGACCAAGACCCAGCATTTTTGCCACCTAACCATGGAGCTTTATCCGCCCACGGGCATTGTTTTGGTTCTAAAGACCAATCATGTAACTCAGGGCATTTAAAACGCACACGATAATTCTGCAGAGAATCATTGGTCTCTACTACTACTGCGCAATAATATCCTGGGAAACGGTCAAATAACGGTTTAGTCCTTTCGCGATGGAATCGCTCCCATACAAGTGAAATTCCACTTTGGTCTGACATTTACGCTAATCTTCTCACTGCCTGTTTTGACGGGAATTTAATGACTGTTCCTGCTTTAGGCCATCCAAGAGTATTAAGTGGCCTATTAAACATCACAATTACCCACTCCAGGAATGGAGTACCATATTGTTGATTCGAAATTAAATCAGGTCTACCTGCAGTTGCCTGATCGACTGCATATGTAACTATGTCTTCTTGGTTCAAATCATCAGGATTAACAACATCAGGACGAACCCATAATCCATAAGTAGTCACATTATTGACCATGATGACTTCGGTTTCTGCGAACCTAGAAGTACTATCTGGCATTAATACCACTCCTTTCTAACATTCTTGAGTTGAGGCATCTTTACCTTTTTGTTCACATCTTCTGCAGAAGCCAAAGTTGTTACTAATTCGATACCGATTTTAACCTTAGAATACAATGGAAAATATCCTCCAGTACCTTTTATGTATTCAGGACCATTACTAATATTAAAGTCTTTCATTCTAAATGGCACTCCACCATCAGAATCTAAAATTTTGGTATATTTAAAACTTATTATTGGATATCCATTTTTACTAAATTCATAAAAATATGATTTAAGATTATTCAATTGCGTAAAGATTTTATCAGGTGTCCAAACATTGTCAGTAGCAATATGTTCCCATTCAACATCAAGCCTACGGCCTTGCGCTCCCATCATATATTTAACACGTTCAATTGACATTACGTCTGATGTTTCATTCCAATTAGACGCATTACTTTCACCAACAATCTTTGGAGGAAATTGAAACTCTACATTCTTTTGTTCTGGAGTTAATGCCAGAACAATCAAGGTAGCTGATTCTACCAAGCCCCTATCAAAATCACATAACGAAGAGTCGCCAGCCATTTATGTGTTCCACCTATTAGCAACCGACGCCAAACCTGTATCGCCACTATCAATCATCTTCGGCAAGAATTGCTGAAGCAATCCAACAATCGAATCGACTGATTTGTTGTCAATAATTTGTTTTAAATCACCACGAATATCTCCAACTTTAGCAGCTGTTTCATCGCGCTTAGTTGGTGATTTACCAGTATCCTCAGTTACTTTTGTCGTAACAATTGGCGTAACTTTTGGTCGCGAAGTTATGTCTTTAACTGTTTTCCAGAATGATCCACCAGCCTCACCATCTGGCATTGCATTTGAGCTTTTACCCCTAAGCTCATCTGATCCTTTGGCCCATTTATCAAGGATACCAAATTTGGCATAAGATTGCTTCATACCTTCTTCCCAACTCAGCACTGGTGCCGTAACAGCATCTTCCGATGCCTTATCGGCCTTACCAGCTGCTTTCTCAGCGGCTTTAGCTTGCTCAGATTCAGCCGCCCATTTCTTGCGTTCCTCTTCTGTAAGATTATTAAACCTCATTAATTTATCTTGGTCAGCTTTTTTCTCATCTGCGGTCATTTTCTTATTAAGCTCGTCCTGCTTCTGTTTCTTCTCCATATTCAACTTCGCCAATTTTGTATTATAAGCATTTTTCTCTTCGGCAGACATCATGTCATATTTCGATTGTTTAACCGATAGACCAAGTAACCTCTCACGCCAACCAGCATAAGTATCCTCAGTTTTCTCTTGCATTTTTAACATATCGTCAATTTGCTTCTGCTGATCTTCATATCCTTTTCTACGAATTACGCCGGTTGCCTCCAATTGCTTAGCAGTAGTAGCTGTATCTTCATTAATCTTAGCGTTAGTCTTTTCAAGTTCCTCAAGTACATCTTTTGTCATCTTTATTTGTGTGTAAAAATAATACGCACTAGCAGCGATTGCTGCAATAGCCAACGTCGCTGGATTTAGAGCTAAACTCAACAATTTAGACGAACTAACTGTTGATTGCATGCTACCCATTAAACTTTGTGCGCCTTTCGATACTGTGCCAAAAATCCCTGGCAACTTACTAGTTGCTGTTGTAATGCCTTCTAAATTAGCCACTCCTGGCATTCGTGCTGACTGCATCAGTTTGAAGCGTTCTAAAGTAGCAGTAAACGTGTCACCGACAGCAGTTGCAGCACCCTTGTCGAACAATTTACCAATTAGTGGAATTTTACCAAGCAATCCACCAAGTTGCTTAAGTCCAGGAATCTTTCCTAACAATCCGAACGTATCCCTCAAACCACGAACAGCCATCCCGACATCACCGATAGTTTTCAAAATACCCAAAAATGCGCCAACTCCAGCAGTACCCATAACTCCCCAAGCCGTAGTTGTCTGAGCCATGGTTGAACCATTAAACTTATTAAGCATGGCTTCTAATCTATCAAGAACACCAGACAATTTCTCTTGCAATTGTGTAATCACTTTTTCTACGGCTATAGCTTGTTCTCTAATAATAGTACTTGTGTCTTGTAAATTTTTCTTCATCTCTGCTTCAGGATCTGCTGCTTCTTTGAAAATCCCAGACATGCTTTCCTGCAACTTCTTCTGATCACCCATGGCGTCACGGATTGCAGGAGATAATCTTTCATATTGTTCAATTGTATTGATGCCTGCTTCGCCAAGTAATCCCTGTTGTGTATAAATACCAATTGTCATACGCCGTTCTTCTGCACTCATGCCCTTCATATCCTTCTCCAACTCATTTATAGTGTCTGAAACACCTTTAGTTCTATCCTCCAATGTTCCAAACATATTCCCGCCAGTAGCCCACACAGCACGGAATGGATCTTTCAGATTATTAACAATACCAATAACTTCTTGAGTGTTGACACCAAATGCCTTGGCTGATCCAGCTAACCTCAACATCATCTGGTTGTATCCAACCAGAGCCTGTGTCCCGTCCTTACCAACCATTTGCGCCGAATGAGCTTGTTCGGCCATAATGTCATTCAAATCTTGTCCCGACAATCCAGCTGATTTGGCGTAACGATTCATTGCTAATAATTGTTGAGTTAATTTTCTAGTACTCATACCTGCAACAGTCGTCATTTTTGAATATTGTGCTATTGCTTGTGTGTTTGCGCCAGTAGTTCTTGTCAACATCGCACTATACTTGTCTAATTCAATAATTTGGTCTCTAGCCATGCCGACTTGGCGCATAGAAACAATAGCGTCCTCAATTTCTTTTTGTAAAAATTTAAAATTAGTAGCCATTTTTCTGGCGTGTGTTGAAATATCCTTCATGTACACTTGAGTTGAGTTCAGGTCATCCATACCAGAGAAAATAGCTTCATGAAAACGCTCTTGTTGCTCTCCGGCTTTTTGGATTGCCGCTGTGTATAAACCAGATGCAGATGCTGCGTCTGCTATGCCACCAAGACCAATGGTTCTTGTTACTGATCCTATAGTTCCTGCTACGCCTGATACTCCAGCCTTTACTTGATCCCAGCTAGCCTTAACCTCACCAATCTTAGTAACTACATCACGCAATTTCTTTAGATGTTCGGCCTGAGCAAATTTACCAGCCTGCAGAGCTGCTCTTTCTTGTTTCTCAAGAAGTCCAATAGCATCCTTGATAGTTGATGCTTCCTGATTATAAAATCTAAACTTGTCCAAGAAACCAATTTTCTCCATGCCACGTAGTTTAATACCAGTTTTAGTCTCATAATGACGAAGACTCTTAATTAACTGTTCATCTAACTTTTGGTATCCAACATGACTTTTATCTGATTGTTGACGCCATATTTGATATCGTCTACTCGCCACGTTAGCCTTATGCATTATTGAATCAGCTTCTTCTTGTTTAATAGAACCCAACTCTAACTCTAAATTAACCTTATTAGTGATATCTAACAATTCTTCATGTAATTTGACAGCATGAGCCACTTCGTCTACATCTGGAGCAGTTAACTCATTCCTTGATAGTTCGATCATCTTCTTGCTAAGGTCGTTCAATATTCCGCCATATTTGTTGGCGTCTTCGTTAATCATCTTGAACTGTCTACTAACCCCACGACTAAAATCGACATCACCAAATTTAGTCATTTTATTGGCTAATGAATTGAGTCCCTTTTCTACTGTAGACGTTAATTTATCAATTTTCTCCAAGACTTTAGACGCATTGTCATTAAGCGTCATTTCTAAACTTAAAGCAAAAGCATTTGGGTCAGCCATTCTCAACACTCCACTAAATTAGTTTTGATACCCATTAAACATTTTGCCCAGAGGAATCATAATCAGTCCTATAACAATATAAATCTGTATACCAATCGCCCCTAGTAACAAGATGGTGAAAACCATAGACCAACCATTCGCCATCCAAAAAGTAAGATTTACCATCGCCATCAATCCAAGCAATCTTTAATTTAGAAACACCAAGGTTATGGCTATTAGCCAATGTCTTCGACGGATCACCATTTACACGCAGCTTAATACGCATTACAAAACGAAGCATATTTAGGAACACACTACGAGCACGACCATCTATATAATCTTTATACTTGACACCTATGTCCCCAGCGTTGTGTTGCGGCACAGCCATTAACGAAGTTGACCATTCATGTGGCGTCCCCATCGCACTAGGAACAGCTCCTGGTTTCGCAAAACCATGCTCAGCATCGATATCAACTTTCTTTTTCTCGCCAGTTGTGGTGTCATCGACATGGACAATTTTTCTATCTTGGTCGGTGATCCTATCATAAAATTTACCCGATGTCCTAGAAATACCCTGAGTTATCATCTGTCTCTGAAAGACTGAAATGAAATTGTCTGATAAAAATTCGAAATTATAAGCATCATTTGCTGCGGGCGTATTCATATCAAGTACATATAACCCATAATCCTCAGATTTACGATCTGCTTGCTCTTTTACCCAAATTGTTGGCTCATCTTCAACGCTACCACTGCTTGAAACAATCCAATTAGTCTTGCCTTTAGTAAGAGACGCAGACCATTCAAGTAAAGAACTTAAAAAGGTCTTGGGGTCCATTCTCATCATCCACCAAGAACCTTTTTGGTCGTCCGATGTCTGGCTTACCTCTTTTTTACCATTCCCATTTGGGCCAATGAAATATTGATTGATTACGTCCTCAATTACTTTGGTTAAATTCCCTTCAAATTGTTTACCAGAAGAATCCCCAGCATTTAGCCAATAAGATGGTGGGTCTACGGCAATAAATTCAAGTTTACCACCTGAATTTATCCCACGTGCATCTAGATCTGTAATATAACCAATATGTTTACCTGTCTTTTCATTGGTCGGCCATTCAATTTCCCATGTAACCTTGGTAGGTTTCCTTCTGCCCTGACTTAAATATGTTGTTGTTGCCAGATCACGAATAATATTCCAATATGGGTCTATTAATTTAGCACGTACGACATAACCCTCATTAATAAACGACTTCCATTCAAATTTCTCGAACATATATCCAGCATCTTGACCATCGCCTATTGATAGGAAAAGTCTAGGGGCGTGAGATACGTTTGGTTGGCCCATTTTATCACCTTATGTATTTATCTTCTTTACAGGACTCATTCCAGAGATATATTAGATTGGGAGGAATAACAAATGAGTCAGACAGAAATTAAACACTACGACGACCAAATCGGCAAACACCGAGCCTTTATTCTAAGGGCTTTACTAACCGTAGCCATTGCTGGTTTCATCTTCACCGTAACAGGCTATTTGGTGGTTTTCCTGACTAGGCTTTTGATCAAACCATCTCGTGCCTGGATTATTCCTGGCCCAAGAGAATCGTTCTTTATTGGCATAGGAGTCTGGTGGTGTTTCATCGCTCCCATTATGTTCGATTCTTATCTGAAGGAACAACAAGACAATTACCAAGAAAACCCAGACCAATTTATGCATCCTCGTGATACTTATGACTACCAAATCAGATACAATAAAATGACTTTCTTTAAACCCCCAATTGCTGGCTGCGTCTTTGAAGCTAATTGGATTAATGGACATACCTGGGAATACTGTGACAAACCAATAGTCGAAGGTCCACCAATATACGTAATTGGTCCCGTCGATGGGAAGAACTGCATCTTCTACTTGAGTACATCACCAAACACACCCAAAATGGGGCCAGTCACGATTAAAGTAAGAAATACAGATACCATGAAAACTAACGATTTCGTCGTCAACGACTTTGGCGGAATTGGATCTCAAATGGTTGAGATGAAAAGAGTTCTAAACTATAATAAATATAACAATGACGCATCTAAAGGAGAGACTCTAACTAAAGATTATGATACGACTTACCCAGTTAGAGGATATTATGGTGGCACCTATGGTTCCCACATTGATCTTATGATTATTAGCGTGTTGATCGCGCTTAATTCAATTTATTGGTTCTTCTACGCACATAATAAAGCCATCAAATTTCAAGACGAGGATATTTAAATGGTTCAAAATTTTGAATTAATATGGGCTAGATATGAAGTGAAAAATCCGCACGAATTCTACCTATTGCTATACCTCGGGCAGAGTAATGGAAAGACACTAGCTTTTGTCGCCGATAAAATATTGGATCATGAAATCGCAATCATTAGAGCTAATCTTAATATTTTGCGACAACTCAATATTGGCGATGCTATGCAATGGTTCAAAACCAACATGACTTCAATATTTAATAACAATAGGGACACCTATAGAACTTTTGATAGTAATAAATTATTTGTTGTGAAAAATCTTGGATTAAAAGGATTAGAACAGAAACTTAAGCAGCCAACTTCAACAGAGTCGATAAAGTAAGCCTATGGGTGTGGGTTTCGATATAATGACGTGAAGCCCCAAGACCATTCTGCTGTTCAAGATCATTCCAATCCACATCTTTAGGCGGCAAGCAATAAGCTAATGGGTATTTATCCTTAAGTTCAAAGAAATTATCATGTAAAGATTTAAGACCAGCTTCATCATGGTCTGGAGCCAGAATCACATTTTTAGGATTTAAATAACCTATTTTTCGTACTTGATTCCCCACTATAGTAGCCCCTCCAGTGGCCACACAATTGTCACCAACACTAATAGAATTAAATATTGATTCGACTATTATTAAATCACTTGATACTTCGACATTATCAAAATTAAACAAATAATCAGTCTTTCTGAGACCTGTCTTAACTTCATCAGGAAAATTAAATCGTTTATTGCATATACTCCGCTCTTGCCAATACACCAATAATCCATATTCTAGATAAGGAAACACAATTGAGCTTGGTGTATACATTAGACCATATTTAATTGCAAGATTCTCAGACACCCTACGCTTATTGAGATAATTCAGAGATATCTCTCTGAGTTTAGTATTATTCTTTTCAGAAAAACTAACACTCAGAGGTGGCAATTCGATAATTGTCTCGACTTCAGACTCTTCTTCCTTGATATTCTGAAGGCCAGCTCTTATTTGCCGGAACGATTCTCTTACACTTTTGGCATCCCCACCACATACATCAGCAGCCGCCTCAAAGAAAGTGATGTTTTTATAACGACGCACGAAATTTAGGAATGAACCATCATATTGATGACATCCTGGTCGGAAATCGTGGACCCAATATCCCTTAGCACCCTTTCTTGGGCCATTGGTTAGAACATCTTCCTTGGTCGATATCCAAAAATGATAATCATCATCGTCTATGAAAGGATTATTAATAGCTAATTGATTACCGTGACTTCTTCTCTTAAATTTAAAATGCCTCGCTACCCATCTTTCTATTTGGTCCGGTGACAGTTTGATACTCACGAGCACTTACTCTCCTGACAATCAAGACAAGTACAACATGTTCCAGACCATTTAATGTTCGTACTACCACATTTATGGCATTTAAATTTACCAGCAACCTCTTCTTGCTTCAAATACAAAGACAACGCACGAGCAATTGCACGGGCGAAGGAGTGGAAGCCAGCCTTAGATTTATTAATCTGATCAATCAAGAATTCTAACGGAGTTCCGTGCCTCAATGCGGTGGAAATCATTCTAGTGATCAGTGATGCTTCATCATCTTCGAAATTATTCAATTTTCTGACCATCAATGGACCACTTTCAAAATGATAATAATTCTGAGTCTTGTCTGCCTTCTCTTTAACGATTTTACCACGCATCCCATCTTCAAGACCAGTCAACTTATGATCTAAAGCGAAAACTTCATAGGGACGCTCACCCATTAAACCGACAAACACAGCGTAACGCTTGCCATTTGGTTTAATCACATGTACCACACCATCTAACGAATCTGGACGCTTGGGTGCGTTGTGGACCACGATTTTATCTGTAGCATCCTTAGATGATTTAGATGACAATACATTCTGGCGTGAACCTTCGCGATAAACGGTGATGCCCTTCAATCCATTCTTCCAAGCTTGGAAATAAATATCACTAATCTGACGTTCAGTACAATTTTCGGGCAAATTAACAGTGTTAGAAATCGCCTGGTCAATATATTTCTGAACCATGCTTTGTAATTTAATTCTAGCCATAGGAGGAACTTCGTGAGCACCCATGAAGTATGATGGTAATTCCTTATTACCAAACTTCTCCACATATTCTTTAGCCACTTGATGTAAAACTTCAAACTCTTTAACTTCCTTAGCCGTGCCAAGGTTAGTCTTTCTAAAGTAGCGAACTTTAAACACTGGCTCAATAGCACCCGAACATTTGGCTATGCAACTAAGAGATCCGGTTGGAGCGATAGCATGAATAGCAACATTCCTAATTCCAGTCTTTTCAATCATTGATTTAATATGATCAGGAAGTCTCTGAATAAATGGTGAATTCATGTGTCTCTTAGCATCAAATTCTGAGAATGATCCTTTCTCTTTCGCTAACTCACACGATGCTTCATATGATGTATCTCTGAAAACATTCATAATTTCTTCAGCTTTAATATAAGCTTCTTCTGAATCGTATTTTATACCTAGACGCATGAAAGCATCTGCCATTCCCATTATACCAAGTCCAAGTCTCCTGCCATGATCGTTAGCCCATTGTTGGAATGGAAGTGGAGATCTATCAAGAGTTATAATATTATCAAGGAATCTGACAGATTTACGAATATCATTTTTAAACAAATGAATATCAAAATCAGCATTTTTCTCAAAAGAATTGCGGACATATCTTCCAAAATTAAGAGATCCAAGATTACATGAATCTCCATCACTCAATGTAGCCTCACCACACGGATTAGTAGTTAAAGTCTGAAATTTTTCATATTGTTCAGCTGGACCATCTCTCCTAATAGTATCCCAAAAAAGTAAACCTGGTTCGGCCCTCTTCCAAGCATAATGTATAATAGAATCCCACAATTGACGAGCTTTAATAGTGCGGTAGACCTTACCTCCCCAATGTAAATCAAAATCTCCGTCTACCTCAACTGCACTTAGAAGTTTATCGGTAATTTTAACTGATATGTTGGCATTACTAACTGCTTCTAATGCATCGCCTTTAACCTTAATAAAATCGAAAATATCTGGATGATGATCAATCATACTAATCAATAATGCGCCTATTCTTCCATGCTGCCCGATTGTCCCAGCAATCTGACTGAATAGATGCATAAACGAAACAGAACCACTAGAAACGCGAGCAGCATTATTGACGATAGATCCTTTTGGACGCAATATGCTAATATCTGTTCCAGACCCACCACCCGCTTTAAATGTCTCTGCTATTTCATAATTAGCAGTAAAAATTCCTTTAATTGAATCTTCTCGAATCGCAATCACATAGCAATTTTTCAAAGTTATATTAGCATCATTACCCAAACCATATATGATTCTACCACCTGGGACAAACCTACAATTCGACATCATTTCATAAAATGCAGATGAAAATTCCATACTTAATTTGGGCTGCTCAGCTGCTGCATTTGCTTTAGATAATCTATGCCATATTTGTGTTGGTGTGGTTTCCAAATAATTATTATCTTTAACAAGAAGATATTTATTAATAAAAACATTAGCAGCTAAGTCGTCTTCAACTTCAGCTAAAGTTGCTTTGTACGCTTCTTCACGAGTCGCCATGTCTACTCCTCAAACAAATCATCACCCAAAATCTCTCTTAATTTACCTAACAAAGGTGAATTAATCAACTTAAGTCGAAGCTTATATAGACTCTTAGTATCTGGGAATAATCCTCTTTCATGACTTTTAATAGCGTTCAGGGATCTACGACATATTTTAGATATTGCAATATGATTAATATCAAGATGTCCAGATTCATACCAGCGCGTTATATTCGCAAAACCATTCCTTGTAGAATAATTAGTCAATGCTCCTTTATCTTGTTGAGTCAGAAACTCATGTGATTTAGACACAAGCATCAATATATCATGTTCTTCATTAACATCATGTGCTAATTTCTGATGGATAATTGATAATAAGTCACCATGGCCAAGAATAGCAAATCCACGATCAATCATCCCTCGTTCATTTGCATGCTTGATTATAGCTCCTATTACCATAGTCATTGATTCGTTAGGCAATTCATTCTCGTCGAACTTTTTAACAAAATTAAGCACATAACGCCAACTATATGTTTTACGTGGGTCTGTGTTTTTTGGGAAAGATATCATTTTCCCGCATTGTGCCATTTTCTGCTTAAAAATTTGATACGCATGTAGAACTTTCCTCTCTTGTGATTCGATCATTTCGTCTTCTATTACTAGCATTTTTACCTCCGTAAATAAACGCAGCCGAAACCTCAAATACCGGAGAAACCAAATGGCCGAAGAATCAGCAAATCAACCAAATGGAGCATCAGAAACTCCAACCAAAGTGTCCAACTTTAACAATTTGAAGCCATGGGAAATAGACCCGCGTAAGATCGAAAATGTCGATGACCGCAAAAAAGCTGTGATAGTTTTAGAAGAATGGTTAGACACAGTACAAAAACAGGTATCTGAGGTGTTATCAAAACATGGTGTAACAACATTCCAAATGAGTATTCTCCATCCTTGTATGAAAACTCCATTTGTAATGGGCAATGGAAACAATTATACATGCGCCAAGATCGCACGTGCTGCTGCGCTCGTACTTAGAGATCGAGTAATGCAAGAATTACAATTGGATAAACAAGAAGGACATTCTAATGAGTAATTAAGCCATATTTTACAATTGCTCTTTTAATATATGCCACACGGTCTTGGATAGCCATTCTCTTTAATCTGCCCTCAATTAATTTATTCTTTTCGTGGCACTCTTTCCAACCAGGTGTCCTACCATGCCACATATGAATAAAATCATATGTTCTGGTGTTATAAAACCTACATGATTTTGCCAATCTATCAAAAAATTCACAATCTTCGTTGCCATACCCAACAAAATCTTCACAAAAACCACCAATGTTGATATAAATATCTCGCCTACACCCAAGTGATCCGCCTTCGAAATAATCAACACTACGATCCATACGCAAATCGTTAGCCATCTTTTGTGTAGAAACAACTCTATTAGTAGCGTCATTTGATAAATACAGCACACTCTTACCAACATGAACACCATCATGATTTTGTAAAAGATTATACATGAATTGTGTATAGTCGTCTTGTACTAACATATCAGCATCATGCAAAATCAAGAATTTACTAGTAGTCTTGGACGATCCAAGATTGAATGCAAGCGCTTTAGTAAATGGCAAATTAGCTTTAGCTAAAACATATTTAACACTATTAAATTCTGGTATCGATATTCTTGTGTCTGAATCTTGTTCTGCCATTACGATTTCTATTGCTGGGAATAATTGTGCTTTAATATTCTGTAAAACTACTTTGATGGCACTACCTCGGTCAATCCCCCGAAAAGGGATGATATAAGATACTGTTGGTACTATTGATTTATCGCTTGGCGATATGTAAACACGAGATTTATTGTCCCGTACTGATTCAAAAATTTTCTTCGCAGAAGCTAAATATTTAACTCTATCCTCAACTGCCGATTTATCGCTATGTAATTTAAAAAAGTGTTCAGAACCAATTACATCATGGAAACCGTGTGGTTGTATACCACTTATACAGACTCGATTGGACCAATCAACATGCTCCATGCCATATGTCCCGAAATTCTCATCAAAATAACCCACTGTGTTGTGAGCCACATTATCATAAGCAAAAATGGCACCTTGAGGTTTCTCTTGTATAGTCTGAACTTTAATTCCCTTAATGTCCTGAATTATGCCGTCAGAAATCGTCGCACCACAAATTCCAGGTTGACGCATACAAAAATGATGATATCCAGTAACGTTCATAGCATAAGAATAGAGATTTTCCCAACCAGAAGCAATAATCTCCACATCATCATTTAAAATCAATTTGAACCTAAAACGTTCAAGACATCTCAGCAATCTATTTGTATTACCAGCCACACCAAGTCTATTTGGATTATCCAAAACAACCATGTCTTTGATAGTTCTTATGTAATCCTTAGTTGGCGCATCGGTCGATTCATCACTAATAAAAACAGTTGTCTTACTCAAGTCAGTGAATTTTCTAATAGATTCAACAAGACGTGACACAGAATCTTTGCGATTGAAGCTTAATATGCCAACACCAATATCATTTGAGATCGAAACTTTAATTCTAGACATTAAATCACGATAATACGCTGTCGCACGTTCAGCCACCATTGCTGTTCTACCAACGATTTGTGAACGCACAATTCTTTGGACTGGTGATTGTTTAATTTTAACAATCACCGGCTTATTCTGGCGAGTAGATGTTTGCTGAGTTACTGTCGGTCGTGTTGTTGGTGCTTCTCTACGTATTTGTGTCGGATTGATTATCGGGGGTCTTGCAAATTGTCTTGGTTGAGCTGGTGGTGTATTAACCATCTTTATGATTTTCAAATAACGAGGAGCATACTTTTTGAAATAATCTGACATTGTCCTTCTTTCGAACTTCTTTAAATGTATCTGTTCACCATTAGGACCTGCAAGCACAATAGAATGACCTGTTGGATTAACAAATTCAATCATTGGCATTCCATCACCGCCTCAATAACTTTATTTATGTTAGGTGGCCTATCAAAATCATTTTTAATAAAAACTGTTTTATCAGCCAACCCCGAAAATTGATCTGTGTATACAGAAAAACTAACATCATATTTCTTAAGAACCTCTTCAGATAACCAATTTTTACCAGCTCTTTTTTTACACACATCTAATGAAGCAGTAACCATAACATAGAGAATTTTATGGTTGTGATCCCTAGCATGCTTAAAATGAGGTTCCATTCTTTGATAGGACGCACAGGCAGTGTCATAGATTATAATATCATTCATATTGTCAACAACATACTCATCAAGTACTTCCTGAGAAACCTCCCATGCCGCCAAATTCATATCTCTTTTTGAATCTTCATCTAAAATATCGTAATTACTATCACGAAATGTCTTTGGATCAATTACCATCGGCACTATCCCAATGGTTCCGAGTGCTTCTTTAATCATGGACACTATGAATGATTTACCAGAAAACGGGTGACCAGCCATAAAGATAACCATGTGTTATCCTCCGACTTTAAATACTTTAAATTTTTAATAATATTTCTTTACGGGCACTTTACCTGGTCCATACCTCTTACCAGTCGGGCTTAGAATTGGGGGACCACTTGTCCTTTGTGCGGTGTCTTGCGCAATTTCCTTTGTGTTAGTCTTAACTTTATGTGGTAAAGATCTTGTGTCCTCTATAAAAGTATCCTCTGCAAAATATTTCTTCTTTTTGCGTTTCTTAACAACTGGTGATATTGGACCAGGAGTCATGGCCAAAGCACCAGTAGTCGTACATTCGTGTAGCATTTTAAGTTTCACGAAGTAACTCCGTATAACGGGACTATTTGATCTTCTCTAATAATAGTTTTGAACGCTGACGGCTTAATTACGCAATTATCTTTATAAGCATTCTGATGACACAATAGATCAGAAATTACAGTGTCATCTAAAATAATTGGTTCCCCAATTCTAACTTGTACTGGTATATCCTGCTTCCCAAAAAAGTCATATAAATATCCAGGACCACAAAATTTATTAGTATTCAGACGCATATCAACTAATCTAGCCACACCATTATCATTAGAAAAGTAAAAGATTGCTTTTGGGATAGCTATACAACGCATTGTGGTCACAATCTTCGATAAAAATCCAGAAACTTGCTTGACATAATCATTAGGTTGGTTAAGGTCAATAATGTTACCGGAAAAATCGCCCATGCGTACACATATATCTCCCTTATCTCGTAGAATAAGCACCGATAAACCATTGTCTGGGAAAGATTTCAATATATAACAGAATTTGTTTTTAAATTCGGGGATATCCTTCAGTTGATACAATTTTGGGTAAGGTAATACATCAGGTATGTTAATTACCTTACTCATCAATATACCAAGCCCCATCTTGCAGTATTGCGTATTCTCCACCACGTGACGAACGAATTATTCCGGACGATAATTCAATAGAATTCGTTTTGTATTCGCTAGAAGGTAAAGAAAACAACAATTTTGGCAAATGTTCTCTAATAATCATTAGACGATCGCCACTTACATCATGAATTATACCATACCATCTCTTGAAGAAACCATGCCATATAATAAAATCACCAACTTTAGGAGTCCAAACACCTAGACTTCTATAGCGGGCTATCTCAGCCCCATCTAGATATGTCGGAGATGATATGACTGATGCTTCACGTTTCATTTTTGGTCTCTACCTTATATAGCTTTCCTTGATATGGCTCAAATTCAAATTCTCCTTCCTCAATCTTCCAATAAATCACCAGACCACGCCTTTTACCACCAAGCTTACGTTCTATTAACGAATCAACGTGGAATCTCATCGAATCAACATCCCAAGCAGTAAGACTAATCGGAAATTCATCGTCTTTAGAAGCTTGCTCAATTTGTTCTTTTAGTTTATTTTGAGATTCTAGACGCTTTTTTACTACATCTAATCCATCAATTAAAAGTTGGCGCATTGATGAATCAACCGTAGTACCTATTACCTTATCGACACCACTTTTCTTAGTTTCAGGATCATTCCATGGCAAATCACATGATATTTCAACAACATTTTTTGGGATCACTTTCTGGAATATCTGGACAACTTTCCAAATGTCTTGTAGGGTCGTACACACAACTGGTTTATTTCGTTCGCGCAACACCGAATCCATTTGCTCAGTAGTCATCGTCTGTCTTTTAACATGCCTATTCATGTTTTGATTCTCCCTCTCCATCCTCAATTGTCACTTCTTTATTATTCTCTAATTCACCCCTAATACTAGTCACAACAATCTCAAATGGCAATCTATTCATTAATCTAGATATAATTTTATGCATGACGTTAGATAGACGGTGCAACAAAAATGTCTTAATTATGATATCTAGCCACCAACATTCGACCAACGACCCAGGCAATGCCCAAGCCACGGATGCAGCGACCCAAACAGAGAAACAATATCCACATGAGAATAACTTGCCAAAGAAGCGCGGATTCCATTTATTGAGCTGATTACGCCACCAATTCAAGACAGGCATTGTACTATCCACAACTAACTCTATTAAAGCCTCAACAGCTATTGTGACAGCCAACCAGATTATGATTATCTTTATCATCTTAACTATATACTATTGTTCACTCTCGGTATTGGCATTTCCTATTCATACATTGCCATATATGAACTTGTTTCCCAGAAGGTGGACTATATCTTCGTAGACTAGCCATTGGCCAATTACATTTCGAACATCTTTTCGAAGAAGTAATTCTCGTTTGTATTGGTCTTACAATTGGTTGCGATTTAACACCAGCAGTTAATGATGTAGATTTATACTGTATCTTTACCCCACTCGTCCCACCCCTACTACCACCCCCGCATCCACAACCCATTGGATATCTCCTATTATGGGACTCCATTCATAATTTTGGCTGGTCTTTTATTTTGAAGATTTGCATATTTATTCTTTCTATTTTCAGGCAAGACGCCATTATTTTGCGTCTTAGCATAATTACAATTAAAACAAAGTATCTGAAAACCTTTAGGATAATTATGTTTCTTTAACCAAGAATATATCCAAACACTATTGATTTTTCTACGATGTATATCCCCATCATTATTGATGTGATCAATTGTCAAAACAATCATATCTTGTTCTCCACACCAACAACAATGACAACCACCATAAGCTTTAAAACATCTGACTTTAGCCTTTGCGCGACTCAATCTTGAAATTTCATTTACTCTATCACGATTCTTAATTCTATATTTCTGAAAATAAAGTTTCATTCTCTTTTTATGCCGTAATTGTCGATCTAAAGTCATTGACGTATAATCTTTCTTTCTCATGTATGTATATTCTTTCTATTTTCAGGCAAGACGCCATTATTTTGCGTCTTAGCATAATTACAATTAAAACAAAGTATCTGAAAACCTTTAGGATAATTATGTTTCTTTAACCAAGAATACAATCGCGAACTTTGTATCTTATATCCCTTTGCATCAAGATGTCTATTACCATTATTCTCAATATGATCAATACTTAATGTGCCCACATCATCTTCTCCACACCAACAACACTTTGAACCACCATAATTCATATAAGCCTGAAGTTTAAGTGCGCTACGGCGCAACTTCTGTTTATTGCTAATCACAACACAATTAATTTGTCTATATTTTAAAGAATATTCTACTATTGATTCACGATGTAATTTTCTGTATTTCGTTTGATATGCCTTTATTTTCTGCTTGTCTTTCCATGGCACGGATGTCATTCTCCAATTTTTGTATTATTTCTTTAAATGAAGTAGTTGTGTTTTGACGAGTTGGTTCTTGGGTTAACAACCAATTCCAATGTTCACTTCTGTGCTCAATCATCCATTTAGCAAAAGCAATCGGAGCTTTGTGTGGTGATAGCACAAAACTAAAACGATGATGCGCGGCACATAATAACATACCATTCATCTCATTATGCCTATGTGATATCATCTCTCTTGGGACTAGATGATGTGCCTGCGTCCATTGGTTGCTCCCACATATTGCGCATTTACCAGAAAATCGATTAAAAATCAACTCTTTCCATAATTTGTCAGCTTTATGTTTATAAAGTGACGAATTTGGGTCGTCTAACTTTTTCTGTAACTTACTTTTTTTCTTTTTCATGTGTTATATTTGATTGGGATTCTATTTAACATATCTACAATAAATCATAACAAAGAACCAAGAGCAAGAGGTATTAATTTCTGTCCTAGTGACATTGCCATTTGAAACCAAAATTCACGTCTCTCTTGTTCTTGTTTGATTATTTCTTCAACTTTGATTGCGTTCTCGTGGTATTGTGCAATTAAATCACTAGTGCTTAACCCCTGATATACTGTTCTAATGGCCTCAAGTTGTTGACCATTAGACATCAGCATTAAGAAATCTTGAAATGTTTGTTTGCCTACTTTGACAATTTGATATCTATTGGTAATCATGTATTGGACTAATTCTAATGAAATATTGACGGCTATATCTTGTACGCCATCTCTTACCATAATAGGTTTCTTGGTAGATTCAATGAAATTGTCAAACCATTTATCATCATTGTCCATTTTTCTTCTCCTCAGTCAGCATCTTGTATACATCTCTGGTCATCTTCAAAAATTGGACCAGCTCAAAATCTGTCAGAGAAGGATCTTTATTTGCAATTCGCTCATTAAGAGTAGTAGCTTTAATATAAACTATTTCACTAATAGCAACTCCCTTAGTCTTTAATGATTCAAAAGTGCGTTTGGTAGATTGAACAAAATCCTCAAGATTTTGTCTAGTTGGTTTGTCCATACAAGCACTATCTTCAACTCTTTGGACCAGGATGTCAGTAATGATATAATTCTGTTTTAACACTTCTTTAGTCCTAGACGTACAGGCAGAGATGATAAGCAGCAACAATATGATTTGGCATTGCGTCACTTTTCTAGTGTACATGTTATCTCCTTATTATACGTACTAAGAACCAGAATCTCTCTTCATGGTTATAATGAAATATTGACCAATCTGAACTGGTTCATAATCATCAGCGCCTTCCAAAACCAAATATTGTTGTATTGTAGGATTATTTGCACTATTTGGAATCGATGCATCTGACATTATCCGGTGTTCAGTCGTAAATCTCAGGCATTCACCAATAGTTCTATTGTTGCCAGATGAGTGATATGCAGATCCATCTGGCGCTATTTTGATCAAATCAATAGTTACATAATGCACATCAATAGCCATTTATCAATCCTCCGTCTGTTTTTAATTTTGATTCTCTGACCCTAAAAATTTAAATGGCAATATACTATTACTAAGGTCACCAGCCAAACCCCTAACTTTATGTCTCTGTATTATTTCATGAATTGACTTCATATCGAAAGAGCATCGTGTCCTTAAAACCTCATCAATATAGGTAATATTTTGTAAAGTATATGGACATAGAGACAAATCAATTAGAATCCTATTCAGACGGTATATTTCATCGCCATGTGTCTTGAAGAAATCGTCGCGTTTTTGGGCATCAATTGCCAACTGTTTGGCTCTAACTGGTCCAATATTATAATATCCATCAATATTATCTCCAGCATCTCCGGAGAAACACTTAAGTTCTACTGGATCAACATCATCTGTCTTCCAAATTTTATCATCCTTAGCCATTGGGTCATATAAATCAACATTAGAAAAGAGAAAAGGTATTTGCTGAAAATCACTATCTCTACTAACAATAATTATCTTATCACTCCTCTTAAATCTACAAAAAGCATAAATCAGATCATCAGCTTCTTGATTATCATAAACAAAATTTCTACACCCCGAACAGGTTATAACCTCTTGGCAAATAGTCGTATTTCTGTCCATCGATATCTTAACTTGATCAGCCGAATATTTACCGCCATGAGAATGATCTCGATGTGCTTTGTATTCCTTATAGATTTTCTTCCTCCAAACTGCTTCTTTAGGTGCGTCCCAAAAGAAATGCACCATCTTAGGCTTAAATTTCCTAATATAGGATGACACGAATCGGAAAAATATTGTACAGTAGTCACCGCCAGAATTATTTGGATCAGATAAGCCAGCGTAGACTGCTCTATAGAGTGCATTTCGTGCGTCAATCAACATGTGTGTATACATTTTACTTCATGGGAAGCCCCTTTCGGGGCTTCCCACTCCTATTCTTACTTCTTTTTGTTTTTGATCTGGTTAAGCAACAGTTGCAGAGCCGGATCATCTTGTTCAACAGCAGCTTCAGTCTTTACTTCTTTGGTTTCCTCTTTCTTTACTTCTTTCTTTTCTACTTCTTCGGTCTTTGTTTCAGTCTTAGTCTTTGGTTTTGGCGTTTCCTCTAAATCCTCGTCAGTGTTGGCTGGCGCAGGTTTTGACTCTTCCTGTTTGGGTGCTGACTTAGGCTTATTAGCTAAAGCCTTAGCCCCACCTTTAGTTATACCACTAATTTCTTCTACGTTCTCATCGTCAGCATCAGCGCCCGATTCCTTCTTCAACATCGCAGCTGCCATTGCCTTGAGCTTTTCCTTATCCCTCGGCTTAAACTTAGCAGTCAACGAATGTCGTTGATCCAGAATCTGCTGAATCGCAGCTTCATTCGCTTTGTGACTTTCATCCTTGACCAACGGTCCTTTGGATTTAGGCAAGAACTGCGAATCCTCATAAGTGTTATAATCGCCCTTCTTCCTAACCGACAACTTAAAGGTGTAACCATTGGCATAGGGGTCAGTAAACAGACCGCATGCCTTTGGTTCTTCTGAATCACCTTCATCATCACTCAGTATACATGCCTCCATTTTGGTCCAGATCTGTCTTGGGGAATTAAACCACAAAATCTTACCACGTACTGATTCTGGATTCTTAGCGATATTTAGAAAATAAACGTTCATTGCATAATAACTTCTAGCCAAGTATTGATCGCGGATTTTCTTCTTAGCTTCGTCACCTTCAATGTCTTTTTGAAGGTCGAAACCCAATTGACACATTGCGCACTCTTCTTGGTCATGGAGTCTAGGACATTCATGACGCTCGTTGTCATGAAAATGGCATCCATTTTCAAGATACCACAAATCCATACCATTTTCGCAAACACCAGTCTTACAGTTATCGCCCTTCGACAATTCAGGTAGAACTCTAAAGTAGAATTCTAGAGTCTCATTGTCCTTCGCCTTAGGAGGTCGAAATTCATCAGGATCTCTCCTGCTCTTCGACTTCTCCTGCATCTTCTGGCGAACCCTCGCCAACATCTCTTCCGTGTTCATCTGCTTTGGCATGGCTTAGCTCCTTTCGCTTTTGCTTGCCTCTGCTTACGCTTGCCTCTTCTCTTCACGTTTGAAGCCTGCGAGACTACGTAAATTATCATTTTTAGCACCTAGATTTCTAGCAACTGCTCTGATTTTGTCTTCAACCAATGTCTCCAGGATGATTTTGGCTTTAACCATAATATATTCGTCATCTGATTCAATAATGTCTTTAACATCCTCACGACGAATTTTAACCCCACGATCATTGGCGTCTGTTACAATACGTTCAACAATCTTCCCTTTCATTACTTCGGCTTTACGCTCTAGAGTAGCTACAACGGCTTTTTGTTCAGCAACCAATTGATCATAAAAATTCATCATTGCGGGCGTTTCAGCCAACTGCTCCTCAAGCATATCAAAATCTGTTTCGAGATCTTTTCTAACATCGCGTTGGAAGACACCGACACGCTCGGGCAAATTCAACTTTATGTTGAAAAGATAATCTGCAACTTCTTTTGGTACATTCTCATCTACCCAACCCATAATCCTTGCTCCTTGATGGCCAAATGCAAAAAGGCCACAAGGTCAGATACATCAAGAAAGTTGGTGGGAAGAATGAGGTGGGAGAACATCTGCTTGCTCATCTCTTCTGTCTGCTTTCTTCTGACCTGCTGGCTTCTTGCTTCTTGCTCTTATTTGCTTGTCCTGCAACATCTATTTTTGCCTCTTTATTTATTCATTGAATCATCGGAACACTTTATATTCTTTCCATGATTTCCACTTTTTGCCAACACTAACTCTCACTGGCATCCTTGGAGATGGACTAACCCATCCATAAAGCGGATCTAACATAATCGGAACTACATCTTTAATTATTGAACCAACCATTTCTTCTGGACAACTTAAAACCAAGCAATCGTGGATTTCTGCAATTAGATGATTTTTATATTTCGGGAAAACTTTAACCAAAGCTGCTTGCATAGCCTGAGCAACACTGCCTTGGAATTGTGCATTAAAGACAGTCTTATCATTATCTCCGTCCAAATCAAAACGTCTCCCCATAATTGATGTTAGGTATCCATCAGTACGCATCTGCTTAATTCTAGAATTTGCCCATTTCTGGAACGAAGGGAAAATGTCCAATACAGAGTCATCAATAGAAAGTGAATATATTGCTTTCAATAATTTACCTTTACATTCGCTCCTAGTAAGTTTATAATATGTGGCTATTTCGGTATATGGATCAGAACTAGTGAATATAGCATTCATTTTACTGTCATTTGACATAAAAGCAGCCATACGCAAATCAACAGCAATCCAATCAAAGTGCACAAGAACATTAAAGTCATCATGCGTAGATCGAATATCAAAGTCCTCTGATGTCCCTTGTACGTTAAATCCGAGTGATTTTGATCGTCCGGTAGTTGTATCCAAACTATATCTGGGTGTTACTTTCTTAATACCATACCGAATACCAACGTCTTCTAAATATTGATAAACAGACGAAGCATTAGCCAACAATCTATGCCATTTTTGTGGCTTAATACCCATCATTTCTTTTGCAATGTTAGCTAGTATTAGCTTACCATGGCACTCATCTTTTGGAGTTATAGATTCATATGATAATGATAAATCATACACATCAAAATTCACACACCTTTCAATACCTAACGCTCTAATATGTGACTTAAAATCATTGACACAAATATTTGATGAATCAAAAATTTTTCTTATTATAGCCTGAGATTCTTCAATTTGTTTGATAGTTACACCAGAACCACGAAGATACTGCGTGAAAAATAATATGTCGTCATCAATCACCACGGTTTGCATGGGTTGTGAATCTGACTTATAATTGAATAATGTATACACATAAACCATTCACGTCAAATACAAACTCATTTAGATTTTCTATTCATCAGATAAGTCTTACGTTTAGGATTGTGTTTCCCACCACGACGTAGCCGATGGGCTAGATCATCTTTCTCACCTGGCGCACGATATTTCTTATAAGGATCATCATTTTGGAGCTTGAATAAATTCATATCGCGACGACGACCTTCTTTATCCATATAGCCATACCCCCTAATATACGTCATTGGTGTTGATAAGAATGCAATTTGTGTCTTTAAGCCACCGCAATTAGGACATTTAACCCTTGGTTTTTCGTTCATACCGTGACTTATCTCGAAAATAACTGCACAACTATTGCATTGGTAATCGTATCTCATTTAGATCTCCTCGCCCATTCGTACTTCAACATAATGCTTAAAACTTCAGCATCCATGCAGCGACTACGTTTTTTCATCTGCCCAATAATAGTTACTCCTTTAACTTGCCATTCTTCTATTAGATGCCCATCCTGGTCCACACAACACATTAACAAATCTCTTTTAGATTTCTCCTCCAGCCATGTATTCGTAGAAATTAAAGTTTTAATTGGTACTTCCAAAGCAATTGGACTCCATACTGGATTCTTGTTTGGTAACAAAATAACCTTACTACCCCTCTTTTCTATGATCTTAGGGAAACTATATTTTGGTCTTTCAATAAAGTACGCCAATTGTTTATCTGTAGATGATCCAATTATGATGTACCAATTAAGGCTTTTAGTGAGTGTCATTTTTATTCCTCAATATTGGTTATGTCTCCAGGTTTAGTCGATGTTGGTAAATCGGCGTCCCACATTCGCATGGTCTCATAATTAACAAAAATACTAATTGTCACAAATTGTGGGCCATTTCTATTCTTTACTATGTGGAATCTCATGGTTGAATTAATATTCGGAGACTTCTCATTGTCCTTATCAAGCCTGCCTGATTTATACTCTTGTTCATTCTGGTTAAGAGTAACTATATAATTCATAGGCATTGTTTTACCATAACTCTCTGACGTATGAGTAATGCCTATGACACCAGACCCAGTATCCTCTTTCCCCTTAGCAACTTGAGTGTTGCCAGATCTGTTGGTCTGCATTGCAGTGTAAACAACCACATTTTCTTTTTTAGCCAATCTACTTAATTCTGTACTCACACGCTTTTGCCGCACATAATCTTCTTTATTGTCATGTGAATGTCTAGCAAGAAGTAATTCTAGATAATCAATAATCACGACATCAATCTTAATACCATGAATTTTACGCAAATTATCAATAACTGCAGCAACATGATCAGTCGAAATTTCATCTGGTGGGAATTCAACTATTATTAATTCTGAATTATATGTATCCCGTATACCAGACAATAACTCAGTTATTGTAGGCTGCTTACTCTCATTAAAACGTTCAAACAATGGAATTTTAGTGAAACACGCCATATATCGTGCTGCCGTCTGTTTCCATGGCATCTCCAAAGTCACATGTAATACGTTCTTCTTGCGTTTAATATTACTTGCACCAACGTTATTAAGAGCAATAGATTTGCCTTTTCCAGTAGGAGCCATAAAACAAAATAATTCACCTCTGGTCGGACCACCACTGTTTATTTGCATATCAAGTATTGGGAAACCAGTCGTAAATTTTTCTTCGTTTTCTTTTACATATAATGTCTGAACTTCATCAAAAAAGAAGTGACATTGTGTACTTATATTAGTAACTTTTTGGGATTCCTCAACTATCTTCTCAATAACATCAGTGTCGCCGCGCTCATAAGCCTCAATCGATTCTTTAGAATAAACTCTACCAAGTGCTCTCTTCTTCGCCCAATTGGTCATATTGTCTATGATAATTGGGGCTTCACGTGGATCAAGCTCGCGATCAATTAAATCAAGAACTTCTTTGAATGGGTCATCAACTGTCAGATGTTTTTTAGCTTCGTCTCTACAAATACCACGAGTAATAATAACACCATGCTTGTCAAAATAAATCTTAATCACACCAATCACAAATCGCGCTTCTGGTAAATCAAAAAATTCAATCTGTAAAAATGGTAAGATAGCAGAGAAGAAATCAGGCTGGTCAAAGGCCAGAGATATAATACCTTTTTCTTCTTCTTTCCCGAATTTAATGTCACTAGACGACACTGCTTCATCAGAATCTTGGATTTCAATGTCTGGCATTACTCACTCCGATGTTCAGACGCTTCCAGAAGAAGAAGGACAATATATGGCCTTCTTCGTCACTGCTCTATTTAGTGCCGTCCTTAGGAACGACACCACTAGGGGCAATGCTTCACATACTAAAAGCAGCTCTGATTCTGGGTATTCAAGATTTATCGTACGTTTTAAATTGTCTCTATCACCAACCATAATATTACCACCACTCGGAGTTTTCTTCAAGTAAAAAACATAAACCCATTGATTTATATTGTTATTATAATACATGCCATCAATACGATAAGCTTCAAGTCTACCAACAGACAAAGCTGTATCTTTAAGATATACCACTTGATTAAAACCAAAACGAGGTTGTGGAACAACCGTTGCCTGACCACGCTTCTCAATGGCAGGTAATGATGGTTGTGTCTCTACTGTTGGACAACAAGAAACTTGCTTATTTTCAGCATCTGTAAGTTCACGTTGTAATTCTGTAATCTGGAGATCAAGAGCCTCACATAAAGTTATTAATTCATCTTCTCTTAACTGTGTTCGTAACTTCTCCTTAGTATTAACCTCTGGAGTAGCATATCTACTAAATGTATAAAGATAACCATTGATTCCAGGGTCAAACACAACATCGGTGACTACCAACGGTTCGACATAGCCTTTGGTAGCAGATACTCTGGCATAAGCAGTTTCCCTAATCGCAAAACGTGGAGCAGGTGGTCTAAGAATAGTCCTGTCATTGGACATCAATCATCATGCCTCGACCTTTTCTTCTATAGTAGGTTTGGGCAGGAGTTTATCTCGGAGTACCACATCTAACTCCTTCATTTGGTCAGGACATTTTTCTAACCATTCAACAGCACTATTATAACCAGAAGAACCCGTCATCGTCATCCTCTGGCCACCATAACTATAAGTCGCAGCACTCTTTTCGACAAGACCTTCCCTACAAGCGTAATCAAGTATACTACCAGCAGCAGAAATACCTTTGCCGAAAATAATGTTAAATTCTGCTTCCCTAAATGGAGGGGCAACTTTGTTCTTTACAATCTTAGCCCTAGTCACGTTGCCTAACTTTTCCTTATCATCTCCACTACCCTCATTTAAACTACCAATTCTTCGGATATCGACACGGACTGAAGCGTAGAACTTCATAGCACGACCACCAGGAGTCTGATCTGGTGATTGACCTGGGAATAATTTACCAATTTTGTCACGAAGTTGGTTGGTAAAAATCAAACAAGTCTTAGACTTACGAACTGCGCCCTTAAGTTTCATTAACGCTTGGCTAATTAGACGAGCTTGAGCACCAATTGTCTGATCGCCAATCTGACCTTCAAGGATTTCTTTTGGAGTTAAAGCAGCAATAGAATCAACTACTACTACATCTAACTTATTAGTTAGAATTAATTGTTCGCAAATCTCCAAACACTGCTCTCCAGAATCTGGTTGCGCAAAAAGCAATTCGTCAAGATTAACGCCCAACTTCGACGTGTAGAGGGGGTCCAAAGCGTGTTCGGCATCAATAAAAGCCGCTACTCCCCCATGAGATTGAGCTTCGGCAACTATGGTCAAAGCAAGTGTGGTCTTCCCACTAGACTCAGGGCCGTAGATCTCAATTATTCTACCCTTTGGTACTCCACCAATACCAAGAGCAATATCTAAAGCCAAACACCTTGTCGAAATAGCAGGACACATCATGACGCCAGAAACTATGCCCCTTCTAAATGAATCTTTACCATGCTTCTTCTGGATAGTATCAACAACTACTTGGATTGGATCTTCTTCTTTCTTAGCCATTCGTATTCTCCTTGAAATCTGCTTTAGATCTGATCTTGCGAATTTTCTCGATTGCGTATTTAGTGTCGTAATCAGCAATCAACATCACATCGTCACTTGGTATGATTATCAATGTTTCATCACTTGCTAACATTAGTTTGTGTTGGCCAACCCCACCCACTACTGACCAAATATTGTTTGGATTAGCTGGGCGACCAGCTGGGCCAGATAACCACTCTACATTTCGAGTGGTACTTATTTTTACGAGGGCAAATCTTTTCATCAAATATATGTACGAAGAGTCATTGGAGGCATTGAGATGGACCCCCGCGAACAAATGTTGGTAGAGGCAATTAGTAGTATGTTCAATAACAAAGCCTCTAGTCTCGGCATAACCGGTGAAGGCAAACCAGATGAAGAGACAAGCCATCGAGCTGAGTTTCAATGGAATATTATACGAGAAATGTTCTCGCTGAAATGCGCAGATTCCCCATTTTACGAGAGTCTCGTATCTGCATTTACTGATATTCATAGTTACAAATACCTCGAAGACCCCACATTCCAAATCGCTCTAGATAAACGACTTAGTGCCATTGGTATCCCCTTAGCCGAACGAACCAACGCTATAAAATACATCGGAGAAGTAATCAAGGAAATGGGTGGGGAGAAGTTTCAAGAGAAAGAAGCAGGTTGGCCACCCGAATTAGCAAGTATAGCAGACATAACTAACAAAGCACATGACAGAAAATCAGAAAATACCACACCATACTCAGGGGGTGGAGCAGCCCCTGATCGTGAAGAGTTAGCAGCAAAATGAAGCTTAATAAGCTTTATGAAATGAGTCCTCTAGAATCTAACCTAGTCAAAAACTTAGGCAGGCGATATCTATTACACCAGTCACGCAGAGCACCGCCACCATACTATCAACCAAGATCATCAGAACCACCACAAGGTTATCAGATTGACAAAAATCCACGCTTCAAACAATATTTTGGAGGTTCATTAACCAAATGAGTATTGGATCTAGTGGACAAGCAGAATCATATGTCCCACCCAGTCTCACCAATTATATAGAGATAATACGAATAGACCAACTAAGTAGCCCCAATCAATTGAACATGGTTGGTTATGACCCAAAGTATACAAGATTACATGAATTAATGGCACAGTTCGGAATTTTTCAGAGTACCTATGTATTATATCTTGATAGTCACATAGAAAATTTCGTTTATGATTACAAATGGACACAAGTATCATATGAAGACATACCAGTCCGCAATACAATCTATTATGCTATTAACATAGCATTGAGGGCTATAATACCAGACGATAAACTAATATCAAGATTATCAAATATTAGACTTACTACGTCCAGATCACAGAATAATACCCCCGCATCATTCCCAATTCAAATGCCAAGTCGTGGCATAATATTTAGATCATCTATTTAAGAAACCAACACCCTGACATTTAGGGCAAGGTCCAGTACCAACCTTAGCTGTCCCTGTTCCATCGCAAGCATTACAAGGTATGACATCATAGCCATCTGCGCCATAACAGAATCTTGGTCTATCGCCTTGCATGCTATCTTGTGCTAAATCCCTAAAACGATCTTGGATTGTTTTGTCTCCACCAGTATTAACCACATGAATGTTAGTAACACCATCTGAATATTTAATAGTCTTTGGTATAACCATTGGTTTCCTACCACGACCTTCAACAACTTGTTGTTCTTTAGATCTAATGGTTGGTAAACTTACTTCTTTATCCTCGTCAATTAGATTTCTCTTCTTAGCGTTTCTAATAGCACCTTCCACAACTGATGATGTACTTAATGATTCTCGTCTTTCTAAATTGGCCGCAGCAACTTTGCCTTGGGCCACACCATGAACACCTCGGACCATACTAGAAGAAATTGGTTTTGGTTGAGGATTATTCTTCTTATATTGGATAGTTGTTTTAGGCGCAGGTGCTTTCTTGACAATCTTATGACTCGTCTGTGGAGATGTCGAAGGCGTCGTTTCAGGTTCTTGTGGGGGCATCTGTGGGGATGCCTCAGGTTCTTTCGGAGACTCTATAATAATCAGCTTCTTATCACCCAATTCAATACCAAGTTCATTGGCTTTCTTTAGTAATTCATCAATTTCCTTTAAACGTTGAATCACACATTCTTTAACTTGTTTAATAGTAGTATCCTCAGCGTGTTCGTCACATAAAGCTACTTCATATTTCACATTTTCTATAGTCACAGGCAAAATTGTATTTAAACTTGTGGTTGAACCACAACGAATACACTTGGATCTAAGATTCATGACCAACCCTCTTCATCTAGATACCTTTGAGGTGTCACATGGCAAAAAGATTACAGATAGTTAATTTAGAACTTGGCATTAGTCAAAAATTACAGACACAAGAAATACCTGTAGTGTCACAGCCAACCCAAGAAAAGATAGCCAACATCATCAATATAGCAGAAGATCGAAAAGATGCTGCTGTCGCTCTGCAAAACAAATTATCTGAAAAAGACAATCATATAGAGCGAATCTTCAAATCTCTCATGGATTCTGGTTCCAATGGCATGCTCATTGACGATGTTATAAAAGGTTATGAAGGTAATATCATAAGTCTTACTGTTAGACTTAACAATTTAATTAAGAAAAGAGGTAATTTATGGAAATTAAAGAAAACTCATAAAGAAGGCAAGATACGATATTATCTCAAGACGACTTGATCCTAAATAATCTCTTAACCGCAGTAGTAATACCAACAAAATCGTCCCATTGAGCATTGCTCCCAACACAAAATACACCATGTTTCTCAATCAACTCAAGATTGGGCGGTTCCCCTAATGGTATAACATTATCAATGCGTTTAGCTTCTAATAAATCGAAATCATAACCAATAATAGACCCAAAATATTGATATGGCATATTTATTATATCAAATGACCAAAATTGGTGATAGTCATCGATTTTCTGAACTTTAAAAAAGTCAATCACTGAATCACATATTAAAGCTTGATCGGCTCCCTCTAAATTAATGTTCCCTGATTTAATCAGGTAATAACAAACGGCTTTCGAGGGTAAATTCATCTTAAGACCACAATAATCTACCAAAGCATCTAATGGAATAGTACTAACAATTTTGTCATACCCAAATTCACCAATACTCGTATAAATTTTATGTAATTTCAAATCAATTTTACTAAGAGTACCATATTTCTCACTATATGTGTTAACTTGATTAAGATAAATTTCATATAATTTGTCGTGTAATTGTTTAGCAGTCATTGGATATGTGGTCAAATTAGTCTTAATTAATTGTTGGGCAAGACTGGGAATTTGATCACCATATACCTTTTGTAAATATGTGTCAATAGTCAATGAAGATTCCTGATACATCAATTGGCCAGATAGCGAAAAAGCTCTCTTCATAAAGATCTTAGTTTTGTTCTTAGGAGACATCTCTAACATAATTGGGTCAATTTGATCATCGAACGCCACGAAATTATCGGCATATGGAATTTCAAAAGTGAAATATCTAGATTTTTTAAATGGAATCCATTCCCACTCACTACCAAGAATATGCTTGGCAAGATAACCTATAATACCAGACCCTAAAATTAAATTCATACTTTAGATGGCTCAAAACCAGCTTCTACTGGGTCGATGAAAGGACATCCACGGTCAACAGGAGGTTGATCTTTTTTCTTAAACTCCATATTTTGAATTATTACTATTTTATCTTCTACAATCGGTTTTTCTTGAGTATTATTTTCAACAAAACCTTCGCCACAAGTGTGGCATCCCACATAATTATCGGAACCAACACCAATAACTTCCTCAACAGAGAATTGCAACATTGACCCACAATTAGGACAAGTAGTCTCATATTTAGTTGCCGCCACAGGCTTGCCGTCCTCGTATAAAAAATCAATAGGACGAGCAGTCAACCTATTACCAACCACCACAACATCGAGCCGCTCATATGGATTTATGCTTTGGTTGTCCATGTCCCACCTCCATCACGCTTATGGATGTTAATCAACACCTTTTTCTTGATTTCCTCCATGCAATCTAGGCACAAATCAAGATCAAGAAACCTTCTATCGACACGCACAGGACCAACTTTAGCTATCGATCGATCTGATTCTACCAAATCAAATTTCGCAGAATAATATTTGAATTTATCAATAAAAACTTTACCACACAAATCACAAATTATCCCATTAATTTTCTTATTCTGATCAATATGTGCTACCATAATGGGTAATCCTCCATTTCAATTTGGGCTACTTCTTCGGCATTAGACGCTCCACGTCTATGTAGTGGTATCGGAGTTGTCCCGTTCATTATCTTAAAACTGTTGTGCTCAACATTATACTCAACAAAAAGCCTGACGCCAACAGCTTCCTGGAATATTCTATTATCAACTGAGTTATAAATATTCAACCATATCATAACGTCGGCGGTTTGAACACCATCCGACACCCTGAGAACATAATACTCATTGCCTAACTTCGAACGTCTACTAGTAACTTTCTGGATCACAACATCAATTATGCCATTCTTACCATCATTTTTGGCCTTTGTTATGGTTTTAGTCGAATCGTGCATATAAATATCCATAGGCGAACTCCAATAATAACCAAGTAACTCTTTTTCTATTTGTAATGATTCAAATGGAGTATAATCTGGTATTATTTTTAAGAATTCATCTCTTGGCGGATTGATTTTCGGTAACCAAGATTCAATCTTCTTTGGGACCTTACGTTTTGGATGTTCACGAAGAAAATTCTGTCGCTGTCTATCTCGTTCCATCATAATAGCTTCTTCAGACCACTTGAATACGTCACGAACAAACTTTTTAATTTCGGGGTTATTTGTGTACGCCCATTGGTACCATATCCACAATCCTCTCCTGTTTGAATAGAACTTACTAAAGGCATTTAGTTTAATTAAACGTTCAAAAACTTTTTTGTGTTTACCACATTTTTCGACAACATCCTCAATTGATTTAAATGGACCCTTTATATCTGTAAATCTCCTAGACGCCTTCTCTCCAATCCCCTTAATCGCAGCTATACCAGGAACTACTTTATTATTAAGGTCAACGTCAAAATCATGTGTAAGATTGTCAACATCTAAAGCACCAAATTGCACACCATCAACCTTGGCAGCAGTCATATATCCAGGCAACTTATCTGGGTGACATTCAGACATAACAGCCGCCCACCACTGTTGTGGATAATGTGACTTTAACCACAAACATCTAAAAGTAACCACAGAATAAGCTACAGCATGACTTTTATTAAAAGCGTAACGACCAAATGACACCATCTTATTCCACCATTCATTAGTGGCGTCCTCACCAATCGTTTTAGACGCACCTGCTTTCCATTTTGCTTCTACTTTGGGTAACTTATCAACCCACTTTTTAGAAATAATCTTTCTAGCATCTTCAGCTTCAGGAACAGTAAAACCAGCCAACGATTGCCACATAGCTTGCAATTGCTCTTGATAACAGATAACACCATAAGTGTCTGGCAGAATCTTTATGACACGAGAATCTTCATTCTGTTTCCACCCCTCAGAAGGATCATCACGTTGCTTGATGTATTCAGGAATACAATCCATTGGACCTGGACGACCGAGTGCATTATAAACAACCAAATCCCAAAATGACCTAATCTTACCATCACGAATGATGCCTTTTTGAATCTGACTTTCAATTTGAAAAGCAGAATCAGTCCTAAGTTCATTAGTCATTTTAAGCGTTGCATCATCAAATATTATATCATTCTTAGTGCCATCTTTCAAAATTTCATAACCCAAGCGCATTGGGATTGCCAAAGGGTCCATGCTAGACCAATCAATAGTAATTCCAAAATTCTTTTTAATAAGATTACCAGCCTGCCAGATGTAATAGATAGTCTTAACTCCCAATATATCAAACTTAACTAACCCAAATTTAGACAACTGCGTTCGTTTGCCTTCTGTCCATTGACTAGCCCAACCCTTTTTCAATAATGACAAAGGTACTAAATTCTCAATAGGTCTATCAGCAATAATAACACCACCAGCATGCATGCTCTGTGTACGAAGTTTACCGACAAGACGATAAGCAATATCAACAGTTTCTGGATTTGAATCCTTGAAGTCGTAAAATGTCTTATATCTTGCTATTTCACGACCAGCCTCTTCCCTCTTCTTCTCATCTGGATTATTTAGATCCTTCCAAATTAATTCATGGTCCTCAAGATCAAGATCATCAAACTCATCTGGTAAATTTGAGGTCACATCAAGGATGGTCCTAGCGTCAATACCGAGCGCACGAGCCACGTCCTGGAGAGCAGACTTCGGTTTAAAAGTCACCCAATTACCGACACTACAAACATATTTATATTTCTCTATAGCATAGTTCTTAATAGTTTCACGAGCCAGGGGCAAGAAATCCAAATCGATGTCGGGAAAATCTGTTTGATACGTTTCTTTATGGGGAATATTAGAAGCAACAGGGTCTATTTGGGTCATGCCCAACAACCATGGTATGACTAAACCATTCGGATTCTCCAACCATGTTTCCTTATTATTAAAATAATCGACCCATAGTCCGTTAGCACCCTGTTTCTCTATTTCATATAATTCTTTATCTAGACGCTTCTCATATTCATCAATGAGATTGCGTTCTTTTAGAAGATTCACAGCATATTCTTTTAATTCTAACCACTCCATCTGGATTAAATACTACGGATCTAAGTCCAGACGCCTAGTATCAAATAAGGACTGATCCACTTCTGTTCTCATCTCTTTAATAAAATCTGAGAGGACAGGAACATTTAATTCTGCCTTAACCTTAAAAGCATTCATGGCAACATTAACACCATCAACATAAGAATTAAACAGAATCATAATCTTCTTATAATCGGTTCTGTCTTCCTCAGAGATATCCCTGAGATCTCTACTCAAAACCTCATAACAACTCTGTAATCTAGAATTGAAGTCATCCTTTATACCTTCTAAAGCAGAAATATATGTCACAATCTTATTTGAATCATCGCCACCAACCACATTTTTAATAGTATCAAACGGATTTGATGGTTTTTGAAGAACATAATCAGATAACTTTTTGTTAACATTGTCATCATAATTTAACGAAACTAAAAGAGCTGCAATATTATCCTTCTTATAAATAATTATTATATTACAACCAACAGACTTCTTAAGTTTATAAGTGACTTCGCCATTGAGCATTTTTAATATCATCGACACTTTAGCAGCAGAAGCAAAAACACAACTATTGTCAGCAGCGACAAAACAAGCTATGCGACGACAACCAGTAATATCAATACTATCTTCTACAATATCAACCCACCCAATCAAGTTTACAACCAACAAATCATTACTGCGATTCATGCTGTCTATTAACCGCCCAATACTATCAATACCAATATCGCCTATTCTTACAGATGCTTCTATAGGGCCAAAATTATGACATTCTTTCTTTACTAGGGCAACTGAGCCATCTGACTCATACAGATTATTCTCTTTAGTTCTAGAGCCACGCCAATATTCCTCTAATGCAGGTTGTGGTAATGATTCTATTACTCTCATCGTTTCTCAAAAACCTCACGACCTTTTTTAACTGCGGCCTCAGTAAGCTTTTTCAAATCTTGCATGATATTATCATCACATGACTCAATAGAAAATTTACCAAAACGTTCAACTAACGACCTTATCTCCTTAGTTAACTCAATATTAGTACGAGGTTCCTTAACCCATTTACCCTGATTACGCTCTAACATCATCTGGACATACCTACCACTGCTTTTAATCATGATATCTTCATTAGCAAATTCGGGTTTAATGCTTTTAATGGCATATTCAACCGCTTTCATCTCTGCTTGATTAGAAGTAATATTACCACCGTTAAAAGAGCGCTTCCATTCATGTTTCCCACAACACAAGAAAATACTAAATCCAACACCAGCTTTACCAAAACCTCTACCATCAACGTAAATCTTAATCACATTATCTCTCCTTTATCGGCTTAATCTTCATGTTAAGTCTCGTATTTATAAAAACAATCGTTTCATCAATACATTCAATTAGTTTAGTTTTAATAATTATTGGGTGCTCAGGATCAACATTGTCTTTCATAATAACCTGTATCTTCTTGTTCATTTCATCACAAAATCCACCATGAGAACCAGTCATCTTAATAACATCTACCAAACCACCAGCTATGATTTCAATTGGTTTAACAATTAATATCCGCATGTCGCCATAAAAGTGACCATCATCATTATTCAATAAATCATCAACCACATCAGGCCACTTTAACAATAATGCTCTATGAATATAATCATTATTCATAGCTTCATGATAATTCATTTCCATAGTAAAACTCATAAAAAGAGCATATGATTGCTTCGCCTCAATAACCAATTTAATTTTATTCATTGCCCAACTCCAAATTTCGATCACCAAGTTCAACAACATCTTTAGGTACCGCTGGTTTCATTTCTTCTCGCAACACATTACTAAGTTCTAATTGTAATTGCGGCATCATAATCTTTAAATCTTCTTCACTCAAATTCTGTATTCTCCAATAAATTTCTTCTATCTTATTAAATGATCTTGATGTTCTTAAAAATTCCGAAGACATTGAAGAAGACATTGAAGAACCATAAATCCTCATAGGTCCAGTGCGCCCGATAGGACCATAAATACCAATAGGACCAGTCATACCCCTAGGACCAGTAATTCTCACATCATCAAAAGTCGTCCGCACAAGCGGAATATTAATTAAACCACCCCCGCCCCCACCAGGAGCGTTATCAACCCCACTATTTGCCCCTCCACCTCCACCACCCCCAGAAGCATTGGCCCCGAAACCAATAGCAACATTGTTATAGCCAATAGCAACGCTTGAATCAGCCCTAACTGCTTGATCGTAACCAATCGCGACGTTTCTATTATTCCAAATGCCACTAAGCCACCTCCGCATCGAATTAATAACACCATCGTTCGTGTTCGTGTTCGTGTTAGTGTTGGTGTTAATATCAGAAATAACCCATCCTACGTCATCAGCATAAACTAGTTTTATATCCATACCACTCACATCACATATCAGGATCGAATCGTTATTCATAAATTTATTTGGAGTAGCATCAACCATTAAATTATTGATATTAAAATTCGAATTCTGATCAATAATGCGGATCGAACGACCAACTATTGGTACTGCTGGTAAAGTAATAGTAAAGGCCCCACCAATAGTATCTGCCAAAATCAATTCAATCCTATTGGTAATAATCGGAATAGATTCACTAGTTGCTATGACTGCCATTGTGTCGTCTGCGTTAATTAAGCCATTTTGACTCATTTAGGCTTCTCCTTCTTAGGCATCCCAATATTAAGCATAAAACCACCTCGCGCAGGAGATAAGAAGCGATTAAAAGACAACCCCCATTTAATAGGATCAAGTTCCTGAATACCAATCAGAAAACAAATTAAAGACCCACCAGCAGAACCACGAGCAGGACCCATCATCCAACCCTCACGTTTAGCCCTGCTTACCAAATCAAGAGTTATTAAAAAATATGAAGCAAAACCTTTTTCAATAATCCTGTCTAACTCAATGATCATCTGATCATAATATGTAACCTCACGCCCATCAATAAAATATCTTTTAGAATCTTTATCCAGACCCCTATTTTTCAAACCGTTAAGAGCTAAAGCACATAGCTTATTTTCAGCGTCATCAATCTTTGGTAATTTCGGTTCTAGATTAGGTTTAAAAGCTTTGCACTTATCAGCAACTTCAAGAGTATTATTACAAGATTGTTCAAAAACACTCAATGGAACATCAGATATATAACCACGTCTAATAAAAGTAGCACGCAATTCATGTCTAGTCTTCATATATTGATCATCCGAATTAACATGAAATAATTCAGGATCATCAATAGTGGTCTTCTGATCAATAGCCATCATGACTTTTTGAATTAAGAAATCTTTACGATCAGTATAATGACAATCATTTGTAATAACAGTCTTAACCTTAAAATGATCAGCCAAAGTCACCAACTTAGTGAACACTTCTTTATCATTAGCGACCCCAGGCATTTGTAGTTCCACATAAAAATTATCCCCAAATAAATTCTTGAAGTCACGAACATATTCAACAGCACCTCTCCATCCATCTTTAGTTGTCAAATTATCAGCACGCAATTCATGACTAACCGGACCATTCAAGCATCCAGATAAAACAATTAAACCATCCTTAAATTTAGCCAATTGCTCAATAGAAGTCCTAGGTTTATAATAGAAATTGTTCTCAAAAGCATATTTGTTTAAAGAAAGAAGATTCTCATAACCACCCATATCCTTAGACAATATGGTCAAATGGCGATTCCTATAAACCCTTGAAGAAATATGGATCTGATTTTGCTCCTTCAACATAGCAGGCGTTATACCCTTATTTTGTAAATCTTTACGTAAATCATCATAATCACAATAATAAAACTCGACACCAGCAATAAATTTAACACCAAACTCCTTAGATGCTAAATAACCATCTGGAATACTATTAAGAACACCATGTTCCGTAATAGCAAAAGCTGGTGATTTACGTGCAGCAGCATCTTTGAAATATTGCTCTGGAGAAGCAACACCATCAAGAATACTAAATAATGTATGATTATGTAAATGTACGAAATCGCTTGGACCAGGAAAAAGATTTTCAGCCTCCTGGGCCGAAATTGGTTGTATCAGTTGAGACTCTTCCACAAGCCTTTAAATACTATCACGTTTAATCTTAATCTTCTGTAAAATGACCTTCCGAAGAGGTGTGATTTTATGTTTTAGACGATTAAGACCAACTCGTGCTCTCCGACCAGCAGATTTATTCTTCTCGGTTATTGCATAATGAGCATCAATAGATAAATCTCTAACTAAATCAACTAATTCCTTAACCATTGGTGTATATACTAACTCAGATTCAATAATATTGGTCTTTTGAATACCAGATCCATTCTTCTTAAATGATGCTTGAGCTTCCTTACAGTGTTTATGATGCATCGTTAAACCAGGTTTACTGGTGCACAATTTACCGCATATACACACCGCAGCAAAACCATTCCACTTCACAGTATTCCCCTAACAAAATAATTATTCATCTTTATGTAATTCAGCAGCCTTCAGACAACCATGAGACACAGCAAACAGAGTATTGTCTAACTTAGTAATATCACCAATTGGCACTGACATATCATCTTTAACTTCATTCATCTTCTTTTTAAACAAATCCATAAATCCATCCGGCATACAAGTACCACCAGCATTAATAACAGGTATTGGTTTATCAAATCTGAATTTATCACGATTTTCCCTAAATCCGATCACCAATTGATCAACAACTTTCTCAATAAGAATTTCATACATCAAATAAATTGCCTGTCCTACCTTATCGTCAGGTATTTTGGATAAACTTATAGTCTCTTTCCTACGACAAATAGAAGTAGGAGTTTCGATAGTACTATGATCAGGGTGAGATGGGTCATAACCAAAACGCTTCGCAGCTTCAACATCAACCCAATCACCAGCACCCACAATCGAAAATTCAAAAATCGGCATACCAAAAACACCAGCATGTACAGTAATAGTTCCAGCACCCCAACTAATACCAATAGCCTCACCTTTCTCCTCTAAAACCAAACATCTAGCCTCATTAATATGGAATGCACGAACCTTAGTTTTCTCATTAGCATAACTCTCAATTATTAATTTAACAATCCTCTTATGAAATTCGACATTCAAATTATCGGAATTAATAGGAGCAGCAGTGGTACAATAATAAATTAAAGCATCCTCTGCTAACTTTCCAATCATAGATTTAATAATAATAGCCATAATTTCCTGAGCATCATCATCAAATTTTGAAACACCACCCTCAGCCATGGGTCTACGTAAAGTCTGATTAAAAGAGTAAGCCAACTTCTCAGCTTTCTGACCAATTGCTATTAACTCTTTCCTATTACCAACCTCCCTTGTAACAAATGGAACACCATTCTGCTTCAACAATGATTCAGTAAAAGAATCTGCTCTAGGAAAAATCACATATCCATTGATCTCATAACTAGTCTTGACCGCATTTTGAGGATCTCTCCATGACAATACAATATGCTTAGTCCCAAGATCTAATCCGATCAATCTCATGGGTATGTTACTCCTTCTCAGGAATGTTCCAGTGTTATGTACCAATTCCAAATTGAGTTTCTGAGGTTTTGGTTTTCTTGAATTTATCTGAAAGTTGGTCGAAATTTTCTTCATTACATACACCGGTTGGATCAACGGTGGTATGTCTTTCTTGTTTATTATGTGTAACGGGTCTATCGTTCTGATCTTCATGTACAAACACCTGAATCGGGGGTACATTAATTGTGATCACTATCTCTGATTTATCTTTAAATAACCTCTTAAACCAACCAAACATCTCAAGACCCCTTCTTACGTGATTTTAATATATTTGCGATTATTTTCCGATACTTCTTATAATGTTCCAACCATTCAAAAGAAATATTTTCGACATCCCTAATCGGAATCGCATGTTTTCTCTCTTTAGTGATTGGGTCTATCCATTCAATTAATAATTCAAACTCATTATACCCTACTAGGAATCCCTTTTCCTTATTACCAGAAACATCTCTTAACACTATGGTTGGAGGATTTTCAAATTTGTGAAATTTATCATCCCATGGTTCCTCTTCCAAAGTCGTATTGTTCTGAGCATATATTTTAGCAAATTCATAGTCAGTTATTTTTCTACACCACCAATTATAACCAACATATATCCATTCTCCAATCATCTTATGTTCTTTTGAAAAATAAGCAATTCTCTTTTTAATGCTCTTGTATTGGTCTTTAACATCTGCCTCATATTCTACACCATTTCTCTTAAAATTCTTAATTAGCTTTTTACGTTCATCTTTAGTTGGTTTTTTAGATCTGAGTATTTGCACAAATTCTGGTTTTTTGATTTTGTCCATGGTCGTCCTCTTAAGATATTTAAATATCGAGTTGTTTTTAACGTATATAATCAACGCCACGGTGGTCGTGGTAGTCATTAAATAGGTGATCACAAACTCATGTTGGTTGTAAGAAGTTTGTGATAAGCCCATTCGTTCTGGTAGGTTGGACTATAACTAACTCGGCCTATAATACCAACCTTCATCATACGATGTCGTAAAATCCCAGTAGGACAGAGGCCACCTGGTGAATCTACAGAGTCTAGAACCAGGGCACAAGCATCAACCAGCACAGCTGGGATGGACAACAGGAGCGATCTTGTTGTCTTCTCCAAGACTCAAGGGTTTCTTGGAGCGGATGGGCCTCTACTGGGTCGGACAAAACGAACAAGATTCGTTTTTGTTTGGTCTCCTGAAATCCGCTTGTTTGAACTTGGATAGTAATAACTCTAAAATGAGTTGGGGTCATCCCCTCCTTGTAACTATCCTTTATGTTCAAACAATAAAAATCCAGTAATTCCAGAGTCATCTATTTTACTCTCTGGTCAATCACTTGGATTTGATGCGGATTAAATAGACTCTCTATATTGAAATCTAAAATAAATAATTTGGGATTAAAGATAACATATGAGCATCGATATTACCCCAAAATTACCATCTAACCCAACTGACGGCGAAGAAGTTGCAGATGAATATGGCAATATCTACCGATATAACTCTGAAGAAAATTCTTGGATTCAAATTGGCATAATACCAAATCCACCACTAGTTAACGAAATAAATGACGGATTAATACCACCTAGTGTTTACGCCAAACTCAAAGAACTACAGACCACAATTGATTTGGGTGTAGATTTCGGTCCAAATAAGATTTATGTTGGGTCTGGCATATATCCGTATTTCTATTATCTTAATTCAAACGATGGCACTATTCGTTTTAAACCAGAAACGTTAGAGAATGGACAAAAGCTTATTAGATTAGAAGTCAATAGAGCACATATTTCATCATTGTTAACTAGAACACCATGTATTGGTACGATTGGGCCACGTGGTGAGGTAGGGGATAAAGGTAGAAATGGGATACCTGCCGCCAAAGAAAAATTCTATCAACCAACTAAACTGACGACTACGACATTCGAATTCAATAACAGAGTATCAACACCATTAGCTGAGCCATTGTCTTTACGGATTTTTAATCAAGACACACAGATAATAGAAATATTAATTTCAGTAGCTGGCACTGATTATTTGGAATTTATTGACACAGACGAATATGAAGTAGATGAAAAGAACACACATATTCATTATGATTCAGCAACTAATATGGTATCTGGCATAATTGTTTTGAAAAAAGGTGTTTTTACTCTAGAAACAAATGTTTGGCGTTATAAAGTTAGGCAACGAGGCCCACAAGGGAAAACTGGGGCTGACGGAGACCCACTTTTTGAATTAAATGTCGAAATACCAGATGACTCATTGGTTCGTTTTGAAAAATATGTTTCTTCTCTTAGGACTAACTCGAAAGAGAACATATTATTCATACAGTCTCAAGTTAGTAATGAAATTTGTACTGCAAGCTTAGCAATTGGTGAAGGAACTTTCCCATCCAGTCAATACACATTGGCAGTTGAACAAACAACTAAAAACTGTAAAAATATTGGTTTTTATACTTTTAATGACGAAGTTAAATACCCAGAATTAAAATTACCAGCCTGGACTCCGATGAAGAAGTGTGATGACCGGAGGCGTTACGAATTATCTAAATTCCAATGGTTTAATAATCTACCACAAATCAATGTGCAGAATTCAGATTGTATTACTGGTCCTTTCCCATTCACCATAATCACTGACCCATCTCCCCCAGAAATGTGTTGCCGAGATAATTTCTTCATGTGTGGGAATTTGGGCGATGCTTGTGCGGTAGAAGGTTTGCCACGTGTGCGTGTCCCACCGCAACCTGCATTCGCTGACTCAAGTAATAGTGGGTCTTCTTCCGCATCATCTTCATCGTCTGGTTCCAATTCAGGTAGTTCGTCTTCAAGTAGTTCATCTTCTGGATCATCATCAGGGGGATCTTCCTCATCGTCATCGTCGTCACAATCTTCAAATGGTTCGGCAGGTTCGCAATCTTCTCAACATTCATCGTCCAGCAGTCCTGCTGGACCATGTGGTTGCGATGAAACAACTATTACAAGTCCATTACTCTGGGAAATTGAGATAACAAATGATAATAGATTAATTGGAGAATCTAAAGAGACGTGTGTGTGCTTTAATGAAGAGTTTAATTCAATCAGTGGCGTATTGACTATCAAGAATTATTCTGATTACGACGTGTGTGTCAATTACACTAGCAAACTACGCCCAGAGACTAATGACGAAGGTTTTGGATGCTACAATCCTGCTTGCGATGGCACAGGCTTGGAATTTGATGATGGCGCCAATAATCGTCAGACTGTTCCAGCACATACACAATTTGTGGTTAGTGGTACATTCAAAGGAGATCCATACGGCAATACCTGTTGTGGATCTATTTGGGAATTTGAATGGATTCCATGTAGTTCTAGTTCAAGTTCAAATGGTTCAAGTTCAAATGGTTCAAGTTCTAGTTCAAGCTCTAGCTCCAGTTCCAGTACTCCACCTCCTGCTTGCCCAGATTGTGCCGCGCAATGTACAGGTAATAGCATAATCACCGTTGCAGTTAGTGCATATGGTCCTTGTGGCACTAATGCCCCAATGTTCTTTGCGAGATCTGGGGCTGCATTTATGCATAGTTCTGGTTGCACATGGACTGATTATGGTGGCGGCGGATATACATTAACATGCTCAGGTGGAGTATGGACTATAAGCATAAGTTTATATAATGGATACGCTACAGCCACTGGATCAGGCGCCATAACATGTACAGGAGTAGGAGGACACCCAGTTGGGTCAATCGTAATAGCAGCATACCAGAATTACGGTCTACAGTTCTGTGGTAACTACACAGTGGTACTGAGTTAGGAGATATGATGAAATTCTTTACATCAATACATTGCAAGTCAAATGCCCACTGCACCCTCTGTAGAAATCTAGACGGTGGGAAAGTATGGCGTACGCAGTTGAGAAAAGTATTCGAAGACATAACTGAAGACAATTTTATATGCCCGCATGGTAAGAACTGGGGTGATTTAGGCGTTCAACAACCAGAAATTCAGAATAACATTTATTCTGACCAAGTAGCATATGATAAATTAGGAGATAGCTGGCAATTTATGTGTTGGTTATTACAACAAAATGAAGATACAGGAGAAATACCAATAGTCACACGGAATCCAAGATTTGATGAAATACTAGAATTGATTAATTCTAAAGGCAAGATAGAATTTACAGACCAAAAGGGCGCTAAAATTACTAATGCATATTGGTCAATTAAAAATCCACCAACTAAGATTGAATGGACACCAGGACGATATAAACGAATATGTTACCAATTCGATTCTAACATCGTGCCAAGACCACCTAGATGGGAATTAGTAGATTTTTATGAAAAATTTAAAGATTATGATTTCATTAGGCTAGGTAGAAATCTATCTTTAAAGAAATGTATTGAAATTGCGTCAACTTGTGATGCATTCGTTGGAGTATCAAGTGGTATGTCACATGTTATGCATAGCGTAGGAATACCTATGTTCTTAATAGCATATGATTTTGATATTAGACCATATCATGGCCAAAACAAATATGCTATATGCAAGGATTTAGTGGATTGTGAGAATAAACTTAAAAAATATTTAGATACTGGTATTTATGAATCTCAATATCATGAGATTGATCCACACGCCCCAAAGAATGTATCAAGTTGCGGCTGTCTCCCAGAAATTTGGAAACAACTTAAAGATTTAAATGGATCAATATCTGATGTCATCAAATTCATATCAGAACCAAGAGTTGATGATCTGAAATATTTAGAAAGGAAAGGAATATGTATGAAATGTTCAGCGGCAGATCATATTGGTGCTAGGTTATTTAGAAAGATTAATGATAAATATTACACTTGTGGTGCTTTGAGAACTGAAAACATTTTGCGAGACTCTAAAATTGATGGATGTGGTTGTATACTTAACATCAAATGGGTTGGTAAATCACAAAAATGTGTCAGAGGATACTGGTAATATCGGAGACAAAAATGCACCCACTACTTAAAACATTCCAAAAAGCAATTTACATAAATTTAGATCATAGAACAGATAGGAAAATTCATATTGGATCAGAATTAAAGAAAATCGGCCTAGACACAGAAAGATTCACGGCTTTAGAGCCAACAGAAAAATTAACATTCAGTTCAATAGGACATAGGGGATGCGTCCTTAGTCATAGGGCCATCATACAAAAAGCATTGGACGAGGAAATTAAAAACATATTAATAATAGAAGATGACTGTTGTTTTACTGATGATTTCAATATAACATCAGAATTGATAATGACAGACTTAGCTAATATCCAAAGATGGGATCTATTATTTTTCTACTACCAATCTTGTTGCGGTCGCAACAAAACCAAAGACGTAACTAGTAATCTAAAATATGTAGAAGGCACTCTTAAAACACACTGTTATGGCATCAATTATAAGTCTTATGGAAAAATGTTAGATATTATTGATTCCGATGTTGATGCGATAGATAGAATCTACATAAACGCCAGCACAGAATTAGATGTATTAGCATCAACCAAAGACATAGCCAAACAGATGTCTGGATATAGTGACACTGCTGAAGAGGTCGTTGATTATGACCAGACACAAAACAAAATCATATTGCCAAAAGAATTAAGTGATATTACCAAATAACTGAGTCTCTCCACCAACTTGGCAACATATTTTTAGCACGATTAAAAAATCTCCTGAAATCTTCATCTAGTACGTAAGTTACACCACTATCATTCTCGTGTCTAATAATTCTGCCGGTGGATTGGACCAATTTACAGGCAGTTCTCCAATCATAATATTCTTTTGAAACTTCCATTCGGGCCGAAATTTGTGGATCTCCTTTAGAAGGATAAGGTACTTTACAAATGATTTGAAATTTACCCAAATCATCTTTAAGGTCTAAACCCTCATGCATTGCAGGAGCTATTATTACAGTGTTGGTTGATGATTTATGTCTCTCAAGTAATGCATTTTTATCACCATCAAAATCCATATGGCGCTGATAAAGAAACCTAGAGCTAACGTCAATGGCACAATGCTCTAATAAGTATTGACAAATCTCGAAATTATGTGTATGGATAATTCCACGTTCATTGCCATGGAAACGACAAAGAGAATCGACATCTTTTGCCAACTTAGGTAGAGTTTTTGCTTTTTCATTGTAACTCATATACCCGCTAGGTCTAAAATTAATCGGACGATTCTCAACTGGGAAGAAACATGGAAGTTTTATCATTTTTGTGGTGTCTCTATCCATACCAAGAGCATCACACATTGCGGTCCTCGATAAGATCGTGGCACTCATTAATAAAACATGATCTGCCATGTTAAAAAGATATTTCTCAGCAAAATCGTCTACAAATATTGGCTTTAATGAAATCGTACGAGAAGCCTTAGATGATACTTCCTCCCATTGACAAATCCATCTACTCGGATCTGAATCAGTCATAATACCATACTTAATCTGGAGGGACATCCACTCATCCTCATCTTTTGGACGATCTTCGAATCTAGCTAGGTTAATTTGCTCACGAATAATCTCTTCTAGATTGATTTCTTCTAAATATTCGATATATTGTTCGACGGTTTCTAATTTAGGGAAATAGATACCCTTATTAATGAGAGATCTATCAGAAATTCTCAATTCAATAAATTTAAGAAGAACATCTTCTGACACATGACAATTAGAAACCAATGTTGACCCAGCAAAATAATTGTGATTATCGGCAATTTCTAAATCATATGTAATACTTTGTTTAAAGGGTTCGATTTTCACAATTGGTTGATAACTTACTGGTTTTGATCTAATATTCTCAATTGATACGTCATATAAATCCCAATCACCAAGTGGTAGTTTGTATCTCATAAAATCTGGCACGAATTGTGCTATTCGTTTGGCCAACTTTCTAGCACCATCTCTACCAATTGATATGTAATATAATTTGTGTTTTCTTTTCGAATAACTTAAGACCCTTGCGGGGAAACCAAGGCTACGTAACCAAGATTTAATTATGAAATTTTCGTGCTTAGTGTATCCCTCAGTGTGGAAATGAACAACACCATTACTTTGTGATCCATCGTCCATATACCAAATAGCCAATCCAAAATCATTAATTTGATTCAACCATTTAAGATTCGGGTGTTTTTTATTATTGATTAAGGTTGTTTTCACATATTCATATAAGTAACATTTGGTACTAAATCTACGAATAGTTTTCGTGAAGCCCGCATTTACCATTGTTTTGGGTGGTGTTCGTACATGTTCAGACATAATATTGTATTTCCAATCTAAATATCGAAATTGTTTAGGGCCATGCTGAAATTTAACTCTGGCACATGGCCCTTTGAATCTGTTTTTTTTAATTCTCTTAATAACATGAAGACTAGAATCTCCGAGTAAACTACCCAAAATAATTTGTTGTTGAAATTTATTGATTTCACATTTGTTGATGATTACCAAGTCGCCAGCATGCAAATTTCGAAGTTTAGTTAAACCAAACGGAGTATAAATTTTATGATCTAATGTAGCATAAAAAGCTCTGCTCCCAGCAACTATCTTATAGGTCATCTGATTATTGCGTTTTAAATATCGGACGATTGGTTTATATTCAATCACCCCTGTATTCTTATTAAAAGAAAGAACCTTACAATTAATTTTGTGGTTTACCAGCTTACCAATCTCGATACTCCCAATATCAGTAGTAATGTTAGTCAGTGGATGCATGCATTCGTCAATAATCAGTAGTTCTCTCTTATGGAAGTTCGGGACAATACTAGATTGGAACAAAAATGAATGGAAATTCATTAAGCATATCTGAGCATTCATGGCTTTATGAAGTTGGATAAAATAGGGGCAATTTTCTACGCATTCAAGTAATTTCGACTCACCACGACTTTTACATTCACCTCGATCACAACCAAAATGTTTCGCCTGTTTATTCTGATATTCTACGCGTTTTTCAGCAGTCAACTCCTTTTCTAACATCATGTCATAGAAGACACAAGGATACGCATTACGGCCCTTTAGATCTATCATTGGTACATGGCCACCAAGACATCTACCATTTTCACCAAAATCGGCTGTAATTTGATCTTGTAGAAATTTTTGTGGCGCTAGATAATAAGTATTTTTTGCGAATTGCGCCAAAGTATAACCTATGGCTGATTTGCCGCACCCAGTCGGACCTTCCAATAGAACGAAACGACTACCACTATTGAAGTATTCGAGAATTCTCTGAATTACTTCTTTTTGTCCTTGCCTATAATCAGGCAAGGGGAAATAGTCATCAATCAACGTGATGTCAGCATTCATAGGTCTAGTTTTCTCTCTCCTAATTCGTTGAACGACTCTGGTATGCTGGATTCTAATGTCTTAACTACCTTATGACTAGGTGCCCCCAGACTGGTAGGTGCCAAATTCGTTAACGCAATATTTGATACGAAGTCTATAGGTTGCACTTCAATCTGTTGAGCACTAAGGCGCAGAGCGTTTGATGTATAACTACAATCCCTAATGGTTATATAATTAGCAATGGCTCCAGCTATACCTTCTGCTAAGAGATTGCTCAATAATGGTTGACCAAATTCTCTAACCCAACAATGAAAAGATATGTTGTATCTATAATCATTATCAATTATGGCGCACTCGATAGTGAATCCATTGCGTCTACCTAGACAATATTCCACACGATTATCGTCATAATGCACTGGAATATTGTCTCTACCATTATTCTTGATTTCTATCACATTAACACGTATATTTTGAACACAATACTTCTCTACTAACAATGAATTGGTTAGCCTATTAACTTCAGCAACATCCATAGTATTTCACCCAAATGCGAATTATCATAACCGCTGATATCCACAACGGCTTACCTGGAAAGCTCCATGATTGCCTCTGGTCCATGGACACCATTAGTAATTATGCACGGACCAACGACATTCACACAGTCATCATTCTCGGAGATCTCTTCCATGATCGTGTAAACCTAAACATCGAGACAGCTAGTCTCGTTTATGACAAAATCAAAGAATATCACACAAAACATGGTCAAAAATGGATAGTATTTCCTGGTAATCATGACATGTTCTTGAAAAATTCTTGGGGTATTAATACATTACATATTTTTGGTGATTTCATGCAAATCTTCGAAGGAACTGGCCAATTTGAAATTGGTAAACAAGTATTCAAAGTAATACCTTTCATACATTATGAGTCCGAATATATGAAGATATTATCTAAAATCAATGAGGAATCAAGTTCCGATGATATACTCCTTACCCATGTCGGAGTTCACGGTGCAACACTCAACGAGTGTTTCTTGGTCAAGAATTGGAATACAATTACATTTGATGATGTTAAATTCAAAAGAATTTACACAGGTCATTTCCATTGTCATCAACAAGTTGGGGACAAAACATGGTATCCAGGTAGTCCAATACCATTCAGATTCGACGAAGGTGTTGTGGACCATGGCTTTCTAGTCTATGATATCGAAAATGAAACACATGAATTCATTAATATATTCGAATTGTCTAATGAAAAAGATAGACCACCGAAATTCCTAATGATTGTAGATGACGACATACCGAAATACGCATCATTCCTAGATAAGAATCATGTTAGAATAATCTTAAGTAAAGATTACACCCACAATGAAATGATTACTTTAAAAGATGCACTCAAGAAACGTGGTGCATTAAGTGTAGATTGGATGCTACCAAAGAAAGAAATTCAAGAAATCACAACATCACAACTTAAACTATCTGAAATCAATACACCAGAAAATTTATTCTCCTCTTGGTTGGAGACAGATAAACCGGATCTAGATAAAAATGTGTTGTTAGCCGCGTTCAAACAGATCGCACAAGAGGCCGAAGAACGATATGTTGTTGAGGAAGATCAAGAATAATGCTTAATCTCAAAACACTCACAATAAGAAATTTCAGATCATATGGTGATTATGACACAGTGGTCAATTTATATGGCCTAGGTCCAGTCTTTATCATGGGCTTAATCGAGGGGACCAACCTTTCCTGTGGGGCGGGCAAAAGTTCGATTGCTGACGCAATAACCTGGGTATTATTTGGTAGATTACCAAGTAAGGACAAACCTGCCGACAATGTTATAAATCATTTCACAGGTTGTAATTGTGTTGTTAAAATTGAGACTATCGAAGGATATACTATAACTAGAACAAGAGGAGTAAATGGACACAATGACCTATTCATTCACCACCCAAATGGGACTGACGTTTCTGACTCTACAAATCAAAATGCACAACAACATCTCAATAAGTTATTTGGGTTAGATTATGAAATATTTTCAGCAAGCGTGTTTTTTGCGCAGTTTGGTAAACCATTTCTTGAATTACCAGACACTAAAAGAAAGAAAATGCTAGAACGATTATTGGGATTAACCAAATTTGACTTTTATGCAGAAGTTGCGAAGGAGAAATGTCAAACAGTAGAGTTAGATCAGACCAAATATGTGACCGAGACGGCTTCCTACGAGCAAGAAGTATTGCGATTAAGTAAAACAATTGAAAGCAACAACGATGAACAATCGAATTTTGAAAAAACAAGAAAAAATAGAATTACTAAATATCATGATGATATATTGTTGATTGACAAACAATTTGAGACGAAGATTAAATCGACACAGGAATTAATCACCATCATAAGAAAAGAATTATCCGAAATTAGAACTTATGATTTAGTCAAACTAGAAAAAGATTGGGATGAATATCAACAACGAATTGACACCATTAATCAAGAAGCCGAAAACTTACAATCGACGGAAAAAGAAATTACTGGGTTAGAAACTAAAAAGACAATACTTGAATCACAAATCAATGGACAGGAAGAGACACACGCAGAAATTGATTCAGTCGAAATACAAATCAAAGAAACCACCAAACGATTGAACGAAATTATACCATATAACCTAGACAATATACGGAAAACATGGGCAATCATAGAAGAGATAGACACTAATATAACAACTTTGCGAGACGAAATTATAGAAGTCAACAATGAATTAATAAGATTAAAATCAAACACGGAACAAATCACAAATGAGATAGAACATCTAGAAAAACAAAAAGGAACTATATGCCCCACATGTAAGCAACCGATCCAGGGGGAGCATGTCCATTCATTAGAAAATCCATTACAAGAAAAACTAAACGTATTAAAAACCAACGTCGCATCAAAACAAAGTGAATTGTCACAATGCATTAATATGAGAGATGGGTTATTAGCAAAAAGAATCGAACCTGAAGTTACCGTAGACGAAGCTGAACTATCTGAGAAAATACGAAGACAAAACACCGAATCGTTAGGAAAACTAGCTAATAGGAAACAAGAACTTCTTTCTAAAATCAACATAATAATGACCGAGGAACAAAACAGGAAAGATAAGATTAAAGAGTTAGACCAAGAAATAATTGAACAACGTCAAGAGCTAACATCAAAGAGTAAGAAATTAATAATAAAGAAAGAACATACGCACGCTACTAAACCAGCCATTACTATGTCAGAAGCTCAACTTACCAAAAAACAATATGACGCGAAGCAGAAACAAATAGAAATACATGAGTCATCAATTGGCGATCTACAACAACAACGACAACAAATTAAAGAAAATATTCGCGATAGCATTGTAGAAATAGAAAACGAAGTTAATCCATATACTAAAATCATCGATGGTCTAAACACAGAATTAGAAGAAGTCAAGAATAAGAGACTGATAGCTCAAAAAAGGGTTGAACAATATAATATTCTATTAAAACATTTTGACTATATTCGTTCAGCATATTCGGACAGACGAAAAATCAAAGCCCACACTCTCACCAAAATGATACCATATTTCAATGAAAGAATTAGATATTATTTAAATGCAATGGGATGCAATTTTCCTATTGAATTTAATTCATTTTTACAGATTAAATGTTCTTTGTGGCCTTATGAATTATGGTCTGGCGGAGAAAGAAGAAAAATTGACTTAGCAATCATGTTCGCGCAACATGACTTATATGTGTCAATACATGACCAACAATGCAACGTCATGGTGTTTGACGAAGTTGACGGTAGGCTTGACGGTAGTGTGCAAGAATTTGTAAATTTATTATTCAAAGAATTTGTAGACTCAAATCAACAGAGAACTATTCTAGTAATCTCACACCGAGAAGAAATGAGAGATGCATTCCCTACTAAGATTCTAGTTAAGAAGACCGGACCTAAACCAGAAGATTTATCTTATGTCGAAGAAGTAAGATGAGGATATACTGGACACCCACAACCTGGATTTGTCATCATGTCACCACAACACCTAGGGACTCCATCTTTATCAGTCATAATAGAAACTGTCATGTCACAAATAGGACAATAAGATATCTGCTCCTCCCCTAATGAAGGTAGAGTATCAAAAATGTTTTGGAAAATCTTCATGCATTCATTGATTCTATCATCAAGAATTGAGCTTTTTTTGACATGTCCACAACAAAGAATTGGGTCATCTCTTTGGAACCCGATGACCTGTTGTTTTTTCTTACACTTGCGACAATAGATGTGATTCATGTGTGTCTCCTAATCTAGATCGTATCACAAGGTGCAGAATGTCAAAGTTGGTTATCATATATTTTATTTAGAATCTTTAATAGAAAATTCAATCAAATAAAATTCATGTAAATTCAAACACATGGTGTCATGAATATATATCTCATCTCTACCAATATTTTGTTGTATAAACTTCAAAGATGGATCTGATACATTGTTAATTTCAATAGAAGTTCCATTGGTATGATGCATGATTAGATTATAGAGTCTAACCATTTCTATCTTAGGCTGCTTTTTCTTTAGCCATTTTAGAATCTTCATTTCAAATTTATCTATGGAGGCAACTTTTATGACGAACATTATAAGTTTGATACTTTTAATTATTATGTTGATATGGATTCTATATATTTTAAGAAGTGGAAGAGATTATGATATTGGCTTGAAAACTAGGTTACATCGCGCCTGGAGAAGAATAGTATTTTGGGGTGGTGATATTAGAAGAATTAGCCACTTCCCATGGATAACATGGGATACCTCAGAACGTCTAATTTCAGCAGAAGAAGCATTAACTATAATGAAGTTAATTAAAGCAGGTGATATTGGCATACATCGAGAAAAAGGGTTCCTCTCTAATTTGGCAATACCTGGATTTATGATACACGCTTGGATTCATATTAATGAATCTGAGGATCTGTCTAGGCTAGAGATTGTTGAGGCCATAAGCGAAGGAGTGAAAAAGAGATCAGCACTTTACCCCATATACAGCGACTACTGTATTATCTTGAGGCCAAAGAATGTAACCAAAGAAGATATTAATCAAGCCTGTGCAAAAGCATTAAAAATAGTTGTTGTAATTATGATGTTGACTTCAAATTTGACATTGAAGAAGAAATCAAGATTTTTGGAGAAAAAGACATAGAGTCTCAGAAAGAACGCGAAATTCTTAGCACCAATCTTAAAGCAGAATGGGATGGTGGTTTCAGTTGCACTGAGACAGTATCTTTCTCTTGGTGGCATAAACGAAAAGAATTGCAGTTATTCCGCCAAAAAGCACGAGGCAAACAAGTTATATTAGCAGATTCAATGATTAATCCACAATTTGACATTATTTGGATATCTAAATCAGTTACGCCAGAAGTTGCAGCTAAATTTGGATTGGGTGAAATGGGTATAGAAATGATTAAAGATTGGTGTTCCAAACACAGCATCTAGACGCTTCTAATCCAGCTTTTGTACTTGTGGTGGTTATTTTTGAGATAATTCGGAAAGTATCCGGATATATTAGTTATCTCAAGAGGTTCTTGATGTGCTCCAAATAAATCTCGTAATTCAGAAATACGTTTTTCTATATTAGCGTGAATTTGAGATGTATCATGTTCAGCGTGAGCAAAAGCACCCAATTTTTCATGAATTTGTTGAACATTCATCATGTAAGCAAAATGCCAACCACCAGGATTGACTCTCTGAAAAGAATATCTGTCATTTCTAACTTTCTGACATCCAATGTGTTGATATTGAAAATAATATAATGCCGTCGTACCAACCCAATTTTCTGTGGCACAGACAGTATTGGCATAATACATTGAATAAATCTGATGATAACCGCCATGTTTATTCATCTTTACCGCTTCTGGGTCTGGGATTTCATCAACATCAGACATGAATACTAGGTCGTTGGTCTTGCAACCACGAAGTCCACGTATGATTGCTTCTCGTTGGAAGTATTCACGTGGCCAACGATTTGATCCTGAGTCGGGTGTGTCAGAGATGACTACATGCTTTATTTTGTCTTTCCACGGGGCAAAGCGTTCTTTATTGTCGGCAAAATAGAGTGGTTTGGGTCTACCTGAAAATTCGACGGTGCTTTCTACGATCACAAATTGGTCCATTACTTGATCTAGGACATTTAATCGGAATTCTAATAAGTCTAACTCGGTATTGAGAAGGAAAGCATCTATGCGCATGTTTACCTCAAATCATCTAGGTGGATGGCAAGAACATCCCACTGATCTCCAGCATCAGAACCAGGATAAATTGGCTCAATATGATACCCATATTCATTGAGTAACGACAAAAGTTCCTGTCTACTCGTTCCAGTCCGTTTTAGCGCAGCGTCGTTTACTTCAATACACATAGTTGGTTTATTCTTCTTGATAGTTTCATACCCACCATGGAGTATCTTGATTTCTTCACCTTCAGCGTCAATTTTAATATACCCGATGTTCGATAGGTTAAATGAATCAAGTGGTCTAACTTGTACTGTTAAACAATCAGGTGATGGTTCATCAGCTAGGTATGACGCCCCGCAATTTGGGTATATTCTGGTCCAGTATCGCTCTCTGAACCTATCGCCGAGAGCGATATTAATTTTAATTGCCTTAGGACAATTATAACTTAAACAAGAAAAAGCCGATGGGTTAGGTTCAAATGAGATGACACATGGTGAATGTTTAAGGTAAGCGAACGTGTGTGACCCAACAAAGGCACCTATGTCGATTACTGCTTTGCTTGAGATAATATACGGAACGATTCTACTTAACATTCCTTGATCGTAATCAAGACGTTTGGTTTGATATATCCATGAACAGGGGCCAGAATCACCACGGATTATGGCAATATTGCAGTCTGGTAGGATCTCTGTTTGTGTGCCATTGAATT